GGGCTGAGGCGATTACCGACGTAACAAGTGAGTCGCGATAAGTCCTGCCGCGGTACCGAGTAATCCGGGTAAAACCTTCTTAGCTACGTAGTCTTTACGGATAAAGCTCTCATCTAAAGCTTTGGTTCCAAAACCACCTTCAGGTTTAAGCTTTACCTGTGCGTTTGCGGTAGGACGTAAAATTCTACCTCTAGCTGCCTCAAATTGACGCTTATTAGCGGCGTCCATAGCGGGAGCATCAATCCACGCTAAAGACGGAGATGAGTAACGGGATTCCGTATCAGGTCTTCGTATGTGTACTAGCGCGTCAAACTGTTCGGGATCCTCCTGTAATAGTAGGCGATGGCCTTCAGCGACGCTTCCCTCAGGTACCTTACCTCCCATATCTAAAGAAACATCTCCCAAGTAATGGCGCATCCCTAGCTGTTTAGCCAAGGTCGAAGAAAGCTCGCTCTTACCCGCCCTAGGAATGCCTCCAACCGCTATACGCGCTTTCTGTGGATCTAAGTGCCGTAACAAAGGAGCAATCTTAGCGGCATCCTGAATTGCCTGTGGATGTACGGGAGCATTTGGGGCTGTCATTGTCCCAAAGACCTCATTACGCAAATCAGCGTCCACTAGCATCTGAAACGCGATTCCGCCTATGCCGCCAAGCGCGCCTCCTAACCCGTAGTGCCATAAAGCGGCAGTTTTCCCGGTGGCGTAGAACATGGTTTCCTAGTTTAGGCTAAAAATGAGCTGGGCGTACTTGCCATTGCTCTTCTCAGATACTTATACCACTGAGATAATTGTTTGCGCGAACCGGGAATCGAACCCGGACGACCATAAGTCAGCGGATTTTAAGTCCGCTGCGTCTACCATTTTCGCCATTCGCGCAGATACGACTGGGGCACGTGGATTTGAACCACGATATTCAGAGTCAAAGTCTGACGTCCTACCATTGAACGATGCCCCAACATCGGAACGGGGGGACTCGAACCCCCACGGTGTTTCCACCACCAGATTCTAAGCCTGGCTCGGCTACCACTTACGACACGTTCCGTCTAAAAGAACGAAGCACCGGACCCTAGAGGGGTAGAGTCCGGTGCGTCGTTAGTGTGGCGATGCCGGAGGGAGAGACATCGCCACACCTTACACTCCTATCCCAGGCTTCAGGATAGTTACAATTTGCTTGGTGTGCTTATCATATACTACCCAAGCAGGGATGTCGTGAACAGGATATTCGAACACTGTTACCCTGTTCGACTCCCGACAGATAAACTTAGCTTGACCTTTCTGGATGGCCTGGACAATTTCCCGCAGGGTCTCATTCCCTACGTGAACTCCAAGCCTTTCATAGGCGCGCCGCTTAGCGTGTGTACGCTCGGCGATTGCCTTATATGATTTCTTCGATTTCTGCATACATCACCGACGCCTACTAGATTTGCGCGGCCAAAGCTGTTGTAGCACAAGCTCCAAAGCGCCCAATACTACGGGAGACGATGCTATACGCATTACTTGCGATACAATGTCATCCTCCGCATCTTTACGCTTTGAAATCGAAGTCTTTTTTGTTTTTTTCTTTTTCATCTTTTTCGGCGTTGTTTCCGTTTCCGCTTCCATTTCTCCGCCTCCTTTATTCGTATGACAAAAAAGAAAATCGCTGCCCGTACAAGCGCAGCGACTTTCAATCCCTGATACGATTTTCTTTACTGCGGAAACAGCTCTGCCTTGTGGGATGCGATGTAATAGAATACGGGCGCTCCCTTTTGAGGAGCTACCTTCTTCTCTTTCTTCTCAACCTTACCGGCAGCGGCGCACGACAGAGACTTGCAGATCTCCGTCGCCAGACGTGCCTTTCGGCACACACGACAAACCGTATAGACCTGCATATATACCTCCGTTTAGGGCTTATTAGCTAATACCCCGATTTTACCCTTTTCTAATGAAAAAAGCCCCCACCTACCCGGAGGTAGATGAGGGCTGCCCGACCTGCCCAAATCGAGGAAAATTAGCTGGCGTGTACGTTCAGCAGAGCCACAAAGGACAGCGTACCGTTGGGGACCGAAGTAGCCGTCCAGGCATCCGTAGCTGGGTCAACGGTAACCGCCTCAAGAACGCCACCTACGAACATCAGCCCCGTGCTATTGGCGACATTGTACCCGACGCCAATCTTATCGCCGGTACCCACCGATACCGCAGCGGCATTTGCCCCAACCGCGGCCTTCGTAATCGACGTAACGGTCTTAAAGACCTTGGTCCCATAGACCGTCGAACCAGCCGACGGGGTGATAACTTCCGTCTGAGCCGCATCAAATTGATTCGTGCCCACAATGGTCAGCGCCCCGCCGTCATAGCTTGAAGCCGCAACAGCGCTCAGATTACGTGGCGTAACCGGATTCGTGATAGGGCCGGGAAACAGGTTAGCTACTGCATTTCCGGCCACTGCGGCGTGGACCGCCGTAGCTGACTTAGCGGCAGGAACAACCGCAGGAATCAGAATCGCCTGCGGAACACCGCTCAGAATCTCGAGCTCATCAGATACGAGCGGGTCTTGCGCCAAAACCCAGGACAGGACTCCCTTGGCCTTCATCGTCTCTAGTTGCGGGGTAGAGCTGGCAAGCTGTCCGCCGGTTAGCCTGACAGTGGCCCCTGCCACGGGAACCGTAAAAGACGCGCCGTACCCATCAGCATTGCCGACTACAAGGTCATAACCCGCGGTATTGGTGAAGGTAACTAGAGGCATGGCCACTCCTAAGAAAGGTTTATAGAAGACGTGCGTAGTATAGGTCACACAACCAAAAAGCAAGATACCGAATTATACGCCATCCGCTAAATCTTTGGAGAGCGCAGTCCGTAATCGCGGCAAACAGTGCTTCAAAAACAGTCTAGCCTGCTCTGAATACTTCGTCATGTAGAGCTCGCTAGTATCAGGTAGCTCCGTATCTTGAGACCACTCCCAAAAACGATGCTCATTGAATAGACTATCATACGATTCCAGCCGGTCCCACTCAACCCGAGCCTCGTATTTAGATAGTTGATCTACCCTACGCATACCGATAATCATATCCCGGATGACGTGTAACGTGCTCACCGAGTCATACTCTCGCTGGGGCGCTATCTTTCGAAGAATATAGTCATCGCTACACTCCAAAAGAAAGTGACGAAAAGTCATCTCCTTTGGAAGGCCTCGCGTATTCCAACGATAACTCCAATCACCGTAATCACTTAAGGCTGAAAAACAGCCAGCCTCGTCCAAGAAAAATATCGCCCAACCTTCCCCCTTGACACTGGGAAACGAATACCGCCAAACCTTAACATCTGAGGCCATAGATTACTCCGAAAACTATAAGCTAACTTCGTACATCCGGTTAATAGCTTCTGCTACGTTTTCAGGCCCCTTGTAGTGCGGCTCAATCCACGTACGACGCCGAAATTGACGGCCCTCGCCGTACGCCTGATTCCGCCAATGTCCTCGAACAACGAACCGTTGAGATACGCGCCACTTCATTTGATTGCCCTGACTCTCAGTTAGGGCCGTACGTAATTTACCGTCCAACTTTACAGTACGACCTACCTCGTAAAGCGGTCGATTGGAATGCACGAGCTCAACCGGCGCCGGAGCGGCGCCCTTTTTAGCTCGAGGTACGGTCGGTAGAGGACCGTATGATTCGATGTAACTCATCACATTCGCCAGCATGGTTCGAATTCGTAGGGGTAGATGCTTTTCATCTTCATCCAAAGGACGAACTCCGCTCCCTGGAATAGTTTTATCTATTTGCTCTGATTCTTGTGCGAGTTCTCTTCGCGTCATCCCAATGAGCCACTGCGTAAAAATAGGCGCATCTTTAAGGAGCGTAGCGCGATAGAGCTTCCAACGTAGTTCAGTGATACGAAAATCCGCGGTAAATCGGATAGTCGGAACTTTGTAGACCATCAATCTACTACTCTCCCCAAATGCGTCGGACTTGGGGAAAGACAATGTGAAAACATCGAACGGCAGGTACAGAGGTTCGTCTGTTGGGTCGCCAAAATCCGTGAGTACGACCGCGTTAAAGAAATCAGAAGTAAGCGAAAAATGCGGACAACCTATTTGTGCCCACTGAAACAGAGCGCCATAAAAGGGAATAGTTTCAGTGGCTGCCCCAGGAATCTCGCCCATGAGGGGTTGCACAGCCCTCAAACACCAGGACATGACCTCCTCTATCGACGTATGCGCTCCGTGCCGGTTAAGCACCTCCAAAGCAGCCTCTTTAAGACCTTCGCCCCGCGCCCCTGGCTCAAATGGAGCAATGGATTTGAGAACAGTAAGAGTATCTTCAGATTTCAAAATCATATCGCTCAATTGTCGTACCAAAATACCATTCGAACTCTGTCTGGATCTTTCAGTGGAGCTACATCTGAAAGTTTACTCAGAAGCCTCGGAAAGTCTTCGTAGATAGCGTAGACATCTGCTTCTGGATAACCTGCTTCATAGCAGGGAAATCGCCGAAGCTCCGTTAAAGTATACCACCCGTGATTGTGGTAATCCAAGCTATCGGAATAATGCCTTATGAGAGGAGAAACATCTGCGGGAAGGCCCCGCTGAATTTTTGTAACGGAAGGTACGATATCCTTACCCCGTACACCGGACAACAGGCCAAAGAGATAATAATTACGATCTAACCGGTAAAGATTGTGCAAGAGTACGCTTCCCTGTGCGCACTTATCTCGGCATGGAACGAGGCATTCTTGATACGCCGTGGAGTCAAACCAACATTTGTTCGTGCCTGGCTCGTGCTCTTCTAGCGTATGCTTACAATTACCGCATATCCTTATTGGATCTACCGAAGTACCCAAACAGGTATAACAAATCCGGTGCTGCCCCGGAACCAATCCCCACCTTTTATGATTACCCAACGTTTCCACGTATACGTGTATGTCGGTACCCACAGCTAATCCTTAAATAAAAAAGGCGGGCCCCAATAAAAGATAGAGCCCGCCCTTAGAACAGTGAGTAACTTATAGCCCTACCGCCGTTTCAAGCGCTTTCACCAGCACAAGTACATCCATATACTGCTTGACCGAAATTCCCGAAGGAAAGAATACTTTCAAACACCCTTCAATTTTCTCAAATTTGGTTGCTTGCTCCATAAACTGCGCAGGAGGTTCCTGAGCCGGCTTATCACCTGCAGGAGCTTTTTTGCGCGGTTTACCGGGAAACTTCTCTCGATAGGCTTTGACTCCAGATAGGGATACAAGCCTAAGTCCATCACTACTGGTCTTAGCCGGTACCTTACCCTCACGCGCCCACGCATGAATTCGTCCCCACGTGATACCTAATTGGTTGGCGACGTCATAAACGGGCAAAAAATCATTTGCTGCCATATTATCCCTTCTTTATGCGGGCCAACGCTCTTAGCTTACTGACCAATATGAGTCGCGTATTAGGCATTTGGCGCATGTGGTTCTTTTGTTTTCGCCAAAAAGAACGAACAAAAACCGTCTTGTCTGGATCAACCGGAGCGGCGGCTCCGTGATGCTTCCACAATTGTACTTTTTCCTCTACGCGCGCTTCAGCGCACGAGGCGCAGTCACAATTGCGTCCGTGGGGTTTCTCTTTCTTCGCTGACGCAGGCAATCCCGCTAACTTCGCTATCTCCTGCTCTAGCTCCTGCCCTATCTCCTCCACCGCCTTCTTCGTCATCTCCGCTATCGCCTTTTGCCTCATGTGTGTCCCCTCTTTTGACACCGAAAAAAAGCCCTCGATTACGAGGGCTTCTTTATTCACATCTCCAACAGCGGCGCGTCCAACTCTCGCGGGAAACGTACCGCAAGAGCCTTCCCATCGAGCCAGCGACTCCACTGAACTCGGAAAGGGTTATACGAAGAGTGCGAATCAAATCGCGCTCTCACCACTATTCCACAGAGCTCTCCCCAGGTTGCCCGTCTTGCGACGAGCTGAGGACAGCGTAAATCCTTTTGGAGCATCAGCTCCAAGTATTCCGGAACCAGCGTATCCACCGCGAAGTTCGTGCTTACGACGAACTGCTCAAACACGACAGCCATAATCCCCTCCTAAGATGGTGTCAGATCCATATTCTGATACCCTAAAAGACGGGCTTCTTTAGAAGCAAAAAAGAGAGTCCAGTACGAATGTTTTCCCTTTGGGGAAAACGCTGTCTCTCCTCGCGTTTCTTTGCGGGGTACGTCCTCAGATCTCCGAACTCATTTCAAGTGAAGAGTCGAGGTCCTTGGGGCCGCGCCCGATAATCCACGCCGGTGCCTGTGCACGTTTTCAAAGGGACGTGCTGGTCGTTCAACCCTTGAGCGTCGAAGAGGGGTTTCTTCGCTCAAATACTTATACCAAACTACGCGGTAAAATGACGAAGCTCACCGCGTAGAGTGATTTGCTCATCAAGCGACTTCCAACCCTGCTTCAAGAGGGTGTTGGAATACACGGGGCTATCCACGCAAGAGATAGTCACGTGATGAAGCTGCGGCCACAGTCTGTCGTATGGCGCAGGAAGGTCAACCTTAACCGCTTGCCCTTTATCGTCGGAAGCCTCTCCGACGACCGAAAAGGTTACCGTCGCTCCAAGATGTGGCTCAAAGAGCTTGAGCGCTTCTTCCGACGGCTTGAACACCAACGTTACATGATGCCCAAACACCTTAGGGTGGAGGGGTGGAAAACTAGCCAACAACTTATTCTTAGACTCCCCGTCCAAGAAAATAGCGGTGTAGATTACTTTCATTTTTTGGGTTCCTTTTTCTCCTTCAATGGGAGAAGTTTGTTAAGCGCCTCTTGACGCCGTTTACAGGGGCCGCAAGGTTTAATGCCAACTGCGGACGTTACCTTCGCAACCACATCACCAAGTCCACGGACTGGTGTGGGCGTACTTGCTTTATTCTTATCGTCCGATGCCATAAATCCCCCGGTAGATCTTATACCTACTCTACCCTCATTTTTACCTATACTCGCGGCATGATAAGACTCGTATTTACAAACCTAGACGGATTGCGCCACGAAGTCTCAAACTCTGACGGGCTTGGGCGCGCCTTCGTGGTTCCTGTCACGGGCGGAGTTGTTCAACTGACCGAGGACCAATACGAGCGCGCTAAGGCGCAACTCGCGGTGCATACTTCCCGAGGCGTCCTAACTTTCACCGCGCAATCTAGTAGTGAAGCCTGGAAAGCCCGATGTGCGTCAACGGGACCGCTTTCTTTAAGCGGCTTGAGCGCAATCGACGGAGTTACGCCGGTAGCTAACGATATCGTCCTGGTAAAAAACCAAGCCGACGCCAAAGAGAACGGCTTATATGTAGCCGCGTCTGGTACTTGGTCCCGGCTCCTAGATATTGAAAATCAGTCAGTACTAGCGCCTGGAATGCTAGTTACCGTCCTCACCGGTACAGCGAACGGCGACTTAGTCTACATTCTTTCATCTGATGCGGTGGAATTGGGTGTCAACGATATCAACTTCTCACCGCTCAACATCACATCGCTCTCGGCAGTCGGAGGTCTAACTAAAACGACAGCCGCGATGACGTTGTACGTCGCAACAACGGGCCTCGATACCAACGATGGCCTAACCCTCGGAACACCATTAAAGACGATATCAGCGGCTCTTCGAAAGATACCCTTCTATGTGCAACCGGGGCATCCCGTTACGATTAACGTCGCTGCGGGTACCTATGACGAAGCAATCACTTCTCCAGCGTTCGTATTGCAGGACAACATCACGGTAGCTGGCGCACCGATGGTCTTAACTGCTCCGGCCGCAGGCATCTCATCCGGGACGTTTGATGTTTCCTTTGGAACACAAGCTTTCCCGCACAGAGCCGTAGTCACGGGCGCGGGATGGACGGCGGGCGGCTTAACGGGGGGATATTTCGTCGAAGTCCTTGATGGGCCGGGCATCGGTCAGTTGTTTCCAGTTGTGAATAACGGTACCGATACCATCGATGTAGGATTTCCCTGCAATACCGGAACAACGTACAACCTCCAAGGGCATACGTTTCAACTGGTAAAGCCTTCTACGATTTTCACGCAGACGACCAGTACCAACCCACTGGTTATGTTGGAATCACCGGTCAACGGACAAGCCGTAACTACTAGTACAATTCAAACTAGTTCTTACCTAAATTTCTCTCGGATCGCCTTCCAAAGAACCACCGCATATCCCACTCAATACTGTCTCCGTGCAGCTTCGGGTGCGTACGTCGCAACTTATAACTGCTCATTTTTAGATGCGGGCTCCGGAGGTACTTCGCTTGTTCAACTCGTCGGAGCTTCTAGCGTAGGCCGATTTGAAAACTGTTTGTATTGGCGCAGCGCTCTACGTACAAATACGATTCATGTATCCACAGGAACTGGCGCACAATTAACCCTCAGCCGCTGTGGATTTTATGGTGGGTTATATGGTGTAAGTATGTCCTCGGGCCCCTGTACCATAAGTTTCAGCGGATTTTTCTATGGACAGGATATCGGGTTCGCTATTCCAAACAGTACGCGCGCATTTTTAAATAACATAGGTATCGATAACGCATACGGCGGAGGACACGTAGTAGAGGCTGGAAGTTTAACGCTCACCAACTGTACAATTAAAAACTGTACAACTTGCGGTATTTCAGTAGGAATTGTGAGCAGTACTTACGCGACTGCGGGTTCTTGGAGTGGATACTTCACGCTAACAAACAGCACCATCGACACCTGCGTCCGAGGCATAATTCTCGGTGCCAATACAAGCTGTAATATCACCGGAACTTCGTCCATCAATAACTGTACGGTGGCTGGCGTAAACATGGCTCCGACGCTTCGATCCGCCCATAATGTTTGCGTAGTTGCTCCAACAATAAGTATGACCGGAAACACCGCTGACTTTTTAGTCGACGGCGCGACACCGGTCACGCTAGCGTTCCTGCGTGCTCAAAGTCCTAAAGCTGTAATCGATAGTAATTACTTCAACCGACTTGTTGAGGTCTAAGGACTGATACGCATGAGTGTCTACGCCTACAAAGGGAGAGTCTTCACACTTACAGAGAGTCTGTTCTGGATAGCCTTTCTCTGTTTTCCGACGGGACTGGGGCTTGGTGCACTTTTCACCAAGCAAGACCCTCCCGTCCCCTTTATCGGCTGGGCGATTATAGGTATCGTTATCCTGTGTTTGTACGGCGGAGCAGGAGCGTTTCTCTATTTAAAGTGGAAGAGACAAAAGAATTTACGACTGTACATCTCTCCTCCAGGATTAGCTGTCGGTTGGGATAACGACCGATACTGTGTAAGCGGAGAAGCGGTTAGTCTCGTTCTCGCGAATTGCTTAATCAAAATGCGTGAAGCGTATCCCTGTGCCGAAGAGGCACTTCGCGGGTGCATCATCTGGTTCCGTGAGCCTGTATGGGCACAGCAGACGCCGAGTCTCTTGGCGCGGAAAGTTGCCGGAGTCCAAGACGGACAACTCATCGTCGTCGGATGGCGCGAAGACCTCACTAAAACAGCCTTGGAACACGAGCTCGCTCACCGTATCATTCAAGTCTGCGGAGGAGACCCTCCCGAAGACATTGCCCACGCAAAGATGTCGAACGTAGGAATAAAATGAATCCGACAATGACAAATCCGAACGCCTGGGAAGAAGTCACCCCAGACCTAAAAATCGGATTGAACGAGCGGTCAACAAAGAACTACCTCGCGGCGGTCAAACAATTTGAAGTAGAAACAAATCCTCGGTACGCGCGAGGACATGCGAAACCTGGAATCGGTAAAGAGACGTACTGTAACATCTTCCTCTGGGACGTTACCGTCGCTATGAACTGCGAAGTAGCGCACTGGATAGACCCTGCTACTGGCGTCGAAGTTCCAAAGGGTAAAGGAATCGAGCTATCGGCAAATGGGGTCTGTGACTGGTTCTCCACGCATTCGCTTACGTTCGGCTGGATGAAATGCGGTAAGACTAAAGCGATGGAGCGCGCATCAGTAGGATTCCCCGCGGTCGTCCTATGGAAGAATCCTGGCGGAATCGGCCATGTCGCGATTGTACTACCCGGAACCGACTTTTGTCACATCGCTCAGGCGGGTACCGTAAATTTCTTTGACCAGCCGCTAGACAAAGGTTTTGGTAGCGCACGACCTCTCGTTTTCTACACCCACGATTGACCCGGTAAAGCTCTATGCCCGTTAATCTCGTTACTCCGACACGGACTTGGTATTCGTACGCTAACGTGCCGTTTACGCCAGCGAGCTCCACAGAAGTGCAGCAGTGGGTGCTCTGGCTCTGGAAGGAGCTCCTCATCGGGAACTACACCGGCAAAGGCGGAACCGAAGGACCTGAGGGCCCTAGACCGGCGACCAGCTATTGGACTGTGCTTCGTTCATCTGATGGGGCGGGTAACGTCGCTTCGTCGGACCTTTGGGTGGCTCGAACAAATGTCATTCGCGCTACAGCGGGTTCCAACCATTCTTGGATTGTCTTGAAGAGCCCTGTCACGGGGCCCAACGGAGCTTTGGGTTTCGGTCAAGGGCCGATGTACATGTGTATTGATAACTCAGCTAACGCCGACGCTAGAGCTAGAATTTTCTACGCGAGAAATGATTTCAGTGCCGGTGGTACAGCGACTGCGAGGCCGACTTCGACGACGGAATTTGAAGGGGCTTATTTTTATACAACAAACACTGCGCCGAATATTTGGACAAATGCCTCATACGGAACTGTTCGATATGTGAGTATCGCGGTAGACGCCAACGGGCAGTTTTACTTTTACATGGCACGGGGCGGAACCAACAGTATTGAATCACTAAGTTGTTGTGTCGAGAACATCAATACAGATGATCGAGACTTGTATCGCCAGTGGGCATCTACCTGTCACTTCGGAAATCATCTCGCGGTAGGTCAGAGAACTTGGACAGGAGGAGTACGCCCATTCTTCCAAGAGCCCACCTATCCTGAGTTAGGTAGTACCAGTGGCGGTCTAATTCGATATCATTTCGGAGCATGTTTTTGGAACTCGCAGAATAATACACAGGCGGTAGGCGGCGCAGTGAACGGGCTCGGTAACTACGGCTACGGTATGAACGCTACGACTGGAGCCACCGGAAACGGCCAAAACATGGACATGTTCGGTGCGCCGCTTACGGCCGATGTTGATGCGTACTATCTAGCTCTACCTATGTATGTAATTGACTACGGTACAGGTAGGTACTCACAACAGGGAGGTTATAACTCCTCTGGAAATACGCCGCAGTGGCGCGGACAAATTCCAGACGCATGGTATATAGCCACCAGCGCTCCGACAGGCGCATCATTTCCTAGTGCCGCAGCACAAACTCACGTGGTCTCTGCCACCAGTGGTGGGTGGAACCCAAAAACCATCACCCCCATGTCCGTCCAGCTTATCCTCTAGAATAGAACAACCCTATGCCCGTCAATCTCGTTACTCCGACACGTACCTGGTATTCCTACGCCAATGTGCCGTTTACTCCTGCGACGTCTACTGACGTACAGCAATGGATGCTCTGGCTTTGGAAAGAGCTGCTCATCGGGAATTACACTGGCAAAGGTGGAACCGAAGGACCTGAGGGACCTCGACCCGCTACGTCTTTTTGGACGGTAGTCCGTTCATCTGATGGCGCAGGTAACACAGGTTTCTCAGACCTGTGGGTATCTCGCACCAACGTAATCCGTGCCGCTGCCGGCTCGAATCATTCGTGGATCGTGCTCAAGAGCCCTATCACCGGACCCAACGGAGCTTTGGGCTTCGGCCAAGGGCCAATGTGGATGTGCATCGACAACGTAGGAACCGGAGATAGTCGCGCTAGAATTATCTACTCGCGAAACGATTTTAGTGCGGGCGGCACAGCCACAGCTCGACCAACCTCAACAACCGAATTTGAAGGCGCGATGTATGAGCCTGCCACAGTTCCAAATGGTCCTTCAATATGGACCGACACCAATTACAACATCGTTCGCCGTGTTAGTATCGCGGTAGACGCCAACGGACAGTTTTTCTTCTATCAGGCACGAAACGGAGCGGGGATATTTGAATCAGTATCGTGCTGCGTACAAAATATCAATAGCGACGACAGAGATCTGTATAGACAGTGGGCGTCAACTTGTTTCTTTGGACATCCACAGGCGACCGGGCAAAGAACATGGACAGGCGGTCAAAGGCCATTTTTTCAAGGTGGAGCTGTCGCCCAAGATCACAGTAGTAGTGGCGGATTAGTTCAGTGGCGTTTTGGGTGTAAATACGCGGGTGCAATGACAGACGCGGGCATTAACGGGCATTCCGTATTCTTAGGGACGGGTTACACTGTTAACAATAATGGTCCGTACGCCGGCCACAATCCCGACGGATTTGGTTATGTATCCGCGGATATTGATTCATACCTGATTGCACTACCGCTATATGTCTTGGATTATGGGGCAGGTTGGTACAACAACCTCGCGCAAGACATGACACAAAATAAACCGCAGTGGCGAGGTCAGGTGCCCGACGCATGGTTCATTCCATTTACGGCCGTAAATGGTTCATCGTATCCCAGTGCCGCTGCACAAACGCACGTCGTAGCGGGTTCGCCGGGACAAGCTTCTCGGACCTCAGGCGGCAAAATGCTGACCCCAATGTCCGTCCAAGTCATTCTCTAAAGGATTCAACCCATGGCAGACATTTCCGTCATTCGAGTCGCGCCGGAGTTGAACGGACAAAACTACAACCTCTATTTGTTTCCACCAGCGCTGGCTCCGATATTTAGTCCACCTATTTGTCCCGTGGACACCGGACCCGTAGCCCCGTTAAACATAGCAAGCGAAAGAACGTTCATCGGCCTTTTTCCTTCGGGGAGCCCGTACATGGCTAGATACTTCTTACAGTTCCGGCACTCCGATACAGGGCTGACGCTCTCCTTTAGTTTCTTTAAGAAGGCGTCCGACTTATCAGCGGTAACGCCGGAACCTACTCTCTATGAAGTAGGCAACGGCACTTACTACTTCGACTACACGCCGACCTTCGATATAGTTTACGAAGTAGATGGTAGCGCCACGATAACCGAAGAAGAGATTCGGTATATCTCCGGTACGGTGAGTCCCAAGGACGCCTACCTGGACCAAGCCATCTCAGCTGCTAGAATCAGCATTAAAGGTGGCGACCCCGGTATCGACATCAACGAAATCTACAACCAGACGAGCTCGTCGAATATCGCCGACGCCGTATGGGACACGCCCACATCAGGACATCTCCTCGTAGGAAGCACAGGAGAAAAGCTCAACGCGCTCGACACGGATGCGGTAGATATCGCAACCGCTGTCTGGGACGCGGCTATGGGAGACCATCTCGTAGCGGGAAGCACGGGAGAGGCGCTCAATACGACCAACAAGGGAACCGTATCGTTCCTCTCGAATGGCGATACAGTAAGCCCCACCATCATCCAGGTATCATCGCCAAATCATACGCAGGTAAAGGTTACGTTCTCAGAACCTGTCGAGATGACTACCGGTACCCACGGGGCGCTGAATCTGGATAACTACGATATTCCAGGGCTCACAATCGTCAGCATCTCGGCGTTAACCGCGCAACAGGTACTCATCACTACGAGTACGCAGACGCCAAATCAGCTGTACACGCTCGACATCACGAACGTGAAAGACCTGGTAGGTAACGTAATCGTTTGAGGCTAAAAAAACGACGCGCAATTAACGCGTCGTTTCTATTACGCCTGTACTCGAGAACGGCTACTCCGCCGGCTTACTTCTTTCATCTGACGATACGCCCAGTTGATTGCGATATCACCGTCTGCGGTAAGCAGGGAATCCGTGGTGTGTTCCCCGTCTAAAATAACTAAGACCTGAAATTGACCATCACTTAGCTGCGAAACTTCGAGGGCCCAGCGACCATCTGACGTCAGTAAACGAAAAGGTGAATCCGCGTTTGGGGCCATCGCGTATCTTTCTAGTATCAAGCCTCTTCAACAAAAATAGCGAGGACCTTTGGGTCCCCTACAAGACGGGCAGTCGTCTTATTGTCCTGTCCAATTGTAGTCAGGTCAATGACTAAACCCTTCATCAAAGCAGCACGTGCGGCTATCGCTGCTTGGCGATGAATTTGTTCTACGGTACAATTAGAATCCCAGCTGCCTCCGGTATCAATCTCTACGGTTACGGTAACTCGGGACGTCGCTCTGATTCTCTTTTCAGTCATGGTAGTTCATAGTTCATCGTTCCTAAGACAAAGCGCGCAGATTGGATTGGCGGGTTGCGCCCGTTGCACCAATTTGTAAGCAAAGACTAGGGTGTCCGCAGGAATGGCGACGTCGAGCTCGCCACACTGCGCTCACCACCAAGCACTCGACCTGCTACCTGGTGCCCGTTCATACCGGGATGCTGCGCAATACAGCCTCTAAACGCGTTAAAGATCTTCCTGCGTAATATCCGACGGAGGGTAGGTCGAAGCCACCGATTCACAGAGGGCTACAAAACGGCGAAGACCCGGAGGCCACTCGCCCTCTACGTGACTTTCACCCAACCACTTCTTATCATCCCAAAGTATGAGACACGTACCATTTCCAAAAATAACTTTCTCTACCTTATAGCGTTTAGCTACGCGACGAAATTCCTTAACAAGGATAGGACGGACCTGTGCTTCAATACGCTCAGCACAGGCCAATTCCTCTTTTTCAATGATGGCCGCAACGTCTGGGACACTTTCCAGGGATTCCGTAGCGTGCCGGTGCATAATCGCCTGCATTGGACTTACGCAAAGACCACTCAAGGCAGTCCCTCTTTTTCAGCGAACCAACTCTTAACAACTAGTGTCCCCTCTGTATCAGCCGCAAAGACCTCACTGGTCTCGTGAATGACAGACTTAGGAATCCATTTCTCCGTACCATCCGCAAAGAGTACAAGAAGCGCCTTATCTGTTTCTCGTAGTACAGATGCACCCGCGCTCTCATGTGTGTTAAACAAGAGCCAACTCCTCAGTCCAAAACGCATCGACCTTACGGTACCGCGTATTCTTTGTCATGTTCCCTCCTTGACCCCACCGGGATTCGAACCCGGATTCTCATCGTGAAAGGATGGCGACCTAGCCGTTAGTCGATGGGGCCGCGTTGTCCTTTTCTTCCTACTTCATATAGAGATACCCCGAAACAGGGATATCCGGACACCGCGGGCACGCACCCTCATTCCACGGATGTGTGCATTCGCGTGAATACGTAAACAGGCGTTCAAGCTCTATCGGACAGATGTTGTACTTCTCACTCAGATACTTAAGGACATTTCCTCGAGACGGTACGAGACGACCGCCCTTATACGGCTTGCTGTGCTTACGCTCATATGCTTCTCGGTCAGAACGTACTTTTGCTCCAAAGATTTGAGACTTTGTTGGTTGCTTGGGCATAAACAAAACCTCTACGTAATATCCTTTCTTTCTTCAAAGTACCTCTTTACCTGCGCTTTGAAGCGCTCCTCATTTGTCTCACCAGCAACCGCCGGGTAAAAACAAGGATACCCTGTATGCTGTAAAACAATCTTTTCTACTTGCGCAGTAGAGAGATTTAGGTGTCCGAAGGACTTACCAATCTCTCTAACAATCTCACCTATTGTAGCCATGCTCCCGTCTCCATTTGATTGTAGACACGGCTGGACTCGAACCAGCGACCCGCTGCGCGTAAAGCAGCCGCTCTACCTCTGAGCTACGTGTCTGTTGGGATCGGTGGGGATCGAACCCACGACCTATTGATTAAAAGTCAATTGATCTACCGCTGATCTACGATCCCAATATAGCGCCGCATGTACAAATTAGTCTTGGCCATGCGGCGCTACTTAATACGAGGCTACTCTACTGTCCAGCGGTCAACCAAGATCCTCCGCCTTCAGCGTCTTACGTTTGGCGTCCACCGCCTTAATGATGGACTCTTCCACCATACGCTGAACCTCTGCACTTAACGCCGTAACGAACTCATCGCTGGTACGAATGTTCTTGGCCTTAGCGAGAGCCTTCACTTTACTCGTAACTACAAGAATATCAGACACGCCTTATCCCCTCTTTTTCTCTTCATCCTGTGCTACTTCTTCGGATATTTTCTTTAGAATATCTACCGAACATTTTTCCGCATTAGTTCTGGCCAGTTGCCATAGCTCGTGATTCAACGTTCGCGCCAAGTGCTGTTTGTACGCTTCCGTATACGCCTTTTTGCTCGGACCTACTTTTACATCCGCGACGAGAAGATTTTCAACGAAATTAGGAACCGCGGCCTGAATTTGCGCCATAACATGCTCGCCCAAGACCCTACCCATCGCGCCAGGTCGGTGCGCGTCTATGATCGACCAACGACCTTCATTCCATTTATCACGTTCTAAGCCAATAACCGCGCAAATAATTTCACCCGCGGACTCCTCGATTTGGTCCGAAATTTTCCGGGGTAATTTCTTTATCTCTTCAATCAAACAAGCCTTCAATCGCGCATTTAACTCTTCCTGTAACTGCGCAACTGTCATCTTTTTAAGTGCGGCCTCTTGCTCTTCTTCCAGTTGTTGTCGCTTACTTACGTAGGACACGAGATACCCTCGGAGATTTAAGGCGGCGCTTCTCGCGCCGTAGACAGTCCTCTAGATGTGAAAAAGCACCCTCCAACGTCAAGCTCCTAGGTGTCCAATACACCACAGGCATATTTGCAGCGATGTAGAGGACAAGTCGAAAAAGAATTACGCGCCCACCTCTCGGACAAAAGGGAAGGTCCAACGTATCTGGTGCGTGTACGTGGAGCTCAAGAAAACCTTTTCGAGATTCTACGAGCGCAGGTAATCGAGTCTGTGTCAGCGAATCAAAGAAAACACCACCTAAGTCCGGTACACATTTTGAACAGCCTGATGTATTAGTAGCCAAAAATTCCAAGTGAGCGGCGGAATCAGTCACGTACGCATAACCTCTTCCGTGTGCGCAAGAACCGCCTCAACCTTGCATCGGATACAGTCGTCGTAATGCTCACCGGTTTCATCATTCCCGTCGTGTATCGGGCACGCGCGCTGGGCCAACTCCTCTAAAACCTCGACGGCGTGTTTGAGCGCAAAACGTAAGCGGGATACTTGAGACTCAGCTGCCTTAGGCGTCAGGTTTTGAATATCCGGTGACCCGTATCCAGTATCTAGCAACAAGGTTTTATCATTTGGTAACAAACTTCGAGTATCAAGCGAAGACAAATACTCGAGTGCTTCTCGGCCGAGATTCGGGGGCAGCGGCATATCTTGCTCCAGGGTAAAAAGAATCAATCAGATACGGTGAGTAGCTTATCGTTTAGGCTGTCCACCTAATTCACAAATCGCTTTGCGCACTGCTTCTCTTACTTCTAAGGACGTCTTGTAGTGATACTCTGAGTCATGTAAATAAAATTCAAACTCTACCGCGTAAAGAGTTGCCAACATATCCGCGAAAAACTTGGGGGAAACAGTCCTGACGGGAGACACAGACTTTTTACGTTTTCCCAAGATTCCAAAAAAAGTACGCGCACGAGATCTAAGCGAATCCATGGCTTACCTCTTCCTTGTACCAAGGTAAACGGCTATACTTAGACCCATGCTAAACGAATTCGCATACGCTCAGGGAGTAAATGATGGGATGGTCAAATTCGCCATCAGCCGTCTGCGACAACACGCTCGTAATTTAACACAAGCGGCTAGCCGAAGCCAAAACCCTGCAGCTATTGCTCACGCGCAAGAAATTACCTCCCGTGCGTATAAGCCTAGAATATTGGGAACCGGGCAGGAAGGCACTGCGACGCTTCACATGCTTCCACAAGCATCTGAAGGTGGAGCCCTTACTCCGACCGTGCGCAAAGTATTCGACCCGAATGCCGAGCTCGCATCTCCGGAACTCATCAGACGTAGAATCGCGTTAGGCCCAGAACTCAACCGTACCGGCGACTTTGCCAAATACTATGGCCATGGAAAAACGCCAGGTGGCAGACAGTACATAGAATCAGAGTACATTCCGAAACAAGTCGCTAAAGGTACAAACATTTCAAGAGACCAAGCGAGGATAGATCGCAGTTTGCGCGCGGCAGGAATGCGTACGGGAATGGGCCACTTAACGGCGAAAGATATACACGCTGGGAATTTAATGATTAATCCCAAAACGGGAAAAGCGGTAGCGATTGATTACATGCCCATGTTACGAAAAGAAGTAATGGATCCTCGATTTAACCGACTATATAGTATACCAGAAACTGCTCCGCTACCAACGCACGCGGGGGCACAGCAGTTCCTGAACTTGAAAGATTTAAAAAACCAATCCTGGGATCCAACGGGCGAACATCGTAAACGAATGGAATCAGAATTGGCTATGGCGCAAAAAATAGATCCACGAAGTCTCCTACCGCGATACCCTGTGCGCTCACAAAATCCACGAGGGAAAACGGTAGTAACACCCCGGCCTCCTGTCTCACAGGAAACACCGTCAACTCCTACTCCCGAAGGTACAGCCGTAGGGATATTGCCGAACACCCTTATCTCACCCCAAATCCAAAACACTGTAGTCGGACGCCGTGGACAAGGAGCGCCTCCTCCCCCATGAAAACCGCCTACGAGCATGACATGACTGCGACGTTCGGCGCGTCGTACATGCCTAAGAACGTCGTTCGAGAGAACCATACCAGCGCAGGCTTGGGTGCCTCGAACCAGCCTGATGGTGCGTTCCACGAACAACGCGCGACAGCTTATCGTACTGGCGCAGATGCGGCACAGCACCACTTCGGAATCAAACGTTCCTCTCTAACACAGCCAGGAACGCCCAAAACAAATCAAAACGCTGATGTACCTAAGAAACCAAAACCAAGTAATATCCCGGACTCCGGTACAGGATACTCCACGAGTGGAGCACAGTACGGTGCCGATTTACGTCGTTAATTTAGGAGTGTCCCATGGCCCGTCTAGTATTCACTAACCTGAGCGGCTTACGTCTCGAAGTAGCGAATACAGACGGACTGGGAAAAACATTCATCATCCCACCGACTGGTGGAGTTGTTCGGCTTACTCACGACCAATATGAAAAAGCCGAAGCGCAACTAGTCGTACTAAAGAATCGCTCAAATATCACCTACACCCTGCAAACCGATGACGATCCTTGGCGCACCATTTGTGCGTCTACAGGTCCGCTGAGTTTAAGCGGTCTTCCGCTTATCGACGGAGTGACGCCTGCTGCGAATGACTTGGTGCTGGTCAAAGACCAAGCAGACGCAAAATTTAACGGTATCTACGTCGCATCTGCGGGGACGTGGGCGCGCCTAACAGACTTAGAAGCTCAGTCCGTGCTCACTCCCGGTATGTTGGTTTCCGTCACCAAGGGAACCGTCAACGGAGATACTGTTTTCAGCTTACTTTCGGATTCCTGCATCATCGGAACCGATGACATACTCTTCGGAAAAAGCGCGGGAGCGGGAGTCTTAAACACCATCACAGATGTCATCGATACCATCGCTTACGGCCACGTAGAGGTAGCTCCCGCGCCTACGCTCGGTCTTGGTTCAGGCGCGCTTACTCCTGACATCGGTATCTCAGACAATCTGATGTATCTCGTATTTAATCACCTAGAAAGCGACGAAGCTTTTCGATTGTTCAAGTTCAACTACAACTTCGTCGATTCCGCCAGTCTACACATCCACTGGACAAAAGGTAATGACACCAACCAAGCCGGAAACGCTGTTCGCTGGATTATTGATTACACCTTGTTCAACGGGAGAAATGAACTAGGTACAGGGACAACCAATACACTGGATACAGGAGCCCTTGTATATACAGCGACAGATACTACCGGTCGAACCGTATATCGTTCCGCCGATATGGCCATCACCGGTATCTCAGCGGGTGATTATCTTACGGTTAAAATAACTACGATTGCCCCCGCCGGAGGGTACACCCAATTAGCGCTACCGTCACTTGTATCCCTGGACCTCAAGTACCGGCAATACATTAACAAGAACGTGAGTCCACCGTAATCGAATCTCCGCGCTTATACTTTTCAGCTAGAGCTTCGAAATTCACTACTACGGTTTGGTCCACCATATACGACTGTACGTCTAGCTTCTTAAGCCAAGCGTCAAAGAAATCCTGCATTTCCTTGATGTCTTCGGCCTTAAACCTGCTGAAAGCATCTTCGTAAAACTCTTGCTGTTCAAGCTGCTGGGAAATGATGTCCTCAGCATTCAGTGTGAATGATTGTGCAGTCGTTCCAAACGCCCACGTAGGGTACTCCTCCGCGTCATCATGCGCGTCCAATAACGCATACGCATCTTCGTAGTACTCGTTACAGTGGTCGCAGTAGAGCCACTCTCCGGCGTACTCGGACAACATAACTTTTTGAGCGGCGTCATACTGCGCTTTCTCTACGGCCGCGCGCTCCTTCCCCGTGCATTCGTCACAGTAGCTGTACGCCTTAATATCCTTCCCACATGTCTCACACGCCCAAGGCGCGCAGCATTCGAGTGCTTCCTGTTTAGACGCCCTCGCAATCTTGCAGCCGCCACATGCCCAAACTATCGTCTTATCCGGGTCTCCACCCTTTTGAACCAACTCAATAGGCGGAAGTGCTCTCGACATATCCCGCATTCAATTTTCCTCTTTCAAATGAAGAAGCTCAATACCCGCTTCAGCTGCGAATGAACTAATCCGTTCATCGCGGTAAAGTTCACCGTAAACAATAAAAATGATTCCCGCATTAGCGATGAGCTTAAAACACCCCCAACACGGACTAGCGGTTGTGTAAATCACCGCGTCGTCGATACAAACACCATTCTTCGCCGCTTGAACTATGGCATTCGCTTCTGCGTGAACTGACCTACTGCAGTGGCCATCCTCCATCATGCAGCCGACATCCGTACAGTGCTCCATTCCACGAACGGAACCGTTGTACCCCGTGGATAAGATTGTACGGTCACGAACCAACACAGCGCCCACGGATTTCCTGGAGCACGTGGACCGTGTCGCCACTTGTTTGGCGATGTCCATGAAATAGCGGTCCCATCCAACACGATTCATTTCATACTCGCTAGTGACAGGCTCGTAAAAGTAGATGAATCAAAAAGACACTTACCATCCGCATGTTCGGAATCTAGTTTCTTACAGTGAACACATCGGTGGTCCCAACAATTCGGACATATGTGAGCTTCATCAGCGACAACAATTACCATATCTGAGTCGCAATATTTACAGATTACGGAGTATTCCCCATATTCCCTCAAATACGCCGTTACCGCGTCCATCTCCTCGTGGTGCGCGTACTCCCCCTCGATTTCGTATATTCCGCCAAAATCACAACCACTCTCAGCGTACCAGAGACAAAAATGAAGCGAGGGAAACTTGCTACCTACAGTTTGTAACCAAACCATAGGCGGCGACCAAGCAGAATCAAAACGATATTCTAACGAAGTTTCAGTCACGGTAACCTTGGCCTCTACATCTACATCCCACTTTGTACCCCAATTCGATAAACGCCAGTTGTACCAACCGTCGTCATCGAGGGTACTGGGCGGAGGAACCAAAGAATTAAGGCTCAAAGGTAAATCAAATTCTTCATCCTCGGAAGTACCCTTTTTACGCGCCTTCGACATCTGATTACGCGCCTTCGCCATCTGAGCAAACTCTGCGATATCTGCCGCAGGGCCGTCTATCCTCAAAATATTCTCACACCAGTTAGGCACCGAAAAACCTCCAAGCACAGACGTGCTAATTAACTGTTACTTATACCTAAAATGATCGATAATTTCGACGAAGATATACGTAGGTGACTTCTAAACAAAACGTCTAAACTTAGCGCGTGAAAACCGTACTCGTCGTAGATGATGACGAATCTGTACGAAGAATGGTTCGAACCGCAGTTACTAAACACTACGGCTGGGTAGTACTCGAAGCCGTCGATGGCGTAGATGGTGTCGCGCGCTTCTTGATGTACCGGCCAGATATTTTAATCACCGATGTCTCTATGCCGCAGAGCGACGGCTTAGAAATGCTAAGTGTTCTTCGTAAAGGTGGGCTGCTTAAAGATGTTCGCGTCATCATCATGTCCGGCGTCTTAAAGGTGGAAGAAATTCCGCCGACAGCCGGAGCCGATGCCTTACTCGGTAAACCCTTCAACCTTCAAGACCTCTACCACGCGATTGAAGGCGGAGTTTGAGAATGCGCACGCTTGACTCATTTAAAATTGCAAAAGTAGTCACCGAGCTAAAGCCGCACCAACAGCGTGTCGTGGAGAGGATGGAACAGGAGGATCAGCCCGGTCTTGTAGCTGCGCACGGATTAGGTTCCGGAAAAACTCTAACGAGCATTGCGGTGCAGGAAGCCCTCGGTCTGCCTTCCGATGTCGTAGCGCCAGCTGCGCTACTCTCGAACTACATGAAGGAAATCAAAGCTCACACAAAGAAACACCAACCCGCAGAACTCCAGAGCCTGGAGACAGTCGCAAGAAGTGGAGGACGTAATCTCAACAATCCCCTCCTCATTCTTGACGAAGCGCATCGAATTCGAAACTTAGGTAAGTCGCGCACAGGCTTGGAGAAATCGCCCGCCGAAAAAAGATTAGCTCTGACAGGTTCCCTACTTTACAACCACCCCTCGGACATCTCGGGTCCAATCAATTTTGTCGCGGGGCGACGAGTATTGCCTGAGAATCCAGACGAGTTTACAAATCAATTTTTACAAGACGTACCATTGAAGCGAAGTCTCTGGCAACGATTCCGCGGAATACCCACTAAATATCAAACCAGGCTTAACCCTAGGGCGAGTGGAACACTACAAGCGGCGCTAGATAAGTACGTTGACTATCACCCAGGGTCAGCTGAAGATTTCCCATCTCGGGAAGACGCCATAATTCGCGTACCTATGACGAAAGAGCAAATAAAGCTCTATGAAGACATAGGGAAAGAGCAGCCGAGTTGGGTACGTAAGAAGATTCTCGCGAACCTTCCGCCTACCAAGGCCGAAGCAAAACAATTGAACGCATTTCTAACAGGCGTTCGACAGATAGCCAATACGACCCGAGGCTTCGACATTAGCAAGGAACCGGCACATCAGCCCAAAATCGACGCCGCGATAAGCGAATTACAAAAGATGTTAGATAAGACTCCTAAAGCCCGCGCTATCGTTTACTCGCACTTCCTCGAGTCTGGAATTGACCCATACAAAAAGAAGCTCGAAGAACTTCGTATTCCGCACGGGACCTTTACCGGGGACATGCCGCGGGCTCAGCGCGACCAGATGGTTCGTGACTATAACGCCGGTAAACTCAAAGCTCTCCTTCTATCAAGCGCAGGCGGAGAAGGCTTGGACCTAAAGGGAACTCGGCTCATCCAATTACTCGAACCGCACTGGAATGAAGAAAAATTAAAGCAAGTAATTGGCCGAGGAATCCGATACAAAAGTCACGCAGGACTGCCGAAAGAAGACCAGAATGTACTAGTCCAACGTTTCTTAGCTACGCGCCCACCCGTTGGACTGGCGGAACACATTAGACTACGAAAACCAGGATACAGCGTAGATGAGTATCTCAGTGAAATGGGCGCACGAAAAGAACGGCTGAATTCACTCGTTCGAGACATGTTGCGAGAAAGCGAAGACAAGTAGCTAAAGGAGTATCAAATGTTCGTCGTACTCGATTTGGATAAGACCCTGGCAAATACTGAGCATCGAATCCATCACACGGAGAAAACTCCGAAGGATTGGGACGCTTTCTTAGACCCCGGCCTCGTAATCAAAGACAAGGTAATCGCAGGAGCTGAACGAGTATTAACTCACTTCGAAGACCTGCGGTACACCTTCGTCATTCTTACGGAACGGCACGAGGGCTTACGCGATACGACGATGCGTTGGATGCAGGAGAATCTAAACATCAACGTTCCAGACACGCACTTGTTGATGCGTCCCATTGGGAACATGCTTAATGCGGCGGAGTTCAAACGAGAACAGTTACTAAACTTTCGCCAAGGGCTGGAAAACAAAGATACCGACTTTCTAATCATCGATGACGACGCAGCTGTAGCGATTGCCTTAAAAGATTTGGGTGTAGTTCTAAAAGCGCCCGAATGCTGGAAGTTCTTATTTCCAATCCCCGAGCCCGTAGAGAACCAGGACTAATCTTACGACAAAACTATGCCGATACGCGAACTTCGTGCATGGAAAGAAATCGGAATCAGTCCAGAAGAACGAATTGATAGATTCTTTAACGTTATCGATCATGCCCTAGAAATCGGAATACCCTTAGACGCACTGTACAGACGCCAGCACCTAAAAAACTTCATCCTTTACGCGCTGAAGCAAGTAATAACTGCAGAGGAGACACACGTGGCCAAATTAACCCTAACGAGTAGTTTCGCGTCTTCGATTACTATCGGCGACCCTAGTTACATGACGTTCACACTTGCGCCAAAGGAGACGAAGTCCCTCGACGTAACCGAGGTCCAAATTCGTCAGCTAACGCCTGGGCTTGAAAAACTCAAAGCAGCGGGATGGCTTAACTACTCAATCGTAACGAACTTCCCGAATATAAAAGTCGAATCCCCACCTCCGCCTGCGCCGTCTGTACCGGTAGCAGCGCCCGAAGAAGTCGTAACTAAGCCAGTCGCCGAAGTTACTGAAAAACCTGCAGCAGAACCCGTCGAAGTACCCGCGCAAGAGACAACGCCCCCGGTTCCTGTAGCCGCCCGTCCGCTACCGTTCGATCGAAAAAATCGAAACAGGTAAGACGATTAAAAACGCATAACCGCCTATACTACACAACATGAGTCCGCTAGAGCAAATCGCGTACCGCGGTGGCGAAGCTGCCGCGCTTGAAGCGTTCAACGTAAAGGAAGCATTCGTTGGCGGAAAAATGTTAGGTAAGGGTTTGCAGTGGGCGGGTCGAGCACTCGGTATTGCTCCCGGCGTAGGAACAGCGTTAGGCGCAGTTGCGGGCGGCATTGGCGGCGCCATCCAAGGATACTCACAGGGTGAAGGTATCAAAGGAATGCTCGCCCGCGGAGCAGCAGGAGCTGCAACCGGAGCGATGCCGTTGGGTAGCGGATTACTTGCAGGAGTTGCTAGCGATTATGCTCTCGACAAAGCACTAACTAAAAAACCTCCAACGGGACCGCAGCCGGCCCACATGTCTGGGATGCAGGGAAAAGACCGTTTACCGGGAATGGTGATGTGATGGATCCCCGATTACATGAGCTATATCAAAAATACATCCAAGGTAACTGGGGTCCAATTTTAGCGGGTACGTTTGTGGGAAACCCGTTAACTGCGGCTATACCTGGAGCAATCGGACAATACGTAAACACGCCGTCCGATAAATCCCCTACCCTACAAAGTATCGGCGTGGGTGGTGGCGCAGCAGCTGCCAACGCACTAGTCAGGCCTATAGTTAAATTCCTACTAAATCCTCTCTCAAAATACGTTGACCCGGCTAGCACGGTCTTTGAGTGGTTAACTGGAATGCCGCTAGGATTAGCACAAACATACGGCGCTAAAAAAGGCCGAGATTTAACTACCTACCTGGAGGATGCCTTGAAAAAGCAAAAAAACAAAAAAGATAACAAAATCAACCTCGACAGCTTTCATAAGTTAAATCCCGAGGCAAAACCAAAAACAGCGGAACAGTTCAAGCTCGCGTTTGTGGTCAGCCCGGGATGGACACAAGCGATGAACGTGGGAAAGGCGGGACTACGAAGCGCAGCACCAGGCGCGTTAGTAGGCGGAGCACTCGGATATTTATCTGCACCCGAAGGACATGGTATGGAAGGGCTTGGTCGAGGCGCACTCACCGGAGGATTACTCGCTGGCGCAGGTGGCGCTACACACCACGGATTAATGACGGGAGCGGGTGACCTTTCCAAAGCCTATCAAACAAACGTCGGAAAACCTTTGCAAGCGGCGCAAGTAGATAGAAACAAAGAAATGCTTAAACAGAGACGGCAAAATGTACGCGCCCACACGGAAGCCCAAGCAGCGGCAGCTGCAGAAGCTCCGGCGAAAGCCGCACAATACTACTACGCTGGAAATAGCGACGCGTTGAATTCCTTCAAAATTGGTTAAGCCATGCCATTTAAAAGCGAAGCTCAAAGACGGTTATTCCACGTCTTAGAAGCACGCGGAGAAATCTCTCCGCGAAAAGTGCGGGAGTGGGAACACGCCACTAAGGATAAAGGCTCACTCCCGTACCACGTAAAGAAAAAGAAAAAGCACGAAAAGCGCGCATACGACATCGGCGTAATGCACGCATCCGAACAATTCAATTTGAGGTAAAAATGTCGAACTACACCCGAGGCGCCGAGAAAGCATTAAGCCTTTTTAGCCTGAAAGCAGCCTCTCGGGTGTCGTGCGTCAAGCTAGCGGATCACGCCGACGACAGAATGCGTGAACGCATCAAAACCGAATTTCCGCCAGATACACTAAACCAGCTGCGCAAGCATATCGAGAAAATTGAAGTACAACCGGGACGATACTACCTCCCTATGCTCGATAAGGCGGGAAAACCAGCAGCCATTGCGGCGTTCAAAACAGTAGGACCAAAGGACAAGCTGGTGCTCGCAACGGTCTTACTTCCAAAAAATAAACCGCCTCCCGGCGTGTCCCTGTCCCACATAATTCCGCAGCCACGGGGGGAAGAAGTAACCAAGGTTGAGGCATCCCCTAAGCAATACATCATTCGAAAAAACTCTGACGGACGGCTAACTTGTTCTTGTAAGAGTTTCAAATTCAATCACCGCGCGGCGGGTACAAACTGTAAACATATTGCTGCGCACTTGGAAAACACAAAACAGGCAGAAAGTATCCGACACTCCGGTGAACCTATCGCAATACAAGAAGAGCCGCAGACAACAGAAACAACTCTTCCACCCCCAGAAAAAAAGAAATCCTGGCTTCCGGCATTAGGCGTCGCAGCCGCCGCAGGACTTGGAACATACGGACTTCTTCGGCGCCCTTCCTTCTCAACTAACCGCGCTTTACGTCGTACACAGGAACTCGCGTCTACCAAAGGTTTCCATCGTATTGTCCCTGTGATGCGTACAACAGATGCGGTCGATGCCGACGCAGGATTGCTAGGTCGCCTACACCACGCTCTCCAACCTAAAATCAATGAACGAGGACAATTAAGTGCCCTAAATAAATTTAAATTTTGGCTCCAAGAGGGCGGGGAAGCTGTTCCCATCGGCTACGATGCTCGGGATAAAGCATTCATTCCCGGCAGGAGGGAACCTGTCGAAACCAAAGGTGTTGTTTTCGGAAGACCTGAGCTAAATCCCTCAGACCGAAAAAACATCATTCGTGGGGGTAAAGATTTAGAGGGATCCTTGCGTACACAACGTGCGTTAACAAACATGGGCGTATCCGGAAAAGGTATGGAAGCTAATTTGCTCCAACGTTACGCGCCAGAATCTACCCCAAAGACAGAAACAAACCTGGCGCCGTTTATGGTGAACCCTTCGGGTAAGGAAAGCCCAGACCAACGAATAGCGCGCATACGTGCAATACAAAAAACCATGCGAGAGAAGTACAAGGGAACGGAGATGGAAGATTTCCTCATCAAACCAACCCTTGGATTCAATTCCGGCGGTAAGTTCCCCATGAGTGAACAAAATTGGGGAAAACACTTAGCGCGATTCGACAAAGCTATGGAAGATCCTGTCTTCAAAGCCAAACTAGAAAAAGCCACCCCAGCGGAGTTCGCCGAGTTAGTGTGGAATAAAAAAATACTCGAAGGACACACACTAAATGAGATGTTAAAAGATCCCACCTCAGCGATCGCTCAACAGCAAATCCCTAATCGACTAGGAGAGTGGCGCGTAAACATTACAAAGGGAGAAGCGCCTATAAGTTTAATGGCGCCACGAGGGGCCACGGATAATCCGCTAGAAGCGCTCCAGGAGGTGGTGACCGAAGGCGTACACCCCTCCCAAATTAAAAAATTCGTTGAAACCCACATTAAGAAATTTCCCAAACAATACCGTGAAGGAACATACGGAGCAGACGTAATGCCGTACTATACCCCCGAAGGAAAACTAGACTTCAAATTCGTAGAACTCAACCCTTCCGAACGAGCGGGATATCGAGGAAGCGCAGGCGGAGGATCAGGATTTCTAGCGGCGTATAACCTCCCTTGGGCGGGACACGCACACTACCGTGCGGCAACGGGACGCCATACGACCCCGGTAGCGCTAGCGGGAGGACTCGCCGCAGCGGGAACCGCCGGAGGTTTAGCGCGATACCTAACTCCTACACAGGAACAAGCACCTGAGACGGGCCAGGAAGAAGCCGTACCACACCCTGCCGGCTAAAAAACGCCCCCTAACTACGAGGGCGATACTTCATCTAGACCATACGGCTAGACTCCAATTGGTCCAGCGCTTTCGAAACGCGGTGTGCGTCATTTTCCTGCCAATAAGACGAACGATCGAAGGATCCGCGAGGTACACAAATTGAGAATCAAACCCGTGTACGACCCCAAAGTGATCGCCGTCCAAATGTACTAGTAGTAACTCCCGGCGTCTAAGAGACGCCTGGAGCTCCCTAAACCGCATGCGGTAGTTGTGTCGTACTCGCAACCGTCTACTGCGCATAGCTTTTATCATTGCGTGTACAGGCGTACCCCGCGCAGGTGTACAATTAAGTTCTCGTTTCAACTCCTTAAACGGAGTAGAATAGCCAAAATACCGTACAATCATAGCGACAGAGTGAACCCCGCATGTGTACGAATCACACTGAATAGATCGCTTAAAATCCAAAATCTCCACGAGATACTCCTCGAGCATTTAGTGTCGAAGGGAGAGTTCCTGCCCCACGGACAATCGTACGCAGAATCGATTTGCGTACGACTGCCTCTGTCACACAACCTCGGGGACATCTCCGCGATTGCGGCGAACCTTTTGGGCTAGGGAGCGACGTAATTATCGCTTAAACACTTATACCCAAAAGAGGCTAAAATTAAGGTCGCGCCGCCCCCTCTGTGGGGGCGGGGTCTCAGATACGCAAACTACCCAAGAGGGCTGACCGCGATCACCTTAAGCACTTCCGGAGGAACCCCGGGAGCTTCCGAAACTAAGTCCCAATAAGCCCCCAACTTAAGAGGACCGCGAGGGAGCCGTAAAACGTGCTTGTCCCCATCGGTCCAACTAAGCCACACTTTGCTGTGCGGCTCCTCTTCGTCAGCGATTTTAACGTCACTAACCTGCGCTGCGAACAACTGACTGGGATAATGTGGCCACTGCGTCGTAGTTACCCACGGAAGATCCTCCGGCTCTGAGACTTCCCTAAGCGTCCATTCACTACTCTTGTAAACCGGTAGATAAACGTACAGTGTTCCCCGCTCTCGAACGAACTGTAGACTAACCCGAACAATGTTATCCATTTTCGGGCCAATAAGATGGCCACGCAGCATCAGCCTCTGCCATGATAGCTACCAAGGCTGGATACTTTGAGGCAGGTACCCCGTGGATGTTACGAATCGCGGCGAGATTGGGTTCGCATCGTATTGTTCGTATCGTACACCGCGCCCCATATGCCTGCGCCGCAAGTACATAGGGCGCTATTTCCACTAGCCGCAGATTCGTATTATCAACCACTACGAGGTCTGCGTCCGACGTGAGCGCCTCAATGACGCGTCGAAAACACGCGCCATGCGCATCTTCGAGCTTGGACGAATTGAAACGGTACACGCCGTCCACCATGAAGTAATCATCTGCCGAACAGACGACAACTTTGGCGGGACCTCCCCGTGTCCCAAGAGTAGCCGCCATCTCCGTGGCGTACCAGCTCTTACCAGCTCCGGGAAGACCCCGAAGAATTAAGACTGATTTCATGTATATCTCCTTCCTATCTTTCAAGCAGAAATTGGCGAAATACCAATCAGATACTTATACCCTAAAAAAACCGCCCGGGCGTACTCACCGGGCGGTAGACCTGTCACACCACTATGTTGCTCTCTGCGCTGGATCACTTGTTACATATTCGACGGCCTAGGCCGTCGTATATGGAACTCGTAAATACCACTGCCGACACTACATCGGCTTTACGTAGTAAGCTGATGTGATTCACAATTTACTTAGGTTGTTCTTGCGCCTCTAGGTACGCAATATATTCGTGCATCCGTCGCCGAGCTTCATCGGCTAACTCGCTGATTGTCCACCCCGACGGCTTCAGCGCTTCACGTATGCGATCTACAGCTTCAGCGGGCCCAAGCTGATTCAGCATTTCGCCCGTAAATTTTCCAGCTAGACATGCGCGCTCGAAAGTCCAACGAGTGCTACCGACTTCATGCTTCCCCGGACATGCCGTGCAGCCACAAGCCCATCCCTGCTGCTCGTGCTCCTCTACTGTATGATTACACGCCTCACAACGCATAACAAACTCCCGCCATATCAAAACCCATCAGGATAAATCTTATTCCTCTTCCAAAAACCTAACAAAAGCTCCTTGAGTTCACCCATTTGCTCACGAGAAGCACCAGTCTCCTTTTGCGCGTCATGTAAGGCCAAGATTAGCATGTCACGGCTCACACTATTACGTATAAGACTTCGCATCAGACTGACGAGGAGCGCAAACGCCGGATCATTTCTTCTCGCACTGAATTGAAGAGACTCGCGCTGCATCCCGCCCCTATCCCGACTCCGGTCACTCCCTCCATCTCCTTCCGTAACTCCGGGGTCCCGTCCAGATACAGACTGCAACGCCACTGAATCCCCATCTGCCGTAGGTACGGGCAGCCCACCTTTGAATTCCATACTTTTCCCTCTTCATACATTCGTCGATAACTAAAACCGCACGGAACTTTACGGCACTCGTAGCCGCATCCGACACAGTCAGCCACGGTATTACTCCAATAGTGTTTATTTTATCTTCGTACTTCGGCCCACTGGGAATCGAACCCAGATCTCAGCTTTATAAGAACCGCGTCCTAACCATTGAACGATGGGCCAATACGAAGAGGTAAAAATGAGTAGCTGGCGCGCTTGCCTTTGACCGGGTGGTGGTCCCGCAACGCATCTCGTACCATGAGGATCGCTGAACTCCGTGTACCGTTCAGCTCACATTTTCCCGCGCGCCAGGAGGGGAGAGTGGATCACGTACATAGCTTCTGAGGGTACGCTCTCCCTTTCTGTTAGCCTCGCTACTCAAAGTCAAAGAACAGGCCAGACGTACGGTAAGTTGTCTGGAACATCTGGAAAGTACGAGCCGTAGTGCTCTCGGTCCTTCCTAAGAAGATTCGACTGATGACTGCGGTGAAAAACAACATCACCAAACCAGGGCGGTAACTCATAAGGTCCGGCGGGTATCGAAAGCGGAATAGTATTCCTAAATCCACGGCAAGACCACTCGTAAATGCACGCGTCCTTGTACGCCCCTAACGCCATATCGTACCCGCGCCACATCTTAGTAGCGGGGTGATTGACCCATCCTTTACTCTCTCCCGCCAATGCCTTGAGTATCTGTACACACTCGACTCGCTGTTTCCCTAGACGCTTATTATCCAGAACTCTAGCTGAACGAATAAAATTAGGATACGGAAGAAAAGTTTGCATCAAATATTCTCCCGTAAACGAACAGCAACGGGGAACCGGGGTACGTTGTTCTTGGTGGTGTACCCTTGAAACTTAACAGTCAACAGCTTACCAATTACGCCGCGAGGATTCGCGTAGTACTGCGCGAGATGCGCAAGTTCGCCCTTCATCTTCGCGCGAAATTCTACACCATCTCGCGTCTTGCAAACGAAGATACCGTGTCCTGCTAACTTTCCGCGACCCTCCTCAATACCTACAACTACGAACTCCTCATCAACGAAATCTTTTACCTTTTGGAGGTCGTACGATCGCTTATTGACATACTCCCCCAACATGTTTCGAACCATCAAGCCTTCATAGCCCTCTGACAAGAAACGCTCAAACACCACCATCAGGTCATCATCATCGGAAACGGAAACAGTCTCAACACAACGCATAGCTCCGTGTAGGCTAAAAGCTTTGAGAATAGCGTGACGGTCGGTAAATGCCCCTGGGCTCGCGACATCATAAATGTGATACTGAACAACCTCATGTCCGGGCTTAGGCTCTTCGCTTCGAATGAAGCTAGTGAGCTCTTCAAACTTATCCCGATAAGCGCGGTTGTAAAGCTCGCCATCGAGGACAATCCCCGTCCGCCCAACTCTCTCTGCCCAAAACGCTATGTCTCGGACAAGATGCGGAAGACCTGTAATAGGTTTCCGCGTCCGTGACCACAATGTAACTCTGCCGACAGGATCTACCATAGCGATACAACGATGCCCGTCAAACTTAGGTTGCGCGAGCGCTGGGTAAACAATTCGATGTCCGTGCTCATCGAAACGGTGAGCCAACATCGGATCAATCCCGCCCATAACCATAACGTCCCGCTTACCCTCCCTAGCGTCGCTCAAGGACTCGACGTAACCATGAGATTTCTTCTTCTTTTCCCACTGAGCTTTCGCCTCAATTTCCGCTTGTTCGATAGCGGTTGTACCGTTGGACTTACCGATATTTTTACCGGTTTTCACAACATCACGGCTCTCCTGAATTCTCCCACCAACTCGACCGAAGTACGTAATGATGACATTCTGATACGTGCCGATACGCCACATCTGGTCAGCGCCAGCACTTGTTTTCTTGTAAAGAGTAGGAAAACACTTATCCGGCTTAATACTTTTGGTCGCTGACGTTGGTGGTCTCATGAATACCGTCCTCGTAATAAACGGTGAACTATACTGGAAAAAAGGAGATGCCTTGTCCGACACATTCCCCGCGGAAACTCCTGCACCACAAAAAACAAAGGCATCCTTAAGCGCAGACCCCTTAGGGCAAGCAGAAAGAGCCCAGGTTATGTTCGAAAAAGGACCCATCACGTCAGTCGCGGCATTCTTTACCTGCGCCTTTTTCGTAGCGCTCTACCTGCTCCTACGTGCAAAGGATAAACAGCAGGCAGCCCAGGCAAAGCTACAAGCTGAGCAGGCGAAAGAAATTTCGCGACTCATGGAGAAACACTCCGAGGAAATGACTGCGCTCTATACCGACGAAAGAGATCGCGCAGTCAAACATGAAGTAACCATGAGTAACTACCTGGATATGATGGACGACGTACGGTTCATAGCTTTTGAGATGCGCCGCGTAAAAATGGCTCGAGAAAAGAAGCAGAGAACATCTGGGGAATTCGAGACCGCTAAGGGAGACCCCGATGACAAAGATTGATACGCCTGCGGTACAAAAGCGGTCAGATACCGTACAAAGAAAAGGCTCGCCGCTCGCCTACCGTTTGAATGGACACGTACTCCAAACCATTCGTGACTTAGCCATAGAAATCAAGAACGACCCAGGGATAGAGGACGAGTACGAATACGAAATTTTCGGAGACGTGGACTACGCCAGTAACCGAAAAAAGAAAACTAAAACATGAACACTCTTCTGCTCCTACTAGCTCTCGTATTCAGCTCAATCTCCCTTTATTTTTGTCGGCGATATTATTTACGTCGCCGAAAACCATCACTCGTATGCGCCTTAATGCCTCTAGGGTGGGTATTTGCTTTAGCGTTTCAGGTTGAAAAATTTCCCTTAAAACTAATACCCGCTTTCCTTCTCGGAGGAATCTTCGTAGCTACCTGGAGCCTTTACATCATCCTCCAACACGAATACTCAAGAGCGAAACCATTTAGCTGAAAAACAAAGGACGAGGCCCTCGATACGCTGAAGACCTCGTCCAATCCTTCATTTTTCCTTCACCGCCACGCACGCAGTAACGGTGTTACACATCAAACACGACGCAGTCAAAACACCGGATTCGTAAATCACTTCTAATCCAGCCGTGGGGTGACAACGTGACTTCAGATACATGGGGCCGGTATGTTCAGTGTGGTCACAATCAGGACTGTGACAGGTCAGCTGATCTAATACTTCTCGGGTAAGCGGTACCATGTTTATCTCTCAAGCATTATGTATTTTTGAAAACAAAGGACGAGGCCCTCGATACGCCGAAGACCCCGTCCAATCCTTACGAAGTACTACGCACCAACGGTAGGCTTCTTGTCAATCAGCATACCTACCGCCTGCGAAGCACCATTGGATGCAACCTTTTGCATCAGCGGAGCAAACATCGGAATAGCGCCGAGCACCTTGCTCACCGCCTCCGCAAATGACTCTCCACCAACCGAACGCTGCATGTTGAGCGCCTGAGCGATTTCAACTGCGGCATCCTTTGTCATTACAGCTTCTGCCAACTTATCGAGCCCCTGCCCAGCTGCTGCGAAACGCTTAACCAGATTATCTGCCTCGGCAGAGTCCGCGGCGAGTACAAGCTCCTGCGCCTTCTCCTTGAGTGCGAGAAGTTGTTCCTCCGCTCGCTTACGCCGAACCAGGTCCTGCTCAAACTCGTAGTTCTTGATATCTTCAATTTCGTAGAGCTTGTGCCGCCTACCCTCAAGAACTTTCCGCTCATTCTGCGTCTTCGCTAATTCAATCTCAGCTTCCGCAGCGGCGGCTTGAATCGCCGCCTGACTCTTACGCACTTCCGTATCCGCGCGTACCACGAGCTCTTCCTTGATAACCTCGTGCTTCTCTCGCGTAACCACTAGTCCGCGCTTGAGTTGTTCGAGTTCAATGTTCGTCTTCACAGTGGCATGCGCACTCTGCTTGAACACTCCTTCAATAACGTTGTCGCGGCACTCAACTTCAAGTACCTCGACATCCGCCACGCGCATATTATTTTCTGCAAAGAGACGACTCTTCTCAGGTCCGAGAACAACGCTCTGAAGAATCTCAGTAGCGTTCGGCCTGAACTGGGCGAACGTCAACTTCTTAACCGCCGCCTTCAACTCTGAGCGCATACGGTCACAGAGAAACTTGACATAGTTCTCTACCGCCCACCACTTTTGACCCTCGCCTTCGAAATTAACGCAATAGCGTAAATGTACATCAAACGCCACATAGTCAGATGTCTCAACGTGCACAGTATCGGACACCTGATTATTTTCCGTCCGAAGGAAAATCGTACGTAACAATTTGTCCGTCGTCTTAGGCATACCGCGACTGAGCTCCATGACCTCAAAGCTCTCGTCGTAGTCCAGAAGAACAACACTCGGTCCCTTAACGACCCTACGCTTATCGTCGTGCTTACTGACAACTAGTACCGCATACCCGGTCCAAACTTCTACTGTAGGAACGCCCTGATACTTCGTATCCAGGGTAAGCGTACGGGGTTGCGTGAAATTAGATGCACGAACGAACTCATCACCAACGAATGCCTGCTCCTTCGAAACACGACTACTGTCCGCAAACGAACTGGTACTATTAGAAGCAGCGCCATAACCATCGGTGCTCGTAACCAACACTGAATTCTTAGCGGGACCACCCTTGCCCGCCTTATAGTTGCGTGCAACATCACCCTCGGAAGGTGCACCCCGTGTAGTCGGAACCTGCTTCAGAATTTCCCGGAGATTTTGATTGTACTGGAGAACTTCGGTATTCCCGGGATACCAATCTTGGCACTGACGCTCCGTCAGAACTCGCCGAACGATAACTTCGGTACGGGGGTCCGGTAGCAGCATGTCCGGACCCTTGCTAGTAACAATCTCGCCGGTCATCCGATTGAGGACATAGCGACCTTCGCCAACCGGAACTGCGCTAGCGAAGTGCTTGGTCTTACCGTCATACTTTACCGCGGAAACCTCTTCTCGCGGATAATAGATGGCGGTATCCTTCCCCGTAATAAAGAGCTCCTCGCCCGCCTTACGCTCGACTCCCTTCTCATCTCGGAAATCAGCAATGACCTTCAAGTGCAGACCCTGAAGCTCGTTCAGCTCAATGGCACGGAACTTACGGCTCACAACTCCCTCGTCCGTACGACCCTCCATGAAGCGCTCTGTTGGCGCGGGGAAAACAACGGTCGGGCCATTGACGTATCGCTTATTACCGTTCTCATCGAGAAGGATGGCGTACTCAAGTCTCTCAAGAGTCAGCGCCTCACGAACGTACTGAGGCTTCCCCTGCTCATCTAGACCTTCCGTAACAACACTGATACCTGTTGGAGGAATGTAGAAAGAGACTTCAGTTCCGCGAATGATGAGCAGCTTACCTACTGTCAAATCCTTCGGTGGCAGGGCCGTGGCAACCTTCGCCTCAGCCTCAACCCTCAATGCGGCCTGATACGCAGCCTTCTCCTCTTCGGTAGCAGTATCTAGAGGAGCAACGAGAGTTGTAGCAGGCTTAACTACCGCCTTAGTCCAATTCTCTCTCGCCGCCGCTTCATTGTACACGCGGGCGATGAGATACTGATTGTACCGTAGCTGATGTCCAGGAATCACCTCAGCAGCTTGACCAGGCCACAGAGGAAACAAGCACGGACCCGGAATATTAATCTTTCGACCTACCTCCAACTCCACACCAAGCGACTGCCCACCCTCATCCGGCTGCTTCCGATTCTTTGCGGGATTTTGGAGGACACAGTACGAGCCCTCCTCTGCGATGGGGAAAGACCTCTTCGCCTGAGACAAATCTGCGCACGGAACGAACTTACCCGTCACAGGCTCATAGACGATACCTTCGTCTTGTGCTGACGGCGTTACAACCGTCGGACCCGTAAACACCTTAATGGTGCCCTTGGTACCGTCTCGAAGGTACGCGTATTCCCACTGAGAAACAATCAAATCCCTCTTATCTCCTGCCATAGTAACATCCCTCTAATCGCCACAGAATTGTGGCACGGTCTCGTTGAGATTCGAACTCACACGACCAGCCGACCTGGTACCAGACCAAAAAAATGGGGCCCCCAGCGTAGCCTGCTGAGGACCCCGATAATCGATTTCAAGTCGATTATATTTTCGCTGTCTTAGTGACTGACGCTAAGACTCCGATTTAGCTGTCACTCCTCATATCCTGTCGTTGGACCACCCGGCCATAAGTTTGTGGCGGCCGGGGCGGGAGTTAAACCCACATCTTGAGGTAGTTTCGGAGTTGCTTAATTCAGAATCACGGAACAGAAATATTAAGCTTGGGAGCGACAAAATAACGTTCGCGGGGCGCCTCTACCAGTTGGGCTATCCGGCCATAAAGCCGGAGAAGGATTTGAACCTCCACTGTCCACCGTTCGAACTTAGATTCACAACAAAAAGAAACTTAAGCTTATGCTCCAGTGACGCTAGAGGATTCGAACCTCACCTACGGTCTGCCAAAGCGCCACCCTCATCGGGATATCTACATCACGGAGCGAAAATACGCTCCACAATAAAACCAGTGGAAAGCGGCAAAACCTCTGTCTGATTCGCCGTCTCTCGAGCCTCCTTTACCGCGCGAAGGTACTTCTCACAACGCTCTTGAAGCTGCCGCTTACGGCTCTCAGGAATAGCGCCAGACAATTGAGTCGTGGTCCAAGTCCCGACGGGAACATCTTCGACCATCTTCTGCGTCTGTGCCGGATGCTCCTTGGTCGGAGGAACGATAATCTTCCACTCCTCCCGTTTCTTGGTCTTGACGGTCTGAGTAGGCTCCGAACGATATAGACCCTGTCCAGCATCGTACGACCAGACAGCGTCCTGCGGAAGAACCGGAAGCTTATTGATGAACTCCGCGATGGAGAGAAGCTTCTTCTCCATCCACAAAAGATGCGTAACCGGAACGCCCTGACGAACAACCTCTCCTTCAACTACGATATCGGCGACCGCCTTCGTATTCGTGGAATCCTTGGCCGCTGTGATATTGAAAATCTCTTGTAGTAGGCTAACAGCCTTGGAAATAGCGTCTTCAACTTTCACCTGGACCTTCTTACTCTCCGGCGGAAGTTTCTCACCCTCATCATCCTTGGCCTGGTAGGTACGCGAAAGACCTGTAACAAGCTCAGTCTTCTGAACATCCTGATACAGACGAGTAAACTCATCCTCGCGCTTGCTCTTGACCGTCTTCTCTACCGCCAAAATCTGATTAAGCTTCTTGATAGCCATCGTAAACTCCTTTTCAGCTTATTGCGGGTGAGCGATGCGGTACCTACCGCAGCGCTTAAAAATGAGCAACGTAAATCGACCTAAGGAACTTCCTTGACGTAGGTAATCTTCCATTTAGTCGCACTACGTTCGAACGCACTGAATACGTAACCCTTGGGAGGATCTATAACGACGTCACTCCTGACAAATAATTGCGACGGATCAACCGTACCGGTAACAACCTTAATTTCTGGTAACTTAACGCGTCTTCGGCGAGAAGGCCTATGTGCTTGGCGCCTCTTCATTGATCGCCTCCGTGTTTAGGCGCATTGATGTTAAGGAACACGTCGTACGTAGGTGATTTTCCAATCAGTTCCATTACGCTCCAGCTCCTTAAAGGCATATCCTTTCGGAGGATCCATTGACATCGCCATTCGTGCGATTCCCTGGGTAGGGTCAATCTTACCTGTGACAAACTTAACCGGAGGATAGTCGATTACTCTACGACGCGGCGTACGCACACTCTTCTGTCTTTTCATAGAACCCATAAAAAATGCCGGAGGGGTTCGACCCCCTCCGGCGATATATACGAATCAGTTCGACCTAACTCGTACGGAACTGCAACGAGAACTTGCTGCAACACCGGCTACCGCTCTGCGAGAGTTGAACTCGCACCAAACCCTCCAAAGGGGTACGCTCTACCGTTGAGCCAAGAGCCTTCGCCGGAAGGAGAGAGTGAGATTCGAACTCACGGAGCTCCAGGAGCTCGCCGGCTTTCAAGACCGGAGCCTTAAACCACTCGGCCATCTCTCCCTACTACTCTAATACTACATCCCCCGAATCAACGACACCGCTCGGGGGCACACGGGAGGTTACAACTCGTCCGCGTTAATTTGATATCCGTCGATACCAAATTGCGGATTTGTTGGTCGTTTAACACTGTCACCAGTGTTCCCCTTGTTAGCCTGCGTTTCCGCTTCACCGTGTCTGCCACGAACCAGCTTGCGCCGAAGGGCTAGCTAGAGCCCTAGTTAGGCATCTTCTTACGCATGACCGGGTAGGAGTCAAGGCGCTTAGCGTTCTCTTCTAGTGTGTCGATAGCCTTCTGTGGGGGAAGATCGCTATCATACATCTGTGACATTGTCTCTGTCACCGTTATTTTGTGTAGAACTGCCTGACATGTCACACATGCGCAGTGTTCGACAAATACCTCACCACCGTCTGCCACACGAAAACACGCAGTAACATCGTTCTGCGGAACCTGGGAAGAGAATTCTCTCTGAAGGACTTCCCAAAACGCATCGAGCGCTTCAGCGTGCGCTTCTTCCATGCGAAGAAGTTTTAGCTGCGCCTCGTACAACCTATCCCACTCCGCCTGCATACTCGTATTGAGGGTTCCAACTTTAACGCGGCGAATAAGATGGAATTTGTTGTCGCCCATGTCGTTAAAAGTATAGACGCGCTGTATCCCTTAGTACCTGCCGAGCATGCCCGTAGCGACAACACTCAGGCCCACAGTCATTCCGTCCAGTAACACACCCTTCACCCTTCTCAACCATTTCTAGGAGGGCTTCCCGTAACAACCGTACATAGCCTTGTAACTGCCGCGCGTCCAGCTCAGGTATTGGCGGATCCTGATACTGCTTCGTCAACAGGGACATTCATTTTCTCCTCCTTAACAACCAACGCTTCCTCCTGATTCGTTAGGCATGCCCACATGTCACACCCATCTATCAATTGAAACGCGTCAGGGTGCGTATTAAAAATCTCCACAGCCTCACGATGAATCAAGTGTTTTGCGGGATATGTTTGCCACTTAGATGTGCGAGAATACTGAACCCAATCTCCGGTCCGAGTCCGTACTCCCCACGTCCTGATATTCACGTAACCTGATGAAAGAGATGCTCGCGCTGCGGAATCTTCAGCGGTAACAGCGCTCTCAGACACCGTAGAAGACTTACTCTTCGAAGACGTCCTTGGTACCGGTTTCAACGGAGTCGTCGGATCCTCTAACCGAAGGAATTCGATATGTTCCGTCATCAAGATACTCCAATTGAAATAAGACTTCTTCAACAAAGCGCTCATGCAACGTACTGAACGAATTCTTTACATCTGAACCGAACTGACACAACGATTCAAAAAATTTCTCCGTATCAGGATCGGCTGTTTCAAAAGAGGACGCCTCAAACGGACACTTACCCTCTACATGCACAGAAAAAGGGTATCCACAAAATCGACAGGCGGACTCAGCTTCCTCCAGCCGATCTCGTAGACCACTCTCTGTTAGTCTAAAAACAAGCCAACCACCAGAACGACCGCCTTGCCAAATTTCACCTAGCTCTAACTCTCTAACCCGAAACTTTGCCCAATCCCACCAATCTTCCTGAACAGTGGTATAGGCGAATGTAGTGACAATATTAACGGATCGACGATCCAGCTTTAAAAATTCTGCGTTTATTTTATCTGGTAACCAATGGCCTAAGGTTCTGCATTTAACGTTAATAGCTACGTTACCGTGGTAAGTATCAAGGTAAGTAGCCACCTTCCCGTAAAGGGTAAATGGCACACCTAGACTCCTCTCATAAACGTACCCGTCGCTCAATACGTAAAATAAGTACGTAAACAAGAGGCGGGAATAAGCCAAATTCTAAGCATAAGCTTATACCCGCTTCACTCGTGATTTTTTAGTACCCCGAACCGCGATCGCGGCGACGCGGTACAGCCTTATTACGTCGAGGCTCACCTGCGTCATTTCCACCAATCCACTGCGTACGGTTGATAGACACCACCGGTACGCTGGGCGCTGTTCCCAAAACGTTCGACTCAACATCCTTCGCTGCCCGACGCTGCTGTCGGCACGGCCTACACCTACGGGGCTTAGTGAGTCCCTTCACCGCGAAAAATGCGGACTCGCTAGCAGTGAAAGTAAATTCCGTCTTACAATCTGCGCACACGATCACTTCGTCGGACATGGGTTTACCGGTGTTTTGCTACATGCGCTTCAAGCGCCTTCTTCGCGTCAGTGGATACCCCGGTCAAAGGGTCAACAGTAATTAGGCGATCCACATGACCATGTTGCGCCAACCAAGAAATTTCGTGAGGAATCAGTTCAGAATCTACCCAATAAAAATTTTTGTGAGGAGCAAGGGCTTCTACCTTGGAATCAACATAACCAGCGATGCGTACTTTATCCGAAGGTAACGACAGTAAGCTCGCAGTATATACGGCAGGACCCGCGCCACGGTCGGATAACCATCGCACGTCAAAGTGCGTAGTCGCCCAATGTAAAAACGGCTTAGCATACGGCGCGATAGCCGCATTGAGGTACTCGTCCCTCTCGTGCGGATCTCGCGCCGGAATTAAGATAGGCCCATCAAGATTAACAAATAATACGGGCCTAGATGACGATTCAGACATTTTGGGTCACGGCTTAGGAGTCGCAGCGGGGTCAGGAATAGCGGGAACGGGAATAGAAGACATAGGCGCAACAGCTGCTACCTTGGCTGCGGCTTCTGCGGCTTTAACCACGTTACGCTTAGTCCACCAACCCATGATGTCATCCTTCAACTCGACCAGAGCTGTACCACCGGTTGACGCCAAAAGAGCGACCTTCCAAGCATTCGCATCAACAACGTGACCCGCCAAAGTAGCCGCAGCCAAACAGCCACCTATAGCTGATAGCCAGTTCAACCCCCAGCCGCCAATCTTCGTATCAAAGATAAAGTAAAGTACTGACTCAAGGGGCTTCAAAATCTTATTATTCGTGTCGTCGGGAATCATATCGTGGAGTCGCTTACCCGCGGTACGAAGAAATCCGACGAAAAAGAACAGTAAGAACATCGCGGCCAACCAACCATTACCAGTCATCACAGCTTCATAAAACCCCGCCATAGACGCAAAAGGGTCGTCGAGAGACGGAACAGGTAGCACTACGGGAACACCAGCATCCACTTTGGTTGAGTGCAGAACTCCTGCGTCCTCTGGCGCAGTAGCGCTCACAGTAAAACCCGCATCGGCGACACTAACCGCTACCAAACCAGCATCTTCCGCGAATGCGGAAAGGGAACTAAGCAGTGCGCAGCAGAGGAGGATAGTCTTCATGGCGGTTCCTCAGAGGAACTGGTGACGTCTGTTTCTCGCACGTATTCTAGGTCATCTCCCACGATTGTACGAAGTTTGACAGGAGCGCCTAAAATTTCAGACGCGATCTCCGTTAACTGAGACGGTTGGAACATCGAGCTATTCTGTAAGTACAGAACGGGACGATATCCAAAGGGCGCAGACTCAAACTTATACTTGGCCTGAGCACCACACTGTAACGGAGCATAAGGCGAAACGTCGTGATACGCTTCGCCTCGAGCTTCCGCCTCTCTACGATAACGTAAGAGCCGTCGCGCCATGAGCTGTAGAAAAGCTTTCTCAGCGTACAAAACAGAGGACACGGTTACCTCTTCGTCTTCGGAACATTTGCATCATAATAATCAGCGGCCATGCGCGCGATGGTATCGAACGCCTCCGGAGACGGCGTCTTCTCATCGTCGCCCGGATACGTTTCGCGCAAGTTAATGCAGTACAGCGCCGCCGCAAATGCTCGATGCGCCTTCGTCAAACCCTTATCGATGATAAGAATACGGTCAAACTGTAAAAGACGCTCCGTAACTTGCGCAGCCTCGGTGATGAACTGAGCACGCAGAGCTTCTTCCTGTTTTTTAGCATCCGCGGTCGAGCCAGGTAAAACCTCGCCCTTAACCTCCGTCCAGCCGCCTTTCCCATCAGGAATCCGTGTTACGCGCGTAGAAGTCATCGCGCAGATACTCGAGTGCAGTTGGTGATAACAGCGTTACCCTCCACAATTTCCGGCTTCGCGGGAAGGTCTTCACGGTCCATGCGTCGAACTCCTGGAGGAAAGGTTGGACCACCAACCTCTTCCTTCATCGGATAAATCGACTTAACCGCGCACCATCCATGCTTAGGATACTTGGTCTGACCGCTCCGAATTACGTCGTAATGCCGGCAATCCTTACACTTAACCTTATTCATATTTCACCTATTTAAGATACGGTTTAACTTTAAGAGCGCTTAATGTATCGCGAACATCCGGGTACTGCTGTGCTACCTCACGTAAAGCTAATGACAGATTATCAATCGCGCGCGGAACCAAGCGTTCAGAATCCTCTACAGGAACATTAATAGCAACCGTTTTACCTTTGTCCATAAGCACGACCGTATTCGGTTGCTTTGGTACGCCTGTGTAAACTCCCCAGCTGTGTAAGATTTTCGCGATACCTTCTCTAGCGCTAATCCTATTTACCAAATCAACTACGATGCCACGAGCACGGGCGCTATCTTCTTCCCCAACTTCGTTCAACCAAACAAACACGCCAGCTTTGAGACCTGCGAACTGAATACAGTGCGCCTGCGGACGCTCATCCACTGAAATTTCAGTAGGTGTCTTGCGTACCGGGGCATTATCTATAGGCGGTACTGCCGTTTGCCTCCAGGGATCAAAAATACCAGCACGCCGGTTCACGTCGTACCTCCGAGGATAACAGTACCCTCCAGAGAGGTATCTGCGCAGTTAGCGTGACGTATCTCAAATTCGGGAGAAAGCCAAGAACCAACCTCCCGGTTGTTTGAAGGATTCACACCAACACGCTCCACAATATTTACAATCTCGACCCTATCCCCGCGCTTAAATTGCCGACGACAAACAACGCACGTATCACCAGGACAGCGCGGAAAAATTGGAGCGGCCATTTTTTCACCGATTTACCTTTCACAATTAACAGCGCAATACGCGACACATCTTACTCTCGATATACCTGTCACCAGCATCCTGAACCGCGCGATGTCGGCAGAGTACACGAGCGGCGGCCGTCCGCCAATCTTTAGAACCAGTAATTTGCTGTAAAGTGGAAGGAAGATCTGTCAATAACTTTTTAGTCGGAATAAGTACACAGGTTTGCGCTAAGCTAGGTAACCGGTTCTGGCGGGTAACCCACCGCTCTACCGCCCGAATAACCGCTAAAGCGAGCGCCGATTCTGGCGAACAATGTGGATGAGCGGTAACTAAGGACCAACTAATCGCAGTACCGCGTATGTGCTCATTTAGTGCGTGGTCAAGCGCGGGAGACAAACGATCTCCTCGTTGAAACAAAAAAGAAGTACGACTACGACCACGAGAAACATACGAAAAAGAGGGTTCGGCAAAGCTCCCTGGATATATCACAGCGGCAGCAATCAGCTCCTTAGACCGGAAAAGATTAGCAGCAACTAGAAATCTATCAGAGTGCATTGCATCTCCATACAACCACAAGAACCTGTGCCCCTACACCAATACGTGAATAGAGGCACAGATTCCCGTGGAGTAAAGAACTAAATACAACAAACCTACGCCGCTGCGTTCCGTGTGTTCCACTGTTCAAACACGCGGCGAACTATTTCAAATTCAAACACGTGATTATTGAACCCCGTAGCTTCTGCTACAAGTTTCCCATATCCCTTGTACGATTGCTGATTTGGTAAGGGCATATCTTTGGAATTCCCTGTAAATATCCGAGAATCAAGAATTGCCAATACCCCCTTATCTGTGCGCGCACGAATCAGTCTTCCAGCTCCCTGGCGAAGTTCCGTGAGCATATACGGAATCTGTAGTCGACTGAAAACAGAACTCTTCGCCGTCTCCGCCGGAATTCCACAGGCAACCTGCTCAGCGATGAGTTGACGAGACCTCGCCTGTAACACGGGGTCAGTTACCGGAGGAAAGGGTAGCTTAGTAATGATTACAAGCTGTAACTTACTGCCCTGTACATCTACCCCTTCCCAGAAAGACTTAACACCAAGTAAAACACTCTTCGGCGTCATCATGTACGTACGCAAGGTATTCGACGCATCATCGTCTTGAATGATAAGCGGGTTAGGTAAGTCTTCCTCTTGTAGCCCCGCGTAAACATCCAACAAATCCTGCTTAGACGTAAACAAGATAAAAGCATTACCATCAGATGCCCGAATAAGGCGCGTACACTCGTTAACTACGACCGAGATATATGCGGAACGACGCGGGTCAGATGCTCCAACCGGTAAAGGAATATGGCGGGGCGTATACAACAAAGCCTGCTTGTCGTAATTAAATGGTGTAGATAAAACCAACTCGTGTATTTGTTTAGGTATGTGCGCCGCACCAGCGTCATCCCGATAGTACGACCGCGTAAGTCCAAGCTGATACTTAATATCTTCGAACTTACCCCCAACTGCCATGGTAGCGCTTGTTATCACTACCGACGGAATCATTTGCAGCTTAGGACCTACCAACTTGCCAACAGAAATAGGTGCGAGAGTCAACTTCTTAAACCCACGCTCCGTTGTTGTGACATAGAGGACAGTATTCTCATCGGGCGTAATAGACCGAGCTAATGTCTCATTTGTTCGCTCGATTGTTTTACGCAAAGCGTAGATAGCCAACAACTGGCTACGGTCGTCCTCATCCTCGATACTGTCAATATCGAATCCTGGATCAGACGACCATCCCAAAGATACTGCGTTATCGTACGCTGCCTTGTCTACCTCAGTCAAAATATGATTCGTCTCAACACCCAAATCCCCAAAAGGATTCCGAGGAATTTCTCCTTCACTGCTGGCGAGAACCTCGAACATAGCTTTCCAGGATTTCTGTAAAGCGGAATCAAATCCTCCAGAGATACCCGCGGAATCCATCTGCCGGATAGTGCGAATAACACCGCCCTGTACAACCGAACTTGAAAAGGCGGACCTGAATGAAGCAGGGGCCTGATGTGCTTCATCTAGTATGAGTGTCGTGTATGGACCAATAATCGCGCAAGGACCGAAACGAAGGTCAAATGCAACTACACTATGGTTTGCGACCAGAATGCTCGCCTTAGCGGCATTCAACTTAGCGTTCCAGTAACCGCAGGAAGCCTGCTTCGCGTACTTGCAACTTTTACCGACACAGTCTTCCGCGGTTACATCGAAAAGATACGGCGGGCGCTTTCCTGGAAAATCGGATAAGTCTTCTCCCGGAGTACGCGAAAGCCAAGACAAAAACGTTGCCCTCTCTGCGCCCTCAAGAGTTATCTCCGCCTTGAGCCTACACGCGTAATTACTCTTGCCCTTCAATAGCGCTATATCGATTGGACCGTAATCCTCACCGTGCCTTTTCCGGATAAAAGGAAGATCCTTCTCCGCTATCTGATGCTGCAAATTCTTTTTAGCTGTAGAAATAACAATTCGAGGTCTCAGCTTCTTCTGCTCCGCTACACGTAGAGGAAGAGAACCTTGATATCCTTTCAAGGTATATCCCGAATCTGGTGAGGCGGTAATTACTGCCGGTACGCCATACGCATCAGACTTACCTGAATTGTGGGTTACGGTAAAATCCTCGAGAAGATAACGCCCATTGCCTGTTAGTGTAAATCCATAGAAAGGCTTAATTACCGAAGTCCCGCTGACTGAAAACTCAACATGGAGCCAACGCTTACGTGGACCCCTACGCGCCTTATTCCCTCGAGAAACGTGAGAGGGAAGCACGGAAATATCGCCAGAGATATCTACGAAAAACGTCTGTTCACTAACAGTACAATCCGCTACCAAACCGACGCTACGCGCCATAAACACGAGGTCACGCGCTAAATGCTTAGACCTACAGCTATACACGTAACTGCCTTCACGTAAAAACCCGCCTGAGTCCAAAAGTCCCGCGAGAAACTTTAGCCGCGTTTCACGTGAACCTGTTTTATAGTGTTGCGGTACTCGTCGCTCCCAGGCATGACAATCTGCTAGACGGAGCATATCAAGCACTGCCCTAAGACAACTATTTCTCCACGAACCTAATTTCTGACGCCTTCGTATGATGGAATACGTCTCGGTCGTATCACTCAAAAGATTGCCAAGAAAGTATGGCTCCAAAGGAATTACGTCATCTCGCTCGACAAAATTAGCGGGACAGCGTAACAACCTACAACGCATGCGATTAACGGGTGGCTCAGACAACCAATCCCGTAACACGACATCTCGTACTTGTCCGGAAAAACCATCAACCACAGTTAAGACATGGTCCAGTGTTGCGGTCCAAGGAATCCCCTTACTTGGCGTAATCGTAACAAGGTCCCCAGCCTCGCCTCGAATCAACTTCAAAACTTCGCGTGGCTGACCGTCATCTCCGCACAGGCGGTCACCTACGGCAATCTTCTCAACGCGCTTAAAGGTACCGTCGTACATCAAAATCTTGGTACCGGCGCCATGACATCCAACGGGTGCTTCAATTAACGCGATACCGTGCTCACGAATAACCTGCTCAACCATACGGCCCATCTGCACTTGTCCAACGCGAACATCCCGCCCCGGAGCGCCATGCTGACGTAAAAGAAAATCATCTGACTCAAAAATAAGGTGAGACCCACAGGCGTTACACCTTCTACCGGAAGGAGCGTCATCCACTGCTACGTTGAAACCGCAACCAGAACATCGCATACGCCTATTCCCCTCTTAAAACGTAAAAATGATAAAGCTGAGACAGCCGTAACACATACTATTACCGTAAAACCCCTCACCCTTTAGGATTCCATGGCACGACCAACAATCGGTGATTTCCGCAGTACTGAGAACAACAAGCCTCGCACATCTCCCGCGCAAACACCGACCGTCGCTACTCCTCCCCCGAACACCGCCGTCTCAGATAACTCAGAAGAAAAAGACGTGGAAGTAGAACTCACTCCAGATGAGGAGAAGGTTAAGCAAGCGCTAACAGATGACTCGGACTTTCTAAGTCCTGCCGAAAAATACCGCGAAAACCTGAAGAAGATGAAGATTGAATTGAAGGAAGCTGAAGCCATCTACGACGGCGTCCTCAGCAAGGGATACTACGAAGAGTACATACGCATTCGAGGAAACAATCGCGCGGTGTTCCGGACCCGAACGTACGAAGACCATCTTCGTTTGCAGACCATCTTAGAAATGCAGAAACCCCAGCTGGCTATCAGTCAAGATGACCTCATTACTCGGTATAATCTAGCCGCCTCACTGTACGAATGGAACGGGAAGCAGCTAAAACACGATACCGACGATGACTTTGACACAGTCATGCGAATGATTCGTAAACTACCAGGACCTCTCTTCACTGTCCTAGCGCGAGAACTATCCAAGTTCGACGCAAAGATAATGACGGTTTTCAGCGAAGGAGCAGCTGAAAATTTCTAAGTGCCCCGCGAGGTAACTCACGAGCTTACGCTTTTGCTCGAGGGGTTACACTACCTCCGCGGGGCTCAGCCCAAGATAAGATTCTCCAAGAAGTCCACCGAAGAGACCGCGTCGAAAGATTTACACTCGTAGCGCTTTTTGCGAAGATAATAGGCAGCGGACTAGGAGTGCGCGGAGACCTAATTGAGTCTATGCTAGACGTCTACAAGAGCGAATTAACACAAATCCGCTATACCCCCGAATACGCTAAAATACACAGACAGCGTAAAACAGTCAACGCAGTCCGGCAAGTTAAGAAGCAACTAGATGATGCCGCCCTGCTAAAAAAGCTGGAGGGGTTTACTGCTCCAGAGGAAAAAGCGCCACCAAAAAAAGCGGACGCTAGGAGACGGTGATCCATGGCGGGTGATCAAGACTTCAATGCAATGCAAGCGCAGTTGGGTCTCGTTGGCCAAGGCGGAAGCTTTAATCCGCTAGGAATCGCCACACCCGCTCCACCACCGCCTCCGATGGTACGGCACCCAGGAGACGTATCCCGGGATGTTGTAACACAAACCCAAACACAGATGGCCACCACCCTCCAAACAACTTCCGCCATGCGCCTCGGCGGAATGGGTGGTCTGGCTTTCGGTGGCGGGGGTAGCGCGGTAGATGAATTCGCTCGCCAATATCGCCAGAATATGGCGGGAATACAATCACAGCACTTAGCACCATACTCAGCGCAAATGATGGGGATGATGGGCGGAATGGGCGGAGGTTTCAGTCCAGGAATGTTGCCCAATCCTGCGATGATGACGGCGCCTGGAATGGGAATCTACCGCCCATTCATGCCTCCGCAAGCGCCTACGGTATCACCGTTCCCACAGATGTCATTGCTTCCCACCCCCTTCACGCCTCAACCAACTACCCCACTATTTCAAACGCCCATCGAATTAGCGGACAAGATGGCGACGGAAGCGGGGCAACGCCGTACCGCGGCCATGTTCGCTACCCCAGGAGTCGTAGCTCGGGGAGCCGCCGATGTCGGTATCGGGTACATGGGTGCCGGAATGGGAGCGGCACTTGGTGCTCGATTTGGTCCTAAGGGAGCTGCGATTGGTGGAGTCCTCGGAATGGCCGCCGGAGTTTTTGGATCCGAAAGATTTGGACTTGGAGAAACAGCGCAGCACATCACGGACTCGCTAAACCCTTTTAGAACGACAGCTATTCGTGGGCAGCAGATGCTCGCCGCTTCGCAAGACTTCGTGACAGGCGGCGCAGACCTCAACACAATAACCGGGCGAGGATTAAGTCGAAGAGGAGCGACGCACCTCGCGCGACGCCTTGAAGATACGGCGTATAGCAGCGACTTCCAGAAACAAACCGGCGGAATGTTCTCGGCGCAAGACCTGACAAAAATCACCCAGATTGCCGGGCAACAGGGATTATTAAACGACGCGCAATCAGTTGACCAAATTCATGATAGAGTAAAAACAATCTCAAAATCACTCGTCGGGTTCATGAAGATTGCCAATGAACCTAACGTCATTGAAGCTTTAAAATCATTCGCAAAGATGCGGCAGATGGGCCTCTCCGTCGGAGAGACGTTGGACATGGCCGTCGATGCCCGTATGTACGCCAAGATGGCGGGAACAACCGTAAAAGGAGTCATCGAATCCGGTGGACTTCCTGGAGCGATGTTGTTTCAACAACAGGGTCTCTCCGCCGGTCTCGGTATGCGAATGGGTGTTGGAGCGTTAGGTATGGCCAACGCTGCGGTCGCCGGAGGAGCATTCACGCCACAACGGCTCGCCATGTTGGGTGGAGTATCCGGTGTAGCGCAGCATGAAATGGAGAGCTCAGCGGCTTTCCTAAAAATGCCGATGCTAGCTGCTGCGATGTCTACGATGGGCAAAGGCGGAGAATTCGGAATGGACGGTCGCGCCGTCCGAGAACTCCGTAAAGGTGCAGTAGACATTAATCAAATAGCAACGCGCGGCGTAGAGAACATGTTATCGGCCGTGCAGAAACAAGGCATCGGCGCCTTGGGTATGTTCCAAGTCCAGGGAACAGAAATCCAAGATAATCTCGGCCGCCTACTAGGTCCTCAGGGGACGCAGATGGCCAAGATGTCGCAAGTCCTACAACAAATGAAATTTATGGGGCTTCAACAAAATCCTGGAGGATTTGCGACGGCCGGCCTGAGTATGGGAATGACGCCTGACCAGGTCAAATCAATGATGTCTCAGGCCAATAGTCCAGAATATTTTGATAACTTACGTAAACAGCTAGATATACAAAAAATGGAACTCCGAGCCCTCGGAAACGAGGAATTCGAACGGACTCGCGGAGGAATCGGACGAAGAATACGTCGAGCGGCTGGAGGTTTTAGAGACTTAGCGGATACGTATCAAGGTTTCAGAGACTTCGGGGAAGACGTTGTAGATTTCTTTAGCGAAGACGCGGAGCTCTCACAAATCAGAGACCGCGGACAAATTCAGCTAACCACCAACAAACGTCTTATAGGAACGTCACAAGAAGTTAGAGCTATGCGCGAAATGTCCGAGCAAGACATTGCGCAAGCGGAACAGAGTCTCGAGCGATACGCCCGACCTACTGCGCTAACCTCCATCCGACGGGGAGCCCGAGATACCCTTGAAATGATTCAAGGCGGAAACGTTGAAGACCGTATGCAGGTACACACGGCCGCCGGAGGTATGGAAGGTCTTCTATTCGGAAATAATTGGTTCGGAAGAACAATCGGCGCGGCGGCAGAAAGCCAGTACCGTCTCGGCGCGGCCCTCTTGACCGGTACATCCGGGGGGCTCAGTACTCAAGCTGAAACAGAGGCGGAGCTTACCAATCGTAAACGCGCTAACGACGTTTGGGGGCGAGGACAATCGGAAGGCGTAGAAGAAAGAAAAGACCGAATTTCATCTATCGCCAAGGAAACCGGTAAGTCGGAAAAGGATGTCCGCAGCCTACTATCGGAAGTAGAGGTATCTCTAGGCGAGCGTGCGAAGGAGTTCAAGAGACTCGGAGGTATGGGTGCTAGCACCACGTTCGACGTAGAAACCGCGAAAGATCTCATCCGAGAAAAAGCAAAAGCCCGGGGAATTAGACTTAGCGACGCGCAAGTCGAAAGCATGGCCGTCGCCGCCACTCCTATGGCTGAAGTAGTCGCGGGAGACGTAGACGTATTCCGCTCACGCGAAATGGTAGGCGTACGCGCGGATAAACAATACAAAGAAGCACTACAGACTCAGCAAGACTCACTCAGCGCGGACTTATTCGGAAGTCACGGAACAATCGTAACTGAGTCCACTAAGAACCGTCGAGCGCAGTTGATGAGTAAAATATTCGGTAACCAGCCTAACGGACGCGTAGGCATGCTGGCAGCGCTCGTGGCAGCGGGGGGACCTGAAGCCAAGGCCGCCTTAGATGCCGCAACAGAAGAAGAAAAAGCCACAGTAACCCGAATGCTTTCCGACATGTCGGAAGAAGACAAAGCCGACATACGAGGCATGGGGGAAAAACTCAAAAAGACCAAACTATCCGCGGAAGATATACTCGCCAGCGGTGAGGGGATAAGAAATCAAGAGCTCGCGGTCAAACGGAAACAGGTTCGAGCTGAAGGTCGTCTCATACAGTTCGGAGAAGGCGTCAGCCTTACGAAAACAACCGAGGAACTCCTTCGAAGTGAAAGTCGTGAAGGAATGTCCGCGCCAATGCGAAAACTCGCGGAGGAATATGAAGTCGCACGCATTGCCGGAGAAGATACATCCGGTATTATACGTAAAGCCGAGCGACTACAAGCGAAGTCAGGCGTTGCGCAAGAGAAGCGAGCAGCGGGTGGACCAACCGACAAATCTGAACGCGCCCTAAAAGAACAGCGGGCCGTCATCGACGAAACCCAAGAAGCCTTAAGTAGCGCATTCCCAGAGGCGGTAGACACATTCAACGAAGCGTCTCACCGTATGATACGCGCCGCCGAGTTGCTCTACGGAAGAAAAAACACTCTACTAGATCCCGGGTCAGCCCAAAGCGCCGTCGATGCCATCTAAAAATTCTTACATATCATGATCCCCTAGCCCAAATGCCCACCTCTAAAACACGTGTCCAAGTAATAATCCCTACAGCGATCAACCTGCTCACAGCTACAAATGAAGTTCTGCTTACTCGAGCACGTGCAAATGAAACAGTGGAAATAGAGCTTCCTAGCTTACGCCGTCGCGCCTTACTTGCCGTAAAAGAGCAGGGGGTGGTCACGATTCAGATGGACCTACCCATCGAAGAAACCAACTTTACGAGGTAAGGTATGGCAAACAACGTAAGCGTCAACACCACATGGGACATGTCAGTCGGTGGACTCTCGTCCGACGACGACCAGAACGACGCTGCAAAAACAGGAATACTTCCTCCGCGTGGTGTATTCGCGGCGGTTCCAGGTTCTACGCCCAAGTACGCGAAGAACGTCGGGGAACAAGAGACCGACTTCCGCGAAACCATGGCGCGGATGTTTTTGCCTGTAGTTAATTACGACGAGTTTGTAGGATCATTCGCCGGGTCTGATACAGAACAACTAGCTAGAATTATCGGGGGACAAGTATCCGAGAAAGACGGTACGAGCGGAGGTTCCGGATACATCGACTTTCTCCTGCAAAATGTTCAACACGCATTTCAAGAAAAGTCGCAAATCGTCGAGACGCTTGCAGATGACCACGTAGCATATTTCTTCGGCCAAGCGGCACCGGTATTTACCTACAGTGGAACACTGATAAATACAAAACAAGACGATCAGGCGATGAACATGCTTCGCCTATATCGCGACTTGGGTCGTGGTACAAAGCTAGCGGCACGGAACACTCTAATAAGCATCCGCTACGACGGGCTCATCATATCTGGCGCGATGATGAATCTGACATTCACGTTAAACGCCGAAATGGAAACAGCCGTTCCGTTTAGCTTCAGCCTGCTAGTAAAAGACACACTGCTGCTCCCGCAGGAATACGGCGGACTCGTACCCCTACAGACACCATTCGCTTCAGGAAAAAATAACAAGTACCTCCCATTCTCAACGGGAGCTACGGACATCAGTACCGCGTACGTACGTCCAGCCACAATTCCCTCCGAAGCTCCTGTACCCGTAGCGTCGGTAAAAACGGAACCTGTTAAAAAACAACCGCCGGATATTCGCCCGATACTGCACGGGCTCGAAGAGCCAAACAAATCTAAAGGCGCACAGCCAAGTACGAGCCAACCTGCTGCGAATACACCACAAACAAGTGGATCCGGCTTTAGTTTACCTAGAATTAATTTCACGTGGTTCTAACTAACGCAACCACGCGCGTTAACCGAGGAGTCTCCGGTAATGGCTTTCGCAACCTTCGTCGGTACAGGAATCATCACCGGTGAATTCACGATCGACGGCGTCATCGTAAGTCTCCCAGTAATCCCGGGTGAATATCGATTACAGAAACCGTTCCCGTACCCAACGCTCGACCTGTGGCGCAGAGAAGCTCTCGTAGCTACTTCCAGCATCGAGGCGTGGGATACTCGAGGTAGAACCACGGTCTTGTTTGCGCACGAATCCGACATGGGTTCCGTATTCTTCGACTTAACGAAGACATCGCCGGAAGAACTGGCTGGAATCTACAACTTCAAAAGAAAAGCGAACCTGGCTGACAAAGACTTGGCTGTGGTCCTCAAACAAAAAGAACTAGCGCTCGGCGAGCTCGTGCAACAAGCTGTACCCGCGGGGCACATAGACCTAATCCGTAAAAGATTAGAGAGCGCAACATTTAATCATCGGGTAACGGGCATCTGTGCTGCGGTTTACTTAACCGCTCTCCTGCTCGAAGAAGTCGAGGCCCTCTCGTGAGCGGATACACCGGTAAACTACACCAAGGCGCATGGCTGGTGTACCTCAATGGGATTGAGGTACCTTGTCCAAAAGTATCTGTCAGTTACGGTATCGGTGTTATCCCGGAAGCAACGCTATCGTTCCCGCCGCACAGACTTCTGCAGCGCCTAGGAGCCGAAGACCGCGTGGAAGTCGTCATTTTTTACCTGGATGATTTAGAGAATCCAGACAAACCCGAATTCCGCCTTCTCTTCGAAGGCGAAATCATCGGATGGTCTTACACAAGCTCTCCTCACGGCCGGCAGATGACGTTCAATGCCGTGGCTGACATTTCCATCTTCACACAGCTTCACTTCTTCTTCCTCAACAACGTCGATGCCGTCTCTGCGCACGTAGCGAATGCGGGTTCAGGTGCGGAGGGCATATATCAGCCTGGGGCTGCGTACCCATTTTCTCTGTTTAAAAAAGGACTCGTATTCCCCGAGCCCATAAAACCGACGGACCCTCCGGTACCTGACGTAACGCGCCCCTTCGAGATACTTTACAACGTAGTTCGGGGAATGATTGACATAAACCTGAACCCACAGAAACGAGCGATTCCCGCCGTAAACTTTTTCTCGCGATGGGTGAGAAAAAGAAACTTCGTCAATCGGTTCTGCGCATTACCTATCTTCGAAGATGCCGCCGTGGGCGAAACACCTGGCGTATTTCCTATTCTACAAGCCGCCCAGGCGACGTCTGCCATGCAGACAATGCAGCAGAACCTCGCGCAAACAATCGGTGACGCCGGAACCTTGTGGGAGGTCTTACGAGAGATATTTGGACACGTATTCTTTGAAGTCGCGATGCTGCCGACAGCTCCTGCCGCACGAGTACGTCTTTCCGATGGTGTCATACTCAGACCGGGTAATCAGGATGCATCCACCCAAGAAAAAGAATCTCTCGAGCCAATACGTCTCTTAAACTACTTCGTAAAGCCGCAGCTATTTTTCGGAATAGCCCCTACTTGTAATGTAATGTTTCCAAGCATTATCTCAAATTACTCATACACTGAAAGTTATGTAGCTCAACCAACGCGAACATACGTCAACGACCAGTTCATCTCAGGAGTTCTGAGTCAAAACGTATTCACAACCGCGGCATTAACCTTTGGATATCCTGAAGAAATAAATGCGGTACTGCAGGCAAAAACGGGCCAAGCGCAAACCGCCGCGAACAAGCAGGCAGCGCAGAGTGGCGTTCCTGCACCTGTGGTCGGCGGAACACAGCGTATATCTCTAAGCGGCAAAAACGTCCTCGTATTCCCTGAGGAGTTTTACAAAGGACCCGTCTTACATCGAATGCCGGTCCCTTCGTGGTTCACGTACCTAAAAAACAAAGAACCACGCACTGATACGAGCGTATCAGCTAAACCCCCGAAAGCCAACGTCGACGAATCCCGGGCGCTACATGACCTGATGTCGGGGTACGTCTCCTACGAACACTTCCGCGCGAGATACGAAAAACGCGGAGGTGCCGTAAACATGGCGTGGAATCCTTACGTCGTCCCTGGCTTTCCGTGCGTTATCTTTGATCAAAAAGCGAGCGCCTTTCACACGGTAGGGTACCTGCAGAACGTGGTGCAAACGCTATCCTTGGATGGGATGGACACAGCGATCAACTACGGAATGTCGCGGACCATCCCGGAAATGCTGGACCTTCTCAACAGCGAGTTAGTAAAAAATCCTGGAAAGATATTCGGCTCTGCGCCCCTAGAACCTATCGCGTCCATCCGAGACATCATTCAAGATTTCACCAAGGCCGAACAGTTTTACAATGCACTATTTTTCCAACGCAAACCTATGCGTGAGGGAAAGAAAGCATCATTCGATTTTCGCGAGGTACTCGGATACGCTGGGAAGAATGGGGAAGTAGACCCGATAACACTGGAATACAGTCAAGCGGACACCGGTGACACGCTCATTACTGAGTTAACCGGAACACGCGACATAGTTCCAACAGAAAGCTTTGTCCCCGTATTCAACCAATACGCTACAGCGATGAAGTACATCTCCAGACCAATCTGCAGCATAACCGACTACGTGGCTTTTCTTCACGGCGGACAATCGCTTCAAACACTTCGCCTACCTGATACACTAATAACCGGAGGAATAATACAGCCACAGGTTGTGGACGGGGACAATAAATTCGGAGACGCCGTATATTTCAAACGAATCAAACGACTTATTCAAGGTCCCGGAGCTCCACCACCACCATCAGTAACCGGCGTATCAGGTACTGGAGCGAGCGCCGTAGCGTATCAGGGCGTACCCACCGGCGTTACCCAATACGTTCAAACACGTGCAGATTGGGATACCGCTATCGAAGCCTATCGTGCTGAGATGTACTCACGGAAGGGACCGCAAGAATGAGTCAGCTCAAAACGAAAGACTTGGAACTCTGGCAGCAGTGGAGGAAAACAAAATCGCCAGTAGACCTTCAAAAGCTACTGACGCAAATGAACCCCATTATCCTTCGAGAAGTTTCGAAGTGGGCTCCAGCAATGTCTAAAAGTTATCTCGAGGCAGAGGGTAAGCGCCTCGCGGTAGAAGCGTTTGAGAAATACGACCCAAATCAGGGAACCGCCCTCTCTACGTTCGTCGCGAGTCGACTTCCAAAACTCTCACGAGTAACTTACGCGACACAGAACACTGCGAGATTGTCTGAAACCAAGAATCTTCTGTTCCACACCTACAGTACGGCTGAAAACGATTTGCGCGCCAAACATGGGCGTGAACCGACGAACGATGAGCTCTCGGACCATCTCGGCTGGTCGCTGAAAAAACTCGACCAATTTCAGCGCCAAAGCCAACGCAAGGAATTTGTAGAATCCGAAGACCACCCCGATGCGGAAGACGCGGAAGACCATCTAGTAGACTACATCTACCACGACCTAACGCCCCTTCAGAAAAGCATCTTCGAGTATTCTACGGGCTACCAAGGCAAGCCGAAACTGTCTGGCTCGGAAATAATGAAGAAATTGAACATCACACAAGGACAACTGAGCTACCAAAAAACTCTCATCGTCCAAACGGTAAACAGGGCGAAGGCGGGGAGTCGTGGCTAATCAGGAAACCGAAAATGAGCAACCGGTAACTACCGCTAAAGAAACCGCGACAACCGCGGACTTCGACGAGCTCAAAAAGAAAAAATTACGTTTCCGAAAGAAAGCCTACGAAGCTGCGAACGCCAGCCTTGCGCCTACGACGAATACGCTGCGAACGATTGAACTCCCACAACTCCGGGAAACGAATGAAACAGGCTACACCAACGGAGTCAAAAAACCGATAATATGTTGCTACATCGGCCCGCACCGAGTCGAAAAAAATACCGCGTATGACTTCCTTCTAATGGCCAACGTCGCAGCGAAAGAAGGCATATCGCTCAAGATAACCTCCGCATTTCGTACTAATGAAGAACAAACCAGGCTCTACATCGAAAGAAAAAATCCTGCGGTAGCCAAAGAAAAGGGTACTGCAGCGGTACCTGGATACAGTAACCATCAATCCGGTATAGCCATCGATATCAACGTAGGAATGCGTAAGAGTGACTTCATTAATCGAAACTACACGCCTACGTTTATATGGCTTCAAGACAACGCAGCAAAGTTTGGCTTTGACCACGTAGAGGGTGCTGGAGTCAAAGAACCGTGGCACTGGACCCATCTGGAACCACGAATCGTTGGAATTAAAGCATTTGAAACCCAAACCAACACGACGGTAGTGACCGTAAATACGGCCATTAACGCTGCTGCGAGTGGGCAGTCAGGTACGTTGCGAATGACTAATCTCGTAGGCCACGATGAAACGGTGGCCTTCGTACGATCTGAAACGATGTGTCGCGCGCAACGTCAAACAAAAATGACTGAATGGGCCATATTCAACTCCAATCAGAGTTTGTTCGTCGGAAGTCGCATTAGCCAACTCGAATCGGCTAAACTAACCCTCGAAGAAGACCCACCAGGTTTCGACGTAGAAACTCTAGACTCTCTCGTATATGATTTCGACGCTGGTACTTGGGGCGACGGAAGAACGGTATAGCCAATGGCGACTTACGACATTCACTTCCAACCAAACTTGGAAGAAGAACAACGCTACGTAAATGAACGTAAATTTACGTTCGGATACGTTAGCGCTGTTGGCGTAAAGGGGCCGCAGAAACTAATCAACCGATGGCTAAAATGCTTGTTCACGGTAAAGGGAACGGATTTACTCAACCGCTCTTACGGTACAGGCTTCGGGGAATTGATCGGTTCTAATACGAGTCGGCGTCAAGACCTCATTGACGCACTCGCACTGTACATCAATGACTGTAACGAACAAATCAAAGCGCTAGATCTTGCGCAATTTCCCCCAGACGATGAACGTCTAGCATCCGCGACATTAACTAGCGTCGTCCAGCAAGACTTAGACAAATACGACGTCTACATAACAATAAAAAATATCGCCGGAACTGTCCTCGTAGTTGAAATACCTACGAAGACGTAGTCCGCCCAAGGAAACCGCAATGGCGACCATCGAACTAGATGAACAAGCTTTATCGGACGCTGACGTGTTTCTAACGGCCTACCTAAGCGAAAACATTCCGGACGCAGACTTCAGTGAAGGTAGCGCGCTTCGAGATTTCGTAGTCACCGCTATTGCGTATATTTTTGCGTATCTCGAAAAAGAACGAAAAACCACTCGAGATTACCAGTCACTGCTATCCCTCTCGACGCTCCCAGAGAGCGAATCCGTAAGTGATGCAGTCAACGCGCTACTCTCCAACTGGTTCATTGACCGTAAAACAGGTCAAACAGCCCGAGTCACGGCAACGCTCCACTTCTCGACGTACGCAGACATTCCGCTAGCGCCGACAACTCGTTTCTTTCGAACCGCGGATTTGTCATTCGTTCCTGATACGACCGACGGGTTCGTCATTCCCGCATCCCAGCTTATTCCTGTGTTCAATGCTGAGAACGTAGTCACTGAGTACACTGCGACCGTAAATCTTGTAGCGGAGCAAGTGGGTACTTCATACAATCTTCCTACGGGTAGGTTCATTCAGGCCGACCAGTTCAGCCCGTACTTCACGTACGCAGAAAATCAAGCGCCCATCGGGGGAGGTAAGGATGTTGAGAGTACGGCGGAATTACTGGCCAGAGCTCCAACGGCCATCACCGTACGTAATCTCGTAAACTCTCGCTCAATTGATACGGTACTTCGCGAAGAGTTCGCTGGAATCACTCGCGTACTATCTACGGGATTCGGCGACCCTGAGATGTTGCGTGATTATTCAAACGAATCTGTCACACGCCTCCGCATGCATATAGGCGGCTTCACAGATATTTACGTCCAGCTCCCAATCACCGAAATCGCTGAAACAGGTCCCTTGGGCGGAGTATACACACGCCCAGATAACACCATCACAATTTTCAAAGACGCGACGGCGAACTTTACAGGTGGAACGCCGGTACTTGTAGGCGATATTCTTCGTATCAGTACGGGGCTGTCCGACGCACCAAGAGAATTCATCATCAACACCGTTGATACAACTACCCTCACCATCAGTCCTAGGTCAGCGTTCTCATCTGCGACAGATGAGGCCGGAACTTACTGTAGCTACACCATTGGTAGCGTTGCCCCTAACTTCGACGATAAACGATCCGTCACCGCCACATCTTCTACCGGCGGACAAACGTCCCGAGGTATGCAAGCAGACGGCTGTATCACTCTGCAGGGGCGACCACATTACCGAATAAAGCTAGTAGAGCTCTACCAATCTACGTCTCCGGGAACCGTTGAATCTTTGACTTCTCGGGTCAACGGTCCGCCGGACCCGGGTGAATACCGCGTAATTGGGTACGTTCCCGGACAAGCACAATCGGCGTACGCGATAGACCAAATCGAAGTAAACTTAACAGGACATTCAATATCCGACCCGTGGCAAATGCGTGTGACGTACGATACTCTAGTAGGTTACGCGGATGTTCAGGCGTACGTAACCAATCCATTCCAGCGAGTGCTAGCATCGAATCCGCTCGTAAAGGGATACACGCCCGTCTACTTGACCGTAAGTATCGCGTATCGCGTAAGAATCGGCGCCACAACAGCCCCTGACCCTGACGAGATGGCGCAATCGCTTGCGACGTTCATCAACACATTTGACCTCACGCACACATTAGATTTAACTGCGGTTCACCAACACGTACGAGATAATTTTACTGACGTCGGAGTTATCGTAAGCCCTACAATTCTGGCCTACACGCTCTACGCGCCAGACGGACAAATTTTTACGTACGAAACAGACGATATCGTCACGATTTATCCATCGTACCCGGACAACAATGCCCGCCTGACAAACGGTACCGCGCTCAGAGATCCCGAAGACCCAGACTTACTCGCACCAATTCTAAATGCGGACCTGGACCCAACCGTCCCTGCCAACACGCCTCTCGTAGCCGCCGCCAATGAAGAATTAAAAAACAGGCTCACAGAGTTGGGGGTGAGTGACCGTACACTCATTTACCTAACAACCGCAAACGACATCACCTTCACCTTGGTGACGTGATTCATGGCCCTGATAGGCAACAACATAGATACGCTGTTCAACGGGCTATCGGGCTTCTGGCACCGATTTTTCAAGGATGCCGGAGACCTGAAAAAAACATACGAAGGAACGGAGATTCTACTCGGGCAGGTATATCTCAACTTCCTTAGTGACGTACTGAACACGAGTATCGTAGAAGCGCCGCTTTTTCGGAAAGAGTTCTACAAGCTAATCACTGCGCGCGAAGACGAAATCGTATTCAAAGAACAAGGGGTCGTCGTATTACCTACTCCGCCCCTGCCAACGTTCTACGGTAACCCTGGATCGACGCGTTACGTCCTATCCGATGAAACCTTTTACGGTAGCATCCCGCAACTGCAGAATACGATTTTCTCACCAACTGCTTCACTAGAACTCGGCGTAGATTACCACGTAGCAGGCGGGGAAATTCAATTCAAAGTAGACCCCACCGACCCCGCCACGCCCGGATTCGCGCAGAGGCGTGTAACAATTGGAATCGGTGGAAAATTCTCGAGCGACACAGTGCTGGATTGGATTGCTGCGGGAGTAAAAAAGGGAGACACGCTCTACTACAGCGAGTCGATTGATTTGGGCGTCGGTACGCTAACCGAGGTACAAGATGATGCGCGCGCGGCGACCATCGTTCACGTCACCGCCACACAACTATCCGTATCCGTAGATACACCGTTTCCCACGTTTCCGATTGGCGCGGTTCCCGCCGGTTTCTCTTGGCGCGTAATGCGCCTCAAGGATGACGGGACCTATAACACAACGTTACCGCGAGCTCCGGCTGCTACCCTCACAGACGGACACATCGATTACACGAATACGCTAACCGTCACTGAAGTAGCCCTCTGGGCAGTGAACGCGCAAATCGACGATCTAACGATATACAAGACCTACGGACACTATTTCACAAACAAGCAGCTCTCCTCCGAGAGTTATCGTGCGCTCGTCCGCGGACTGATGCAGCTGTACATCTTCGGTCCCGCGCTCGCACGATTAGAGAGTGCGCTCAATCTAACAGCTAATCTTCCAACAATTCTGAATGAGGGAGAAATACTACAGGCGTACGAGAGTGGAATCGGGGCAACTGGTACCACGGGGGAGATGCTCGCAGGGGACATCTTTCAAGTTCCAACAAATACCTTCGAGCCGACGTCCGTAGGAGGCTACATCAAAACCTCAGACTCGGAATACCCGGACAACATCGGCTCATTCAGAATTGCGGAGTACATCACTCCGACGCAGGTTAAATTAACCGCTGGGCCTGCGTACGTTCCCGAAACGGGAATCACATGGCTCTACACCCGGACGAACAAGCAAACCGTAACAACTGACCGGCACGCGTACGAGTATATCCTTGAAATTCCCATACGCGACGACGTGAAAGACCCAGGTAATGTCGGTACGCTAACCTTCGAAGCTTTCGAAGCCCTCACCACTGCTATACGAGTAACGGACTACGTCCAAGACCCCCAGTGGTGGCACAACATCACTATTCCGCAGGAAATTCTACCTGAGTGGACAACTGCGCAGAGAGCTGTTTCACCGCAACTCATTCCGAACATTATCGGACCCGTCGGTGATTTCAGTATCGGAGACCCGCAGTTCTTCATTGGGATGGACGAAGAAGGGCACTACGTCACCTCACCCTCGATTCCCCCGTACTCGCCAGTTGCGCATCGCCACAAAGCGTCGTTCATTCTCATGGACCGCTTCCTAAAAGTACACATGTTCGGCGTTATCATCGACCCGTCGATATCCCTGACGAACATTCTCGTAAACGACCTCCAAAAAATACTCAAAGATGTTAAACCCGTACACACCGCGCTGTACTTCAGCCCCTTCACGGTGTTCCTGGACAATGTAAACGTTGTCGACGAGGAAATCCTCGTAAGCATGGCCAGGAGACGCCTCGAAAAGCTCGGCATCATCGACAATCCGTGGACGATTGGAAGTAGTTGGAACATTGGTGATACGTGGAAGTTTTCAGGTACAGTTGGCGGAGGAATTACGCCAAACCCACCCTCGGGCGGAATGTACGTCGGAATTGGTAGCTCCGACCCGACGGTTCAACCGGCAGACCCCACCAATATTCCACCAGCCACCGAACCGCCGTACTTGGAAGACATTGCGTACCCGACGGATTGTAATTGGATTGACCGCCCGCTTTATGTGTATATGCACCCCTAGCCCTGATAGGTTCCGTATCCATGGAAAGCACCTTTGTCGGCACAATCCCTCTCCGCGGCGATTTGCGTATCACCGTACGTCGCGCCACCTCGGGTGAGGTACACTGGCGCTACGAAATACGAAATACGATCACGTACGTAGCGCTGAAGAGCTTGGTAAATCTCATCGCTCAACCAACATCTGTTACGCCCGCGGATTACAGCGTAACGTACTTACGCCTCGGAACGGGAACAGCGGCGGCGGTTCGAGGAGACATCAACCTCGCCGCGCCGGCTCCTTCGGCAGCGGCACCGTTAGACTTGTTGCTCGGAAATGCTCAAAAATTCCTTACGGTGTCAAATCCATTCGAGATGAAAATCCTAACGACGCTCGGAGCGTCCGACCTGAACGGACTAAATCTGACAGAAGCCGGGCTCTTCATCCGAGGGACAATTACTCCAACTATTCCAGCGCCGCCTACGTCTCCGGCGATAAGTACGTACGACGGGACGCACTACCCCGAGCTCTTCGCGCGGCAGGTACATCCCGCCATCCCCAAATCAGCGGCTTTCGTCGTAGATTACGACTGGCGAATCGCTTTTACTTCTTAAACGCTTAAACAACACCCCTCCCCCTGAGGCGACAACACTATGTCACGTCAACATGTCGAATTTAAGGTTTCGGGCACCGACAAAGACAGTGGTGAAGAGAGCGTATCAGCGATTAAACCGGTCACTGACGGCGAACCCGGACAAGCCACAGTATTTAATCGGCCAACCGAAAACCTTCGGACACGCACCGAGTTCATTCGAGATGAGCTCGAGAATCTTAAGTATCTAAGTGACGCCGACCGTGCGCTGTTACTTACCAGCACGGGTAGCATCACGTGGAACGGGCTACCAACCGGAACGTTCAGCGCAACCTCGGACCTAACACTAAAGCCGTTCCTCGCGCCTGAAGTATCAACAGCAGCACGCCTCATCATCTGCGCCGGTACCGTCGGGCAGATTACCATTCGTACCCGGCAGGATGGTCTCACCGGCCAACCGCGCGCATACAACGGTGCGAACGCTATCTCAATTGATTTTACCGGCGTGAGCTCTGGTAGCGGTACCGTAACCGTAACCGCGGACGGTACACCCGCTAACAACGTACACGTCACGTACGACAGCCATCCTACGAGCGGAACCACCGTAAATCAAAACGTTGGAAACAGCTTTCTCACACAATTTAACACATCAACAGTAGCTGTTAACCTGGGTCTCGAAGCCGTCGTCGAAGGCGGCGGAACGCCTCCTGAGGTTGGTTTTCCTGTACCTCCAGCTTCTGTTGCGGCGACACTACTATCCGACGCCATCAACGGTATCCAGCCCGCTGAAATGCTGACCCGTTTTATGTCGGGTGCAGCAGATGCCGAGAAGCACAACATTACTCCGGCGCAGCTTGTCACGTTTTTCTCCGACTCACTCAACGTCCTCACCGAAGGAGACGTCGTATGTCTTCGGTACGACGATTTAGTGATGGCGGGAGACGGAGGACGACGCCAGTCGCTCGACGAATTCCCAGAAAATAAAGCAGACGTCGCCGGAAATAACTTGTTCCTGTTGCGTCGATTTCCAGCACGACTCCCTGGAGCTCTTCCAGTCGCTGCAGTAATTAATGGTAATCTCATATTCGTAAACGGACGGTCGTATCTGAGCGGTGAGACTGGACCGCTTGTAGCCGCTGGGGCTTCGTATCAGGGAAGCCCTGCATCACCAAACTCATGGGCCGACGGTACCGTCGTATCTGGACCGGTGTCGTTTGAATCAGCGCTTGATACCGTGATTCAGACATTGGGTACGAAGGCCGGAGGAACTCCGGGCGCAATCAAAATTGGATTCACACCCTTTGGTAATATTGCAGCAGATACCGTGAAGGGTGCACTGGAAGAGCTCGACAGCGAGAAGGCGGGACTCGCGCTCACGAATGCGTTCACTCAGAGAAACACTTTCACAGCGTCAGTAACTAATACGAACGCGATTGAAGCTACCGGCAACGGTAACCGCGAAGGCGTCAAAGGTATCGGCGGAGCGACGGGTATTGGCGTTCTCGGTTGGGGTAACACCAGCGGCGCAGGCGTCGAAGGTCTCGGCGGCTCAACCGGTCCAGGTCCCGGCGTAAAAGGGACGGGCGGTGGAAGTGCGAGTGGAATCGGCGTTGTTGGTTTGGGAACCGGTACTGGGAGTGGTGTCGAAGGAACGGGTGGCGGTACCAACGGTATCGGTGTGCGCGGTATCGGAGGAATTACCAACGGTATCGGCGTATCTGGTGAAGGCCAAGGAACCGGCGCAGGTGTGAAGGGCGCGGGAGCATCGGGTTCCGCGGGTCCGGGTGTTCGTGGTGAAGGCGGTAGCGTTGCAGGTTACGGCGTCATCGGCGTCGGCGGACCTACCGGTACTGGCGTTCGCGGTGAGGGCGGTACCTCCACTGGTATCGGTGTGCAAGGCATCGGTACCGGCACGGGTCACGGAGTCGAAGGTACGTCGGGTAACGGAGTAGGTTCAATTGGCGTCGTCGGAAAGGGTGCCACTGGAACCAATAACGGCGGCGTAAAGGGAGAGGGCGGCTCCACTGGCGGATACGGCGTTTACGGTCTCGGCGTAGATGCGGGAATTGGTGTCATCGGTACGGGCGGCGGTACGACGGGTATTGGCGTTTACGGTACTAGTGGTGGTACCGGTAGTACTGGCGTTTACGGACGTAGCGGTACAGCGAGCGGGTACGGTGTCGAAGGGGCGGGGCGCGGAGAAGGAATCGGTGTCCATGGCTCCGGCGGAACCAACACCAATACCGGAGGTCCGACATTCAGTACGACACCCGTAGCTGGACCAGGAACCGGTGTCGCCGGATTCGGCGCTTTAGGCTCTGGAGGCGGAGACGGCGGACAATTCTTTGGGCGAACGGCTAGCGGTAGTACTATGTCACGTACCGGCGTCGTGGCTGCCGGATCATATTCCCAGACCACTGGGATCAATGGCGGAACAGGAGTCGCTGCCCGCGGAGGAAATGCTACTGTTGGTAACGGTTCCGGCGGTACGGGAATAGAGTCATTCGGCGGCACTCCTATCGGAACAGGACAAGCCGGACTCGGAGCCGATATCAGAGCAGCAGCCGGAACCGGTTCATCCGGTAATGTCGGTACGGTCTCTCTGGGAACAGGTGATTTCTGCGGTGTTTGGGGGAAGAGTGGACCGTCCTCAAACGCTAAAGGGGTTCAAGGAACAACGTTCGCCTCCAACGGATACGGCGTCTATGGCGACGCGGATGTCACCGTTACCAACGGCAACGGCGTAAAAGGTATAGGAAACGGAACCGGCGTAGGCGGTGAATTTGTCGGCGGAGGTACTGCGCCAACAAACTTCGCTACACGAAAGAATGGAGCCGGTGTCACGGGAATCGGAGCTACGGCCGGTGGCTTTGGTTTTGTTGGACAAGGCGGATCGACGTCAACAATCGGCGTTGGATTAGATGTCTACTCCAACGCCGGAGTAATGGGCGTGGGTACCGGCGGCGGCGAGGGCGTCATCGGAATAAGCGCCCAATCCACCAACGCTATCGGTGTTCGTGGAGTAGGAAGCAGCGGCGTAAATGCTTGTGGCGTATCCGGCCTAGGAAGCGGAGAAGGAATCGGCGTAGAAGGACACGGTGATACGCACACAAATGCTGGATACCTCACATACGGTACTGCGCCTACTGCCGGACCAGGAACAGGTGTAGCTGGATATGGTGCTACGGGAACTGGTGGCGGAGACGGCGGACAATTCTTTGGAAGAATGGGTGCTGGAGCCACTCTAAGCCGCGCGGGAGTCGTAGGAGCGGGCGCCTACTCACAAACAACCCTCGTATCCGCCGGAACAGGCGTACACGGCGAAGGCGGAGACGCTACCGTCGGAAATGCTGACGGCGGTCACGGATTAACAGCGAACGGCGGTAATGCTGCAGGTAGCGGAACCGGTGGATCTGGAATTCGCGTTACAGGCGGCATCGGTACTACTCCGTACGTTAACCGAGGCGTGGGAGTAATCGGCTTAGGTCCTAGCGCCTCAAATATCTCCGACTGGGTTATAAACGGACACGGGGGCATATTCATCGGAGGAGATGGGGCCTACGCCGCAGGACTTCTAGTCAGCGGAGGAGACGGTACAGTAGGACAAGCTGGCGGGACCGGCGTGGAAGTACAAGCGGGAGAATCAAAGGACCCCGCTCCAGGCTCTAACGCTAACGGCCCCAGTGGAGCAACCGGTATCCAGATTTACGGAAGTATAGGCGCGAACGCAGTCTCCACGAGCGGTGCGGCATATAATGGCGGAGCAGGCGGAAACGGGATACGAGCCTACGGTGCGCTGGGTGGTAACGGAAGCACTAGTGCTGCTGCAGGTAATGGCGGTACTGGCGGAAGTGGAATATATGCGACAGCTGGTAATGGAGGAAACGGCGGAGCAACAACTGGCATAGGTGGTTCAGGTGGATATGGGGGAAGATTTAAAGGTGGAGACGGCGGATCAGGAGACGTTGAAGGTTGGGCGGGAATTGGAGTATACGCGGAAGGACCGGCCGCCGGACGAATAAATATAACAAGCCCAGGCGCAAACGGTGCCGCGGTATACGCCAAAGGTACTATCGCGAGCGGGATTTACGCGTCATCAACTGTAAACTCCCCGGAGACGGCCGCGGTAATCGGATCTTGTTCTGACGGATACGCTTTCTCCACCTATAGCTATCCTAGTAATGGCTCATCAGCGCATATAGGCTATTACTCCTCCATTGATTCGAATACGAGTAACAACGGTACACATACCTGCTTCTATGGTCAAAATATTGCAAATACAGGCTTAGCGGCGATATTCTCTGCGATAAACTCAAACCGAGGTACTATACGCATAGCACCACGTACAGGAGATCCAGGAAGTCCACAAGACGGAGACATCTGGGTCACCGGCTCCGCGCTCAAAATAAAAATCGGTGGAACAGTGAGAACGATCACAATCAGTCCTCCTTGAGCCTATTAAATGCTAATCCGCATCGGAATCGAAGAGCAGCTCGATGGTACACACAAAGCCTTCGTCCCAGGACTGAACTGGGCGTGGGCTTTGGGAAGCACATCCGAGGATGCTACACGCAGATTAAAGCTCGTATTCCTCGCTACGCTTGTAGACGAGTATGCGAACAACAGTACGCCGATCCCTATGACACTAACGTTCACAGTCGACGTATTGCCAAAAATTAAAGAAAAAGCCGACGACGAATCTGAAACCAACGACGAAGCCAAAGAAGATACAACAGAGACAGTAGACGCCTAACAGCTACGTAAACAAACCGTGACCATCAAATCCCGCATCCTCGAGCTCGCCAAGAAGGTGAAGAACCCGCCTAGCTGGTGGTGGAAACTGCTAGGCGGAATACTTCTTGCCGTCATGGTTGTGCAGATTCATCGTTTGCTTAAGAAGCGGGCCGCTGAATTGGCTATCCGTCGAGACGAAATCAATCGATGGAAGCTCGATGCTGAACAGGCCGCCGTTGCTGCGAAAGTCGAGACGAATCTGCAGCGAAGGATGGTCGCCGAGGTTGTAGCCGAGGAATCTCTGAAAGCCGTCCGGCGAAAAGAGGAAGAGCTCAATCTCATCGAAGAAGAACATCGAACTCAGATGAAGCTCTTACAAGCCGTAGCAAATAAAGACTGGACGGCGCTCAACAAGCTTGCGGGAGTTAAGCTGTGAACCGTAGACCCTTCGGCGCTATCACTATCATCGTCTGTCTCTCTGTACCCGCGCATGCTAACGAGTTGAAGTACATCCCCAAGTGGAAGATGTGCGGCGATAAGGCGTGCTATGAGTTCAACGATGCTTGGAAGTTGATTGCGCTGGATTTGGAAATAGACAGGCTGACTAAACTGGAGAATAAGCACGCCGAAATCAAAGTAGAACACGAAAAAGCGGTAAGCAAGCTTAAGGAAGCGCTGAACGCCGAGAAGACTGCGTGTAGTACTCTGCAATCAAATAACGAGAGGCTGAACTTCCTGCTCACACTTGAGACGACGCGCGCTACCGCTGCAGAGGCACGCCCCGGACCTTTTCCAGCGTGGGCCATCGCGGGCGGGGTCGGCCTCGCCGTCGGAGTAATAGCGGGCGTGGTATTAGGTGTCTACGTTACTCGGTAATCTCTAAATGAGTGATATCGTCAAGTTCACTTGGGAAATCACATTCCTGCAAAAGAAGAATGGATTCACGCAGAACAAGCTTCTCAAGAGTTTCATGGATGCGGCAAAAGACGTAAGAGAGAAGCTCGCCGCCAAACACGGACTAACTCCGATGTCGTCGAATCTGATTATCTCCCGCGAAAAAGCTAAAAAAGAAAAAGAGTAACATCTTCCCCGATAGCTCAGCTGGTGGAGCGAGCGACTGTTAATCGCTAGGTCGTAGGTTCGAGTCCTACTCGGGGAGTTCACTAAACCCCAAGGTCTACCGCGCTGGTGAAGCAGACGGTTTAGTGAAGTCGAGACTATTACCAACCCTTAGGAATTCTCGCCGCCAAGCACAGGACAGTGTTGTTGCCCCACTTAAGTCCTAGCTGCGCCAATTTGGAATTCGGGAATTCGCCTTCCGTCACAGGCCAACTTGGTTCTTCGCCGGGACGTCGAGTGTGTAAGCCGCCCTGAAATACGCCGATGATTCGAGTATGCGCGGCTACGGTACAGCCTAGCAGGTTAGTCAGGTACTTCGATACCGTGTGTCCGCTCTCGCCTTGAAACGTCGAACACGTACGAAACCAAAGGACGGTAGCCGGAACTACTTTATGTTGGATACGTTTAAATTGGGTGACGTCGATCGGCTTCCCGGCAAGCCACGCCGTGCCGGGACTTCCGTGCCCCCAATACTGAACTGATGTGAGCATCCCCGGCCTCGACTCAAGCCACTTAAAAGCATCATCCCACGATGATGCGCCGTAATACGCATCAAGCTTACCGAACACCCAGTGGATGCAGCAGCCGATGCGCCAGGTTAAGGCGAGGAAGTGTTGCCACAGACCATACCCTGGATTTTTATCATAGATGGCGACGCGCATGGAGGGAGTATAGCTATACTCTCTACATGGTACGACTATCCATCACAAACCTAACCGGGCAGCGGCATGAAGTTGTCAACGTCGCGGGTACCGGACAAGAATTTCAGGATATTCCGTAACAGTCGCCAAGGAATTAAGCCTACTCAAAATGAACTAAACTAAGAAATGGTTACGAGAACAACGAACCTCACCAAAATAGCAGATGAAAAACGCCGCGACACTGCGCCCCGTTCAGGCCCCGACGAGCTAAAAATAAAGACGGTGGACGGAACGAAGGTCCGGGACGACATCGACACCGACTTCACGATGGGCGGGAACCCTTCGCGGTACTCGTACATCCCGAAAGGCGAGATGTGGGTGGAGAAGAACCTCTCCCCTAAGGACCGCGTCTCAACGGTCATTCACGAGGCCATCGAGCATCGTCTGATGAAGAACCGTGGGATGAACTACGAGACCGCGCACGACGAGGCGAACAAGAGCGACAAGAAGGTCCGCGGGCTCTACGAAGAGGTGAAGAAGGCGGGAGACCCTGCTGCTTACCGACAAGGATATGATGCGGCGAGTAGCGTGTTCGGATTATAGCGATAACTCACTTAATCTCTTTGACGATCGGCCGCCCACCAAACCCAGCCGGCGTCAGTGCGAACTCCACGTAGCGAAGCATCTCGTTAGAGCTAAAAAAAGCAACCTCGAGAATCAGACAAGACTCGGTGAAGAGCTTGCCTGGTTGCCAAGGTTGCTTGACACCTACTTCAACACGATCGAACTGGCTATAGCCCTTTGGGTAATACGTACCGATGCCCAACGCAGCGTAGTGAGCGCTCAATCTAAGTACGTACGGCGTAATTCCCTGGAGCTGCTGTTCTTTGCTCACACTTCAATGCTCGGAATAATGGTTTCTTTCAACCACGTACGAAGGGGCAGTGAATTAATCGAATTGGCTCTTTGCACCAATAAATGCATACCAGATTCACGAAGAACCACCGCCTGCTCCGGCCCATCTAAAGTCTCAACCTCCACAGTCTCCCTTAAAACACGTGGAATGAGCGCAACAGCTCCTGGAACATCCTCTACCCCCAGCATCTGACACAAATCTTCCGCGACAAACCACGGTTCTCCCTGCTTAACCACCGTACGTACCTCGCCCAAATCCTGAAACTGGTGTGATGCGGTCGATAGAGCCACGTAAAACTCCTTTCAATAAAAAGTGATTCCCGGGAACTCAGTACTCAGACCCCTTCGTAGCCATACGAAGAATCCCGTTGAGAACGCGAACATACGCGTCCAGTTTCCGCCTATTGGAGAAATCCAAATCGTGATGAAGTCCTGCAGCCCCATGCGTAACCAACTCCCACAACGTCTCCATTCCCGTCTCATCCGCGCAATCATCGTCATTCGCGCGCTGTTCGCGAATCTGCTTCAGCTCCGTAATGAGCTTGCTACTAGATTCAGCCTTTAGCAAATGGGTTATTACTTCTAACTGACGAGTACGAATCTCCTCCGCAGCTCCATACGCGTCCTTAGCTGCCTCTTCCTGTATAACCTCAACCCGGGCTAACCATTCCAACCGGTGATGCGCCTTTGTGTACTTCTTTAACTGTTCCTTAATACTCACTAGATTCCCCGTAAAATAATCGTCTCTTCAGAACTATTCAACATCGAGATCCGCCGAAATAGGCACGGGCGTTCCTAGCTCATTGTATGGTCGACTTATCATCTTCCTTCAAAAATGCGTCATCCGGAAGATCGATAAATTGGAGCCTATGCTTCGACGCTCCGTTAGAAGTAGGAACTGCGCTAGCTTCCTCCTTCATCTGCTCAAGCTTCTTCGCTTCCCTCTTCGCTGCGGCTTCTTGTTTTTCGATGAGCCGCTGTGGTTCATTCGCCGTTACAAACAGCACTGCCTCTTCCGCGATTTCTCGAGGATATGCGTGCACTGTTCCGTGTTGTAAATCAGCAACATCTCGAATGAGTAACCCCCGCTGCTTAGTTCGGGTCGCTGCGACTTTACCCATCATTCCAGCGAGAGTTGAATCGATGCGTACCCCGAGCTTCTTTGCGGCTCCCTTAATGGTGACGTAGTCGTCGATGATGGCCGTTGTCTCTTCGAGGGTCTTCAACTGTTGTTCATGCTTATTGAGAGCCTGATTCTGCCGAATCAGTTGCCGGGTATGTTCGTTAAGTTGCTCCTGTGCTAACTCGAATTCAGCAGTGAGGTGTACGAGCTGAATAGCGTGCTGAACGCGCTGGCTTTTCAGCGATTCAGGAGAAATCCCGGCAAAGTACACACCGGTCTTACGAATACTCGGAAGTACGTGCTCCGAAAGCCACTGTTGGAGCTCGAGGGCCTTGGGCTTGTCGGAGCGCATGACCAGCCGCCACATGCCGGCTTCGCTGAGGGTAATGGCTTCTCGCTCCCCCGCGCTCGTCGGTGTTAAACACCGACCAATCAGTGATTCCGGGAAGTTACGTACGGCGACGGAGACGTCCTTGATGTCCAGGACCCGACACAGGTCTGAAGCAACGAACCACGGCTCTCCGTTCTTCATGATGACTCGAACTTCTTCTTCGCCTTCGAACTGAAACGGAACAATTTGAGCAGACATTTTAAGACTCCTTTAACGACTTAGAAAAAATACCCCAACATCCGAGGAATAGATTCCCTTCCCCGACACATCAACCGCTACCATATTTACTGTATTTTCACTGGTCACCGCCGTTACGTCGGTCAATCTATTGAATCGGTCGAGTGTGCGAGAGTGGCGTTCCCACACTGCTTCCTGCTCGGAGAAGAGTTCATTCAAACTACGCTTGAATAAAAATTTCTCTCGGTCTCGAAAATACGCAACCGCATCGGAAGTATCAGACATGTTTAAACTGTATTCCAGTTGGATTCTTTTCTGTAAACCCCAAGAGACATAAATCCCTTCGCAAATAAGCTGCGTACTGCTGGACTATATCCAGCGTACGCTCAGTAGCCGGCCTACCTTCAAACATCTGCGCGCAAGCGAGTGATATTTGTCGCTCCAGAGATGCAAACTCGAAAGAGGTAGAATCAAATAAGCACTTACCGTCGACGTGCTTCGAGCGTGGTAAACAGCAGTTGCGGCAGAACAAATCATAAACAACGGATGCGTGGCGTGGGTTTACCCACCCGTCGCGTTCACTGATAATCATCCCGGTCACCTACGAGATAGGCCCCACAGGACCGCTGGGACCAACGGCCTGCGCTGTGATTGTCCACGTATGAATGAGCGTCGCTAGCGCCGCCCGAGGAAGCTTCTTATCTTTTGATGCCATCCCGATTGGAACTATTGCGACGCCCGCTGGTGCAAACGGTACGGGCTGCGGAATCAGGGATACAATCGGCGGTGTGAGAGTCGCCGGAGTTCCTAGCGTCGCCCACGCCGCCAACATCGCTGTGCCCAAAGCTACAAAGAAAGTTATCGGCACAGGAACCGGTGAAAGCCCGCCCATCAAAATTGATTTGAACGAACTTTCGACGAGAGGCCGTCCGCCGCCTCCAGGAACCAAGTACGTCATGTTCTGCGCATAGTCCCACCAAAGATTAAACCAAGCCTGCGCTACCGCAGGGATGTTCTTGGGATTGGGACCACTCGGGTCGTCGAGCTTTATGAGTCCGGACGACAATGTACTCGGTAAAAGAGGCATCGTTCAGTTCACCGGCTGCGGTAAAGGAGCCACCTCATCGGCGCGACCGAATTCCACGTACAAAGCATTGGCGGCCTTCACGCGAGCCCGTAAGCTCGGAACACATCGCGCACAGCAGCTCTCAATGGCTTGGTCTCCTGGGCGAGTCACTCGGTAAAAAAGAGAATCCGGTGGAATTATTTCTTCGCACTCGATGCAACGTCTCTTGCTCATAAGCTCCTCACTCTCACTCACCTCTCCGACGCTACCGGCAAATAACCAGAAAACGTAAACGAATCCTGCGCCCGCTGACGGGACAAGACAATCTTAAGCGTCAAAACTCCTGAGATACACTCACCGCAGAGATGCGTGAGGGCTGTATTGTCCTTATTAAGCCGAACAGTCATACCGTCGACATCCTTCATCGGGGATTCGCAGTTGGAGCAACGCATATTCTTATTCTCTTAGATGGAAGGGAATCGGGTCTTGAAGCTGACTAAAGAAACCTTCTTGTCTGTTGTACGTAGCTTCTTCAGTACTTCGAGTTCGGAGCGAGTCGTGCCCTTGTTAAGGTGTACAGCTCTAGCGACTTGCGCCAAACCAAAGGCATCACATTCGTCGTCCTGGGTAATGTCATAACCCCAACGACGTAATACAGATATCCGCATTTGCGTCTTATTGGCGTTGCCGTGGTCAGCTACGAATTGCTTTAGAGAGGCCGGCGGAACGACGATAAACGGGATTTTAGCGTCATAAAGCGCCAACTTAACAACAGCGCCAACTTCACCCAGCTCAAACACTCTACCAGCGCCAACGTCATACGCGTACCCTTCTAGCGCGGCAAAGCGGATGTCTGGTGTTGTAGTAATGAGTGTCTGTAATGCGTCTCTTATTGCAGCCAACCTTGGTGCATCTGAAAGCTTAGCAGGGGCTATACGCCCAAGATAGACAGATTCTTGTTCCTCGGAAATGACAGCCACTCCGGAGCTGCGTAGTGATTGATCGACTCCGAGAAATAACATTTTGAAGTAAGCGAATAATCAAGAACGAACGTTATCAAGCGCAAGCCGCAAATTATCTTCGGCATCAAACAACAACGTTTCATCGCCAAAGTCCAGCGCTTCGATGTACCGGCGCGCACATATGGCGATTGAACGGTTAACTGAATCCTGGCGAGAGACGGAAATCTGTTCGACGTTCCGTCGATCGTTTTCAATTTCGTTCTTGAGGACGTCGCGAAGCGTCAGGGCGGGTAGGGGCTTCAAGGGTCTTCTCCCGGCGAGAGTTCCCCTCGAGTCTAGGCCGGGAAGGGGCCTAGGCGGGCGCAGGAGCGACGTTCGGGGGTCGGGTAGGGTCTTGGGTCGGGTCTGGGGCGTTTGAGCGCCTGGAGGCCACTCAGGGCGGTTTGAGGCGGATTCGGCGGACCGGCGGGAAGGGGCCTAGGCGGGCGCAGGAGCGACGTTCGGGGGTCGGGCAAGGGGTCGGACCGGGTTACGCCGGTTCGTCGGTCCTACGGCCCGCTGGAGGCCTTTGGCGAGACTTGCCAGGAAATCTACGGCTACAGCGAGAGTGGGGACGGGGGTGGAGGATAAGGCTAGGCTAGGGTATAGTCTTCGTCGGGACGTCGGGAAGGTTTCCCTTGCGGAAGCGGGGCCGGCCGGAGGCTGGCGCGGACAGCACGGGAGCTTGACCCCGCTGAGGGTCGGCTCGGACAGCACGGGATCAATGTTGGGCGCGCGGGATGGCACGTGATCAATGTTCGCCAGTTCGGGCATTTGGTTAAAAGGAATACTGAACAAAATAATAGCCCAGAAAATAGCCCAGAAAGTTCGATTTTGACCGCACAAGCAATTCTGGTGCCATAGGGGGGGATATTCAGGGGGTATTCAGCCATTTTTCGTTCTAAGTACTTGATTTTATTGGATAACTGAATACCTGAATACCCTGAATATGTTTCTGAACTTTATACCCAGTGTCCGTCAAAAATGACCCAGGGTGGGTCAGTAATACCCCTGTTACTCCATGCTTATATAAGAAGCACCATGTCAGGGCATTCAGCCTGTTCAGGTTTTTCTTCGAGTTTTAGTAATTACGGACATTTGCGGCTGAACGCCCCTTTCAGGAATTTTTGAAAAAGTTTGTTGGCCCGAAACTTGCTTACACCTATTGTTTTTTAATAAGTTCATTGTTCCGACGTTTTTGTCAAATTCTCCGATACCGCCTCTGTTTTTTCTTTAGCGACTAATTTCAAATCTGGTCTATTGCGCATTCCTGGACTTATCCAAATATTTCCGTGTTCTGTGTGTTTTTTAGTGTATCCGCAAATTTTGAGTGCTCGGGCCATTCTATCCTGCTGGATTCGATCAAAAACCTTCTCTGGCGGTAGCATAATGACCTCCTGAAGAAATTGCGCGACCGTCATGTGGTCGGTATTTTTTACCGCCGTGTGTAGCCCCTGTTTCGACGAACGACGGTCCGAGATTGCGCTGCTCATCCAGTCCCTGAGCGCCTCTACGTAGGGTTCCACTTCCGTGAAGTTCTCGTTGTACTTCTCTCTGAAGCTGTCCTCCTCGTCGGTAAGCCACCAGCGGTGCGTCGGGCAGCGGGTCTCCCCATCGGCCCGCGCGAGGCAGTCCTGGCACATAGGGGCAGCCTTATAGAGAGCCACCGCCTGTGCCCATAGCTGTGGCTTATTGTTCTCCACGAAGACCATATCCGCCTTCGTGTCGTCTCCTATGACGATAATCCAGAATCGACGCGACCCCGACTGGTCTTTCAGGAACTTATCGTCGTTCGTAGACCCTACGAGCACGCACCACCTAGGGTTATTGATGATAGCTTTAGCGTACGGTGGTCGGAAGTCATCACTGCGGTCACTGATTTCAGCTTTGATTGTTTGTATTTCTTTGCGTTGCATCCCACTCAGTTCCGCAATCTCTACCCAGGTATTCTTCGTGTATACCATTCGGGAGTCTTTAGTCCCGAATTCACCGTGCGATGCCGAGAACCTACCTGCTGGTGCCAGTACGCGGAATAATGTGGATTTCTTGGTCCCCTGCTTGGATTTTAACACTAACATCGTGTCCATCTGACACCCGGGCTCGTATGTTCTAGCTACCGTGCCGATGAGTGTTTTGGTTAGCTGTTTCAGCGCTAGGTTGTTTATCCTTTCGTGCTCTTCTTTTATATGTTGCGGCATGTCAATGGCAGACGTATCCACCCAGCCTCTGATAGCCTTTAGGAGCGGAAGCATGCGGTCGACGCCGTCCCACGCAGGGAGCGCGTCCATCCATTCTTTCGTTGCGTGGAACGGATTTTCCTTCGCCAGGGCTTCCAGGGCTTGCTCTACAGATTGATGTGAGGGGACGATTCGACGCATTTTACGTAAGCGTCCGACTTCCTGAGAGTAAGTATCCCCTATCTGCGTACGGATTCGACTTACTGTCTTTGCTAAATCAATAGGTTCTCTGTTAATCGTAATAGCCTTGTTCATATCGTCCCACTCCAGCTTGCCCTTTAGAAGCTCAGGGTCGAGCGTGAGTAAGACTATTAAGGAGACGTAGTCATCGGTCAGTGGTCCGTTGGGTACGCACTGGCTATACGCTTCACTTCGAATCCACCGGCCCAACGTCTCCACGCCGGGTATCTGCCCGCCCCGATGCATTCCCAACTTACGTAATTCTTTGTAGGTGATGTCTTCGGCCGATGCTGAATCGAAGAGGGAGTCACAAAGAGGCTCTAAGATGAGCTTTCCCTTTGTCAGGACTCCTGTGAAATGCTTTTTGAATTCAATCTTCGTTTTTGCTAGCAGTACGGGGTCATTCTGGATTAGGAACTTAAGAACCCCGGCCAACTTCTCCACTACGGGAGGTGGCGCAGGGTCCGGGTTTGGCGAAGTTTGAAGTGCGTTTGTACTTTGTGGTAGACCACTAGACTGACGGGCCGCCATTGCGTGGGCCGCTTTTTCAGCTTCTATATCCTTCATTGTTTGCGTCTTTTCGCCTTTTGCCACGATGAACGCATCGCTTTGAAAGGCTGCAGAGACGATTAGTTCTTTGACCTCAGCAGGACTAGGCAGCAGCATTATGCTCCTCTTTCCGTGGGGGATGGTGGGGCGCCTACGTCACATCCTTGCCGTCTTTGACTGAGTGGGTACGGGAAGACCCGCTTATGTGTTCGGACGGCAAGGGTGTGGCGAGGTTTTTCGAAGGCGCCGCGGACGCGAAGCGTGAAGTGTGAAGCGGAGAGGATTCCACTTTTCAATCCGACTTGCGAGGCCTTTTTCTCCGCATCTCCAACTGCGCGGAGTGCAACAAGTTTTTTGCGTGGGGAGGAATAGCGTGCTCTGAGGGCATTCCTGACCTCACCATGTGCTCGAACGACATTGGGCCGTAAACCCGTGCAACTGTTACGGAATCTCTAAATACTCGCTCCGTTTCAGAAACCTTATAGCGCGAATATCCGGACGAGATTTCGTGGAACGCTTCGCAGGCTTTTTCGATCAACTCAGGATGATCGACTACAGCGCAAGCGAGGTTTGTCGCAAATCCTCGCCACGTTTCTCGGCTGACGTCGTCGGGAGACGTGCGCATCCACTGCGTTAGCCTGCAGTCCGGGTCCAACATTATTTCGAGAAGATATTCCGCCTCTGCGCGTGGGACAGGTGCTGTGTGCAGCCCTTGTTTTTCAACGTTCACGTCTCGCCGGTATTTGGCTGTTTGCTTCACCAACTTGAGCAACCACTCAGGCGGATCGGCGAGCGGCGCATCGGCGGGCCCATGCTTCCACGTGTACCGTCGCCCGCTCTTGTGCAGTGACCCAGGCCCAACGACGAATCCACCGTCACCACGCGTGTCTAGTCCCAACCCGAGCGCACCGGCGGTGTTACGGTAATTCGGACCAGGATATCGGAAGTAGTAATGTTCCCCTCCCGAGCCCGTCTTTACGGTTATTGTCCTGGGTAATGGAGCGTGCCCTGGAGCCTGCTCGAGCACCCGTAGTGTCTCCGGACCGTTATTCTTCGGGTCGACATCCAAGACCCAAATACCCGAACGCGCACCTGTTGCGATTCCAAAGCCGTCATTTGGCCAACGTTCCCAAGCAGACGCGGTCGCAGTATTCTTAGACCACGCTACTCGCGGATGTTTTCCGACGTTCGGACACGTTTCATCCGTACAGTCACAGCGGGGTTCTCCAGTCGTTATTCCGAGTATCTGCCGAATAGGAAAGACGTGATACTTCAGCTTCTCCAAATAGATGGAGGCAATTGCTACGCCGTACGCACGTTCCATTGTGACTATGACTCCCGATGTCGTGGGGGAAGACGGACGCGGAGATATCGGAGGTACCGACCCTGCACATAAGAAGCATACCGCGCCGCCATATTGGCGATCTCCGGCGTAAACTCCCAAATCGCGGGCCCGAATCTCGCTTGCTGGTCATTCTTCGGCATGCCGCCGTATCCGATTAACCGAGAGCCAGGTTTATCTATTCGTCGGCGGAGGTAAGCGCGGCGAAGGAACTCGTTGTACTCGCGTGATTCGGCATCGGCCAGAATGTCGGCGTCAAAAGAAGGGGAAGAAGAAGAGGGAAGGGAAGAAGGGGAGGGAAGGGAAGAAGAAGAGCAGTCAGACATAGTCGTGGGGAGGGATACTACGCAGTTAGTCCTTGATGTGTTCCATCGCTCGCTCAAACGAAACGTCTTGCCAGCGGGGCCACTTTCTTTCTTCGTTCTTTCGTTGCTTGTATTGGAGCATTGCGATTATCTCTGCTGGACTTGCGCCGGTCCTCCATGCGCCGTCCAGCGCCAACAAGATGATGTCTATCCACTCTTCCAAGTCGTACGGGGCGGACTCCAGCTCTCTCAGTTCCTTCTCAATATGCTCCCGCAATCCAGCGAATCTCTCGCGTGAATCGCCGGGCCCAAAGGTCCTAAGAGAGAACTCCTTCTGCCGAGTTAGCTGCTCGATTAGATCAATCACGTAGCCCCCAATTATGCGTAGATACCCGCACGGTGGCGTCAGGGTACTCGATGCACGCTTGCAGATAGCCTTGGATGAAATGCACGAAGGATTGATATCCCCCGTACGGAGCACACACGCTTCGACGAGCGATGCTCTCAAATTTTTCAGGATGAACTTCAAGCTCCGCGAGGCCGATGGTCAGCGGAACGATGAGCTGCTTTGCGACGGTAGACCCCGCCGTGTTCGGCTCCCAGACCGCCGTGTAAACCTCTGCTGCTCGAGCTAATTCACGGTGGCAGTTCGAGACCGTGGCCCAGTAATATTCTTTTCTTTCTGTTTTCCTGTGATTGTTCCCACAATCAGAGCATCGACAATTCGTCGTATATACGTCACCTTCTAGAAACACGTCCAGATTTGGGTTTTGGATTTGACTTTGACTTTGACCTCGGGAGTGTGCCGGCATCGTAGCTCCTTGGGCGCTTGCCCATCTCAGCCAATAATCTGAGTTTGTCGTCATCAACAGTTCGGGGGTTTACACGGTAGAAATAGAGAATGGGGATGGTCTTCTGCACATCCCAAAGGCCGATTCGAAGTTGTTTAGACATGGATAGATGTGCGGCCTATACTGGGAGCACCATGGCCGCTACTAGCATCACGTACAATCTGGTTCAGTCGACGATTACTGGTCCACCGGCGCAATACAGCGTTGCGGCTACGGTCACCAGTACGGTTAATATCGATGACGCTGTGTTTGTGTACCGGTACAGCGACGGCCTCTATGACCATATAGCCACCGTGCTTGACGTGCAGACGTATCCCGACGTAGCAACGCCCGCCATTCCCTTTTACCGACAAAACACTGTTACCCAGTTGTATACTGCGGCGAATCAGGCTATCGACTTTGCGGCGACCATCGAGTCACGCTTGACGAGCTTGGCGCAAGAGTATGATATAATCGCGACCTCGTTCGTGATTGGCACTACCGCCGTTACGGTGCCGTAAGAACAAGGGAAACAAGAAAAACAAAAAATGCCTACCACTCTTGGACAACGTTGCACTGTATTTCTCGACGAAGCTAGTATTCAACGCTTCAAGATTGATTCGAGCATCGACTCGGTCGAGGCAGGAGATCTCCCCCTATACGGGCCTTCTCCGTACACGTCAAATATTTTTGTCCATCAGATAGTTAACTCAGTTGATCCAAAGTCAGATACTTTTCTTCGCGTCGCTAACGTAGCTGATTTGACGACGCTGTCCTTAGGCCGAGAAACGGCGGTCGGCTTAAATCAGACCCTTTATCTCAGCACGAACTTCACGGTTGTTTATGATGACATTGCTACGGCCTCGAGCGCCAAGCTTCTCATTCAACAACGTGTCGACAATCTGATTGCCGATTGGCATACCTACAACGAGCAGTTTTTGGCGCCTCTTACCTCGCCGCCAGACTACTCGACGATTTCAATGCCCCTCACCGCGGGCATCGTTGCGGAACGGGAGTCCGAGTACACTACGGCGCACGCCGAGTACCTGGCTAGCAAAGTGACGGCAGCCGAAGCAACGACGGACGCTACCGTAACCGCAGCCGCAGCTTCAGCGGCGAACGAAGACAACGTCACGGCGTTAAGTGAGAGCCAGAAGTGTAGCGCGATGCTGGGGCGCTTCAACTCCGGGAACACGGCTATTAGCACGTACCGGGCAAGCGTCAACAACTTTATTTCAGCGTCGGTTACCTACACCAACGCAGTTACTACGTTCGTTAGTGTGGCCGACGCCTATCGAGCAGGTACCGCAGATAATGCTACCTACGACGCCGCAAAGAGCGCCTACACCAGCGCGAAAGCCATCTGGGACGCCGCTAAGACTGCCATGGATGCAGCGGTCGTGGATGAAGTTACGAACGGACAGTCAGTCCTCGAAGCGTTTAGAAGCGATATGGCGCTCACCTGTACTAATAAGCTCGGTGAAGTGTCCATTACGAGCCAAAAAAAGAAAGACGCAGATACGGCTGCCGCCGAAGCGGCGACAGCGAAGAGAGCAGCCGACGAAGCTCAGTCGGCCGCCCTCCTCGCAGATACAGAAGCCTTCCTTGCGTACCAGGAAGTGTGTCCTACCGCTGAACGAATTGTTCCTTAGCTACGCCGTACAAACTATTCGGCGTGAGGCACCTCGATACATCTTCAATCTTACGTAGATTGTTGCTGTGCCAGTGGGATATATCTCGCCCGTTTGTCCATTCGAGCGAGATACCGGTCTTCTCATCTACACCGATACTTACGACGTACCGGGAACCTCCCCAACCTGTAGCCCTTCGAGCGGTTGAGCGAGCAAGAAGCGCCAACCACCAAACTGCGCGGAGCTCAAAGCTCCTCAGTGGTCCACGCTCGGGCGGCACATCTTTTTCCGTTTTCGCTAAGTTAAATACTTCAGCGATTTCTTCGTACGTATTGAGTCTTTTGTACTCATCGATGTCTGTTTTTGCGCGGTGAACTGTAGCGCGGAGAGACCCATTTCCATATCGGTCTAATAGTATTCCGGTGAGCATGATGTGCCACCTGGAATGTTTTGCTGTTTGTCCCGCGCCTCGAGCAACTTCCCATATCGCCCACTCGGGAAGTATCGACCCGGCTATCGCCGCAGTAAGCTCCGCATTCGCCTGCTTGATAATCGTCTCCTGTGGCGGATATCTACCATCACACCGGGATGCATTCGAGCAGCTATCTTTGATGACGCACTGAGGACATTCTTCCTTCTTGAACTTACGTGTCCGTGCTGCTCGAGATGCCGCGTCTGACTTTTCTTTTTCATTACGTGGAACTAGCGAAAAGTCGTGGTCCCAGTACGGGCGGAAAGTACTATGGAACGAACGTGGACTTGTTGATCCGGGTTTGACAAGTTTGAAGTCACCGAGGGACGGGTGCTTTCTTTGTAGGTACTTTAAGAACTCTATGTCGTCGATATCGTTCAAGAACTCGGTATTGTTCGAGAACGCTGTCTCGTTGAAATACACAGGCCTTTCGGCGTCGGTGAGTTTCTTATCAAGCTCGATTAGCTCTTCGGCTTCCTGGGATACGCAGGGGAGCCCGTTATCAGGGCATTGCGCACAACCTACCGCTTTGAACAACGACAGGCAGTGGTTGTAGCGGGTACGTAGATTAACCTGATATGTTTTTCCATTTACGAAGAAGCAAATATCTTCGCTGTTTAGTTTTGCCTCATCTGGACGGGGGTACGTAGCGAAAATGGATACCATCGTGTAAGGAGCAGGATTGTGGGAGTATCTTTGTCTTTGGTAGTATGAGTGTCTGTAGGGGTCTCCTGATTTTATGTCGGAGATACTAGTGACGAAATATCCGTTGGGATATATTTCGGAGAGCTCAGGGATTCCTGCTATTTTTTTAGTGTCGGGAGTATTGAACAAAAGCGCAAGTGCATCTGACCTTGCGTTACGTGCATCGTACGCGTGGCAAACCGTGTACATGTTCATGGGTTTGCACCGGTTCCAAAGTTGAACACCGCGGCCTCTTCGCTTGGATTCGCGTCCTTCGCTTCTTGATAAAGCCGTTGTAGTTTATTGGTTTTATCTGGTGCGAATCGCGCGTAGTAATTCAGTTTGCCGGTTATCCAGGCGTGAAGTTCCGGAACATCGGCTTTCTTTGCCCACGTAAGTTGCGCCTGGAATCCATGCTTCTTTGCTTTATACAGAATCATGTGCATTCGACGGTACTCAGTCGCAGGGATGTTTAGTTTTCTGTTGATATTGATACCTAGTACTCGCTGGGGCCGGCTCCAGTGTTGCACTTGGAGCTTTTTCCAATTTACCCGGTAACCGGAGCCGGTGATGGTGTCCGAGGCTAGTCGGATTATCTTGTTTACTTCTTTTGATGGAAGGGGTGCGTCGTACGAGAAATACAAGTCATCGGCGTACCGTGTGTACTTCCAGCCTGTGGGTAGTGCCGCCATAAGCGGTTGATCTATCTTCCAATCACAGATGAGATTACAAATATCGCCAGCTGTTAATGCGCCTGGCGGAACGCCGTTCCTGTCTTTTCTCCGCTCATCTTTATAACTCGTCGTCAGTAGGTGCCCCAGAATCGACGAGACGTAGTGATTGTATCCGACGACTTCGTGGAAATACTGTCGTATCCAGGACCGACGAGTCGATAGAAAGAAATCCTTCAAATCCATTTTGAACTTCACACCCCGTCGAGGACACTCATGTTTCACAGGACTCGTGCCGGGACGGGTCGTGTCGTCGCAGATTTTACACTCGCGCAGGTGCCAGTTTGCCGCATCAAGCGTGCTCTTACCGACCTGATACGCGGCTACGTGCGGACCTAGGCGAGATACGAGCGGGAACAGAATGCGTGCGCGTAGTTGTTTCTGGAAAATGCGCAGGAGGTTAGTTGGATCAAACGTTCTACGGAGACCCCCAGACTTCTTTTTCAGCATGAACTCCCGGTACATACTGGCGCGTTCATGGATGATGTACCACGCGGTCTTACCCGTAAAACCTAGCTGGAATGCCAGACTCCAGTCATCGACGATAAGGGGTACGCCTTTGATGAGTGGCTCGCGTACTTCAATTCGCTCAAGGAAATTTTGTTTGTAGACAGGCATTAGTCGTTCCCCTCCTCAGTCACTTGTTCTTTTTCCGGGGCAGGAGGAACCATCATGCCTTCTTCAAAGTGATTTCGGATTCCCAGGGAAAGAGAGTCGTAGCAGAGCTTATCTCCAAGTTCGCAGTGACCGTTCTGATGCTGGATAAAGTTCGGACATGCGACACATATTGGCCGAATGTTTTGCTCGGGTGTCTGCAAGTACGTCATGTTTGGAAACGGGTTTGCGCACGCGTTAGAGTTTTTCTTGTCTCTTCGGGGCACCGTGGACTTGGCAATAATATATCTCGGCATGTTAGCGGTCACGTACTTCGATAGAATCGGTACCGCGAGTACCCAGTCCGTCGAGTCGATGAGCGTCTTCCACTCTACATCTGGAATTTTCTCAGGCGTTTCTACTCTGTCGAATGCGTGCGTCATGCTGTCTTCAATGGGGAGACAGTACAGCGTTTCCTTTAGTACGCCTTCAACGGGAAGGATGAAGGCATACCTGAATAATCTTTTGAATATAACGTGATCCCCGTATTTCGCGAGATACACTCTATCGAAGGGAAATTTACGTCCAGCGATGTTCCTACGAACACGAAGACAGTAGAGGTCCATGGTACCTAAGAAAAAGAAAGGGCTCCTACGCGTACGTAGAAGCCCTAGAGGGGGAAGGGGAGGGGGAGGAGGACTGTTACTGACTGTTGAGCTTCTCAATTACCGCTTTGAATTTTTCCATCGGTGCGTACTGCGGCATGAGTTCTTCCTCATCAAATTTTTCCAAGGCCTTGGCTAGCGACTCTGGTACGCGAAACTCGTACGACGCGTAAGTACAATCGTACTCTTCATCCCAGTCGCGAACGTACAGGGGATGTGCTTGAAGATAGCGAGTTACTTCTTCGTAGTCTTCACGATTACCGCCACCGTTTCGCGTGAATACGATGATGCGCATTCCTAAGTCTTCCCCCTTCGCCAGATAACAGTCTCGATATCTTCCGACGGTTTCTCGAGACAGGTTCAGCGCGTTTAGGAGAACTGGGGCCAGAGTTTCTTGGCCGAAAAGCGAGTTGTATAGCGACATGTTATAGGGTTTCTTCTATTTGTTTACGGATTGCGACGAGTACGTCTCGAAGTTTTTGTTCGTATGGGACCGCTGATTTTTCTTCTAGTTCAAATTGTTCTTCACACCATTTCTTCGCTTCCGTAGGATTTGGAAAATTTTTTCCGGGACGAATGACAAGCGCGCGATTCTTCTGTTTCTTGGTTAGCGTAGCCATCCAGCAATGACGGTTCGCTTTGTAGATAGACCCTTCCCAAGATTCGTTGAATCGTACTTTGTAGCCCCTGCAATCCGAGTCATCAGTTATTGGAGGAGTGACGGTTGGCATAGTGCGCCTATTCTACTCCTCCTCCCGCATTTTATACATCTGAATCAACCGGTCCGGCGCGACATCATCCATTCCGGTCGTAGCATGGCAGCCTGGCATCAACAACCAGATGATGGGACATTCTGGCCGATACTTCGGGAAGCATTCTCCCATGAGACGAACGCCACCATCCGTGCAGATTACCATTAAGTCCGGTTTGGGATGCGCATCCTCTAGTCGTGGTGCGCCATCAATCCAATCCCGAGGTTCATCCGCACCCATTACGCGCTTGAAGAACGGCGTATAGACAGTTCCTCCATATCCTCGGCGTGTACGGAGCTCGCTCAAGTATTCCTCTGTGAGCGGTTCGATGTTTGTGACTTTCACCTCCTTTTGCATGATGGCGTCACACTCGCAGTATGTGACGGATACGAACTTGTTCTGCGCAAGCAGCGAGTTCATGCAGTTACACGCCCGCGCGTATTCACTATCACCCATCGAACCAGAGGTATCGGTCATCCAGGTGATGTTGAAGCCAAATTCCAATGTTTGCCCAGGCCACGGCTCCAAGTAGTCTTCGTTGATGAGAGACAGATTCGGAGAGACCATCTCCTCTTGAACGCGAGCGCTTATTGCTCCGTGAATGATGTCTCGAAGAATTGAATCCCAGGGAATCTGGTCCGGCTCCATCAGCGCGTCAATTATCTTCTGGACTCCGCCGGGCATGAATCCGCGGTCTCTCTTTACGCGGTCATTCGCGGCCCTGACCATCGTCTGCGCGTGCTTCTTGAGCTTATTGCCCGCAGAGATTGCTTCCTCAGGTGTCATCTCCTTTGCTTTTTCGTTCCACTGCTTGTGTGCTTTACTGGAAATCTTATCAAAGGCCTTCTGCAACATCTCGAAGGTCTCTGGTGAGTTGAGAGCGTGCTTGACGATTTCGTCGGGAATGCCGGGAATCCCTTTAGGTGGAATGTTTCGACGGGAGGGAGATTTTCCCTGGCCGCCACTTCCATCCTCTGATTCTCCCTCTCCTTCTCCTTCGGAGTCTTCCCCCATTTCACTCAGAATACGTTCGAGGTTTTTCATCATCTCCTCGACGTGTTGTTTGAACTTCGGGAGGTCCTTGAGGATGAGCACGAAGTACTCTTCCATTGTCTTTCCACGAGGTAGTCCAAATTCTTCTGGCAAAAGAAATGGCCATTCACCGGGAAGTTTCTCCTCTTCTTCTTTGGAGAGAGGAATCGGCTTTCCGTCTGGACTGACGTGCATGAAGGCTTTGTGCGCTTCTGTGAATCCGTCTTCAAGTCGAACGATTGCGTCATTCGCCGCGAAGTCTGCTGCGAAGTTGAACGTCGATGTGATGGCTGTGCGTACGAACGGGTCTGTACAATTGGCCAACATCTTGAACAGCCGGGGAATGTGCTGAAGAACTACGTGAGCGCATTCGTGAACGAGAGCAAGTAGTCGCATTCTCGGCGACCACGATTCGAACGCTGGAAGATGGCAGGTGAGGATATATTTCCAGTTCTCTGTGAGCTGCACCGACATTGTTCCTTCGTCGTTAGAGAACCTCTTATTCATTCCATTCACGACCGAGGCCCAGTAGTTAGAGGCTCCTCGGCGGGACACCCAGAAAACCATCGATTTCTGGAGTGCATTTTCTTGTTCAGGCTGGTTTGACATTTTTTGGATATCCTTTAAGAAGTATGCTGGCTCACTTCCCAACATCCGCCTATACTCTTGACGCGACGTCTTCTCTTGCAGAGGTCAACAATGTCAGCGATTGACCAATTTTCCGATACCGCATTTGGTACCTTGTACCGGCAGATCAACCGTATGCCTGCTATGGAGGAGTTTGTTAAGCAGGCGACGATAGAGCCGAGTGAAGCTGATGCGCTTCCCGATTCGGCCTTTGCTTGGCCGTCGGAGCGAAAATTTCCTCTTCATACACCTGAGCACGCCATGCTGAGCTACGCGTACTCAAAGGTAGCTTCGGAGCTTCCTGAGGAGGTACGCGCGAATATCGCGCAGGCGTTAGAGGTATACGCCGTTCCTGAATCTATCTTCCAAGAGGAGACGGCGAAGGTAGCTTCGGAGGATAATCAATATCTTTTACCAACTCTTAGGCTGTTTCGTGTGACGAATCCTGAGCAGTGTAAGCGGGCACAAGAAGAACTGGTAGAGTCCTTGCCCAAGTTGGATATGGAGCACCGTGTCTCGGCCTGCGCGGAGTTGGTGAAGCGAGCAGATGAGCTTAACGTCGAGCTCCGCCCTGAGGTCCTACAACTCGCGGGACTCGTAGTCTCGAATACGAAGACCGCGCGGGATTGGGTTGAGGCCCGTGCAAACAAGCTTCCCGAAGATGCGAAGGTATTTAAGCTAGCGTATCAAACTTTGGCGGACGGCTTGAAGCAGAAGCCTGTAGAAATTTTTGATCGAAAAGGCTTGATGAAGTTTGCGTCGGTTCTCGCGGAGCTCGACGAGCAGTCAGGTTTAGATAAGCACTACGACCGAAATCTTCCGGATGCCGTGAGGACGGTGTTCAATACGGAAAAGCAGGCGGCCCATTCTGTTGATTTGGGTGGTACGTTTGTTCCGATGAAGAAGATAGCAGCGCTTCCCGCTTCTTTCTGGGAAGATTTAGGCGGCAAGGAACTTCGAGATGAGGTAGCACCCGGGGGTGAAGTTGACCAATCCAAGCTTGCTGTTGTAGTCGATACGCTTCCTCTGGATTTGAAGCTTCAGTTGAGGGCGCATTGTCGATGACGCTTTCTGAGCTACAACGTCTCGCAGTAAAGGAAGCCTATGCGGCATATTTCCGCATCCCTACGTCCGTACACGAGCAGACCGCTAAAGAGTTGCTACAAAACGCAGATACGTCTGCAACAGCCTTACTTGTATCAGCCCGTTATTTACTGGGTCCACATTTCACGGCTTACGAGCCTGAAACGCTATGGCACGAACTACCCATCCACACCTCGAATCGAGATAAATTAATGGCGGGTGTTGCGCTCGCGCTGACTCCCAGCTTTTACTGGGATTACCGCGTATTCGGCGCAACGACGCACGCCTTGACGCAGGAGATGGTAAGTCCGAACGACGTGCCGAAGTGTGATTCAGCGCAGATGGCGTGGGCCGCTTTTGAGGCGGAGCTCTTGTTTGCGCTGACTGATGGTGAATCTACTCGACCTGAATATGACGAGAGCGTCGCTGCGTACGTCGGTGTATCTCTCTTCGACGAGGGACTAGTACTTCCACCCGTCGGCTTGGGATTCGCGTTGGAAGAGTTGACGAGTAAATTGAGCGCGGATTCCTTAGTGCTTCAAAAAGAAACCGAAGCGGCTTGGCAAGCGCTCCCCAAGGAGGAGCTCGAACGAAAAGCACGTACGTTCGATATTTCCGCCTTGGGGGCGCAGCTTGGCCGGTTAGCTGTTGCTTGGCGTTACGTCGAAGATAGAACCAAGCATCTGCGTCGAGAGCTCGCTACATTTGAGCACTGAGCATGGGGTCTTTCCCGACCCCTCGCCCATGAATCTTCTTCTCGACCTCGTCGTGAATGCGGTTGATTCTGTCGTTGATTTCTTTCCACAGCGGATACTGACGATTCGCGGTGGTGAGCGCCTGCATGTACTGAACGTTCTTGGGCTCCTTGATACCGCCGTGTGCCTGACAGGCAGCATCTAGCATTTGGTAGAACGGCTGCGCTTGTTCGACCGGCATATCGTGCCAGAACTGAACGAGGTTGGGCGCGATGACTTCGGCTTCCGGTCTCTCGCGGAAGATGTATTGCGCGACATCTTCTACGAGCTGCGTGTACGTACCGCCGGGCTCCTTTTGTATTTCGAGCACTCGCTCTCGAAGCTTGCTCTTCGGCTTGTACTTGAACAGAACTTCTTCCGGGCCGATGAGTATCTCGTTGTTCTTGATGAACTCCACGAGCATCCGCGCGTTGACGATATTGATAGACGCGGCGATTCGATTCTCCGCTCGCTCACTTGTGAGGTCCACGCCCGCATCGGCGAGGTTGTAGAGCGACAGAGATACGGTCTGCCAGGTTGCGGGACAGGCATACTGCTTATTCCCGTCTCTATCCTTGGCGGTATACAGCATGGCGGGAGTAGCTGTGAGCAACCGTACAACCATCGGATGGCAGGGCTTCTGAAGCCCATCTGTGTAGTGGAAGTCGTTTGTTTGTGCGTGCTTCTTCCAATCGGAGAAAGTGTTGTATACGTAGAGTTTTTGTAGTCGTCTGTTAAAAGCTGAATTAGTTTCAATTTTAGTGACTGAGTAGTTCGCGGTCGAGGGGTTCATCAAAGCAACGATGATGCAATCGTTGGGGAGTGTGTAGTCGTAGATTCCTCGATCTTCCAATAGTTTGAAAAATAGCGCTACGGCGTGTTGTTGCCCTTGGTTGATTTCATCGAATACTAGTAGGCACTTTTCTCCCGGTTTCGGGTAATCATTTGGGATGGCGATTTTGAAGTGCCCTGTTTCGTCTGCTCTCTGGGGAACACCTGCGCCAATCATAGAAAATTGCGATGTTCGGATGTCCACCACACGCCTTCGGTGTTTTCGAGCTAGTTGGTGAATTCCTTGCGATTTTCCTTCTCCAGCTTCTGAGATTAAACAAAAAACTCCTCTTGTTTGATTGTAGATAATGGAGAGTTCAATTTGTGCAAGGGCTTCGTGAAGTGTTACTCTAGGAATCCCGTACTTATCCCAATAACTTTCTGTGGTGGCTACGCTGTTTTGCGCGGTATTGCTCATATGTTTGCTCTAGTGTATATTGTGTAAATGGGAAAATGTAACAAGTGTGGGAGTACGGAGAAACGCAAAGATGGGCGATGCGCGCCCTGCTCGAGAATATTGGCGGCTCAGTACTATTACGCGCATCGTGAGGAAATTCGCGCACAGCAGAAAAAATATAGTAAGAAGAATGCGCCTCGGATTAAGAAGTACAGTAAGAATTATAGGGAGGAGCACGCGGAAGAGATCCGATTACAAAGAGCTGACTACCGTAAAGCTAATCCGCAGAAAGTAAAGGCTCGTGCTTCGAAATATTACGCTAGTAACCGCGATAAGATTAGAGAGTATCAAGCTGCGTACTACCGTGCTAATTCGGCAACGGCGAAAGCGCGTACAAAAGCGTGGCGTCTCGCTAATCCAGGACACCGTGCACGTCACACCTACGGACTAACTCTTTCCCGATGGCATACGTTACTTATCGCTCAGTCGGGACGTTGTTGGTTATGCGATCGCCCTCTTTTTGAGGTTCCGAAAATTGACCATGACCACACTACAGGCGTTGTTCGGGGGTTAGCGCACGGTAATTGTAATGCTGCTTTCGGCTTACTACACGAGGACCCTTACGTATTCGCTACTATCGCTAAGAATGTTTTTGCGTTGAAAGGATCGTGTGATTCTACAGGCTAGTTCGAAACACTTATATGCTACGCTTAGAGTCGATCCTTCGTACGGAGTAATCCGTGGCATAACGCAGCGGTCCCAATAATTTTCGCCTTGTACAGTTTTTTCCTGTCCAACGTTGCTCATTTAATCATTTCCTACCACGGTTTAACTTGTGATTGGAAGTAAACGTCTTTCGGAAGTGGCTGAGCGTCTATTATGGCTAGACGGCGCTCCCTTTAGTCTTACAGACTATCCATTTTTCAAATCGATATATGACGGAGGTTATAAATCGACGCTTCTGATGACTGCGCGTCAGGTCAGTAAAAGCACATCTCTGGCTAACTTTATTATATCTGAATCTGTTTCTCGCCCATTTTTCAAGAGTTACTATTCCAGTCCTTCACGCGAGCAAACTCTCTTGTTCTCTAACACGCGTGTTGGTAAAACATTGTCGTATTCGCCGTTGATTAAGAAATACTTCTTATCTCCAGATCACGCGGATCGCGTATTACATCGGTCGTATACGAACGGGTCAGAGAACGGGTTCACGTACGCGACCGATGACGCGGATCGTGCGCGTGGTTTTTCCGCTGACCGTTGTTTGTTTGACGAAGTACAGGACGTATTATACGACAGTGTCATTCCCGTAATTTTGGCGTGTATGAAGAATTCCGCGTACCGGTTCGAAACTTACGCCGGAACTCCGAAAACTATGGAGAACTCCATTCAATTTTTGTGGGATCAGTCTTCTCAGAGCGAATGGGTGATGAAGTGCGAGGGGTGTAGTAAATACAACTTCGTTATTAGTGAGAAGTCTCTCGGTAAACACGGCCCCATTTGTCTTAATTGTGGGAAGGTTTTAAATCCCCGCGCAGGGCAGTGGATCGATATGCGTATTGCCGACAAGGGTACTGGAAAACACTCCATTAAAGGCTTTCACATTTCTCAATTGATTATGCCGCTGAACATCCCGTCGTGTGTAAAAAATACGCCCGAAAAGCCGAGTGCAGTCGAGGACGCTCAGGCGCGTTGGGATGATATCCTCCGTGACCATGACATGTTTTCCGCGGCTAAGTTCCGCAATGAGGTCTTGGGTGTATCAGATGCCGTAGGTCGTAGACTTATTTCACTGGAGGAGCTCGAAGCACTGTGCACAGGCCCCCAGATATCCCCTACGCCAGGTAAAAATTTGGAAGGCTGTTCGATTACTGTTGCCGGCGTTGATTGGTCGGGCGGCGGAACGACGGGCGTTAGCCGTACGGTCCTATGGGTGTGGGGCTTTCATCCCGCAACACAGAAGTTACGTACGCTCTACTTCCGAATTTACCCAGGAAGCAACGCCGTCGCAGATGTCGAGAATATCGCTGCGATTTGCCAGCATTACGCTGTTGCGATGGTCATCGGTGACGCTGGCGAAGGCGCACTACCTAATGCGACGCTACGAGACCGTCTAGGCGCTCACCGCGTGCACATGATGCAGTACGGAGCGTTAGGTCAGCCGATAAAGCACAATGGCTTGGACAGGTATCTCGCTGACCGCACGACGATGATTGATAACTATCTCATGTTTCTGAAGCGGGGTTCGGTTGTATATCCGCCACGAGAAGAATCACGTGAAGCGATTAAAGATATTCTGAACGTCTATGAAGAAGTTACGTCGTCAGGTAAAAAGGTTTGGCGACACAGTCCCCAATTACCTGACGATTGTCTTCATGCACAACTGTTCGGATGGTTTGCACATAAGCTTGTGTCTAATGACCTGAAATTCTACGCGTAAGGGATTCCTCATTCAGTGAGGATATGGTTGATTTCAAGCTTATCTCATAGCTTATCTGAACAGCTTACGGCTGCCCGCACTACGCGGGCGCTGTGTTTACAGCTCGAATCCCTACGCTCCCTACGTCTTTCCTCTTAGTTCTATGATTCCGCGGAATGTCCAATATAGGCGCCACATACTTAAGGATATTGCCCTTGAGGCGGAGGCGGCCCATAATGACCTTCTCTTAGCTTGAAGCTAGGCTTCGCGCTAACATCGGGCCATATGTCAGCACTACGCTGACTCCGAAATGGTACCGGGCAGGAAAGATCTTTCTATGTTCTACTATATATTTATTGTTTGCTCGAGCTCGGTGGGGTTCAGGGAGTTCATTTTTCCCCGGCGGCCATTGACCTTATATTTGTTAGCTAGGCTACCAAACTAAGAGCTCTGGGAAGCATGTCAGCGCTACGCTGACTCCAGATGTACTGGAACAAAGATTTTACGTATCTACAGGTTACGCTTCACAAGCTTTTTCCCAACGAGACATCAGACTTAAATACACATCCCTGCACGCGAGGGCATCGTTCATTGCTCGATGCTCAGGTTTGTTTGTAGTACCGAGATATCTACAAACCTTTTCTAAGCTCACTCCTTCAGCGGGAGTGTACATGAATAGGGGCCACGCGAGTGCGACTGTATCGATCTTATGGTATCCCCACGGAACTGTCGCGTAGAATTGACGCAATAAAGCCGTAAGAAATCCCTCATCGAACGATACGTTGTGCCCTACTAGCACCGTATTGTGCGACATAGCCATTAGGGCTCTTACCACAACCTCAGGATTGACGCACTTGTCAAAGGTCCACTCCTCCGCGGAATACTTGTTTATCTCAAGAGCCTTTGGTTCCGCGGTTTCGATACGTAGTGGCTTTATTTTCGCGTGATACGTCGTCAGCACCTGCTTCGCATCAGGCGTTGTACGTATCGCCGCGACCTCGAGTATCTCATGCTTAGTAGGGTCAAGTCCCGTCGTTTCTGTATCGACGAACAGAAGATCTTGGAACTTCTTTGTTTTTGGGAGGAGCATTTTTGGCCTGATAGAAGGCTACTATCTTTTCGCGGGGAATTGTAGTTTTAGGAGCGATAACTACTGTCTCATCGTCATATTCCAACAAAATTCCTCGAAGAGGTCTTCCGTTGTTTACGAGGTAAAAGATGACGAGGGTACCTACAGCTTCTTTGAGGTTCTTGGTGTGTAGCGCTAGAGGCGTGTGCACTACCACATCAGGGTTCGGAGAGGGAGGTTCTTGCGTCTTCTTCTGTGAAAGCCTCGGCGACGTAGGCATCGTTCGAGTATTCCTCTATTTTCGTGTTGGCAAGGTAGGATTCCAGTGATTTGAGTTCGCCGTATGATGACCCAACTTCGTAGTCCCATTTAAATGCGACTGGGAGCCATGGATGGGCGTCTGCTGCACCCTTCTCCAAATACGTATAAATGAAATCAGGTAGCTGTCGGATATATTTTTTCTTGATTTGAAACCCAAGGCTGTCGTGCACTGTCAATAGAAGTCTACCTCCCAAATCTTTGAGAGGTTCTTCGATTGCTAGTAATCGTCCCATTACGATATCAGAGCTTGTGCTTTGGATTTTAAAATTAACTGTCTGACGTTCAGCTCTCCCTATTTGATACTTCGGCGCTCCCGATACACTAAATCTACGGCGTCTACCGAAGAACGTTTCGACTAAATTAAATTGTTGTAGTTCCCACTTTGTCTGCGCCATGTACGTCTTGATGGACGGAAACAAAGCGAACAGAGTGTGAATGAGCTGTTGTGCTTGCTCTAGACTGATACCAATAGTTTCCGCAATTTTCTGAGGACCGGCGCCGTACAGAATACCGAACACTACGCGTTTGACAGCGGTTCTGAATTTGTCGAGCATCGCCCCGTACTTACTATTGGTTTCTTTTAGCTTGTCTCTAGCCGCGAAGTCTTCGTACGTCAGAGGATACTCATCGCTTAGATTCATGCTTCCGAGAACCGCCGTTGCACCAGGACTCTGACGTACGATTTCAACAATCTTGGACGCGATGAAACAATGCGTGTCCTGCCCCGCGTTGAGCGATTGTATGAGCGCTTGGTCTCGGCAGTAGGCGGTTAGGATTCGTACTTCGGCACCCTTCGCATCAGCGTTGACGAAGACATACGAATCATCGTCCGGGAGGAACACTTTCTTAATGTTAACACCCGCCAATTTCTTGGGGATGTTTTGCATGTTTTCATCGTTGGAATTTTTGTTAACAAATCCGTGGGCGATGTAAGAGTGATCGACCGCTACTGTGAGGTCCCAGACTTTCTTAGGACCTACGGGACGTATGCTTTTTATCCGGGTTGTAACGAGTCGCATATTTGGTCCACTACCCACGGAGGCGGCGCAGAGTATTTCGGCATTTTCTGACAGTTCCTCGAGTCGTTTCCACCCCGTCGGCGTCAAGAAGCGATGTTTTTTAGTCACGGTGATGGTGCGCCCGTCTTCGAGTTCGACCTCGAACATTTCTTCAATGCCTTTTTCTATTTTACGTAGAATCGGTTGTTCGCGGAGTTCGTGGGTCTGGATGGTAATCCCCGGCATCTTCTCCAGATCGAGATTCTGTATCTCGATTTTTCCGTAATTAGTATCTAGTACGGTTTCTCCCGCGACACAGGACAGTCTACCCGAATTTGTGCCGTGCTGGTTGTAGTTCGTGTGTAGATACCCGTCGAGCTCCGAGAGATCCCACACATTCTGACAGAACGTATTTTTCGCTTTATATGCCTTGGCGTAGATTAGTTTTTTAGCTGCAAAGGGGCACTGATACTTCGCCACCAAGTACTGCATCACTTTCTCGGTGGTTTGTATCTGTCCCGTTTTTGTCTTACCGATGCCTGTGAGGGGATAAGTCGTGGGGGCGTGAGTTGTTGGATGTATAAACCCGCTGTTGAACAGGATTTCAGCTATCTCTGCCGGACTATTGAGAGTTATCTCTCTGCCCGCCATATCCTGTAGCTCTGCAGCGGTTTCTGTGACGACTTTTCCCAACGCTTCACGCAACGTAGTTAGGTACGGTCTGTCTATCCGTATGCCCTTAAACTCCATTCTCGCGAGAGCTGGGGTAACGGGGAATACGTTGTTCAGTACTAGTTGTCTTACCGGCTTATCAGCGGAACAGAGTTCTGGGACGGGGTAGAGCACCATGTACTTCTTCAACATCTCCGTCTCACTATGTAGCGGCGCAATTCTCAGCCGTATTTTCTTCCTCGCCGAAATCGCCAGCGCCTGCTCTCTCTTCGTTATATTCGTTTCTACGATTACTCTGTTCTGCTCGTCGGTAATTCTTTTTTCCTGCAGTAACACTAGCCGCCGTGTCATATCTGCATCGACTGCCGCATAAAGCAATAGCGTGGGAAGTGGGATACTTTCAAATCCCCCATCTTTCGAAGTTGAAGCTTTTGGCGCTTTCCTCAGGTTGTCGAGCTGCGAGTCGCCCTCTTCGTGCGTGAGCATTTCTTGAAGAGAGTCGGCGTATGTCGCGAATTCCGGGAAGAAAGTACGGGTCAACTGCTTTAATCCGTACTGTCCCTTTTTATCTTCTTCGAGAGCATGTTCCCCTAGCATGCTATCCCAAGCGAACCCGTTAATCGGCCAGCCCGCTTTCATGAAGACTTTAAGGTCGAACTTAGCATTATGAAGGAACTTCGGCTTCTTGCTCGCTAAGACTTCGCGTACGTACGGTATCGCGTCTTGGTACGCGTAGGGTGTAGTGGGGTGCTCTAATGGAATTGCAGTAGCTTTACCCTCCGCCCATGCGAAGGACACCGCCAATACTTTCAAGTTTTCTCGGTGTGGAAACTTGGTGTTTGTCTCGGTGTCTACAGAGATAGGCCAGTTATCTGCAGATACTTTACCTTCTTGATAATTCAGTATTTCGCGACAGATTTGGCGTACTTCTTCGATTGTTTTCGGGATTACGTATTTTTCGGTTAGTTTTTCGAGTGGGGTAACGTGTGTTAATCCACCTGCGCTCGCAGCGTCCGCAGCTCGTCGCAGGTCCGCTACGAACGTCGTGTAGATTCCCGGCATCGCGAACAACTGTTTTGTCGAGACGGTTACGACGACATCGAATATCGGAGCGTCATCACCTTCTCCAATTTTCTGCTTTTGGAGTAATCGCCCCTGCATGTCCTTCAACTTCGCGGCTTTTATTTCTAGTGCGCGAAGGGCAGACATACCCATTACCAGCAGGACGGCGTTCTTGTTTGCGCGACGTAAGTCAGCTTGGAGCAGCGTACGGCACCGTTGCAGTACGGCTTTTTCGGGGTCTTTGTCGCCCTGGTTGCTTGTACAGAGTACTGCGTACGTATACGAGACCGCTAGCTTACTGTGCGAAGGTAAGTTACGTAGCTCGGATACGGCGGTTCGAATGATTTTACCGCTGTCATCGTCGAAAGAGCTAGGAACGTTACCGTGGCGATCGCAGACAGGAGCTTCCGCTATGATGATGAGTTCGGCGTTTGAATCAATCCACGATTCAACATAACCGTAGGGATGGGTCTCTGTCTCGATTTCTCGAGGACATCCGCTGCAGATTTCTGCGGGCTTCTCCATGAGAGCTCCTCGGGTTGTGGGCACGAGTAGCTCGTGCGGTTATTTTTTGAATTTGGGGCAGTACGTATCTTTGTATCCACACCAGCCACACCACCAACCCTCATTAGGCTGGGGAGGATTCTGTAGCGCAGCACAGGCTTGCGTTAGGAAATCGACGAGCCATGGGTAGTACTTTTCACGGATAGTTTCCGCGGTTACTCGGGAGTTCCACTTAACCTGGTCGGTTTGTACGAAGTTGATCGCTGTTTGAACTCCCTTGAGTTCAGGGCGCAGGGCTAAAGCAAGGATGCAGTAAGCTTTGCACTGGTCCTCGTACATCGACATCTCTTTTTGTTTTCCGGTTTTGTGGTCGATGATTACCGCGTCACCTTGTTCGGTTATCATCATCAAATCTATTACGCCCCGGAATAGTCCGCTGTCATCGTTGAATGACGTATGCTTGAACTCCGGAGATAACCCCATCCGGTATTCGATGAGTACGTTTTGTGGCTTTACTCCGTACTTTGCCTTAAAGCGTTCGATGAACGCGACGAAGCGAGTGACTTGGTCGTAGAAACTTTTGATCTTTTCTACTTCGTTAGTCGTGAGCTCATTCTTGTCGGCGGCGAATTGGAAGGCTTGCTTTACAGGAATCCTGTCTAAGCTGAACTCTAGTGCTTGGTGTACTGCGATTCCGATACGGCTCTCCTCAGAAGAAGACGTTTCTTCAATGTACGTTCTTCTTAGCGGGCCGTATTTGTATTCGTATTGCTGGGAGCACTTAGATACTACCCCCGCCTTAGAGATGGACCACGGCATGCCTTTCAGTACGTACTCGGGCAGGGGTAAAGACATGTGCGCGTCCTTTGTAATGACACAGACAGGTAGAGCGGAGCTCAAATGAGCCCCGCCCTCCTGTTAGTTACGACGATAATTGCTTAGACGTTCTTGGAGTAATCCGGGACGGCGTCGGTATCGCTCTTCAGAAACGCCTTCTCATCGAACGCTACGACCGGGGTGGCGTTTACCACCGATTCACTCGAGTCAGGACTGTTACGAGCGCGGTCATAGATGTTCGCCATCTGCGTGTAGTAGATGTCCGCGTCAATGACCTTTGAGAGCGCGTTGAATAGCGGATGGAACTTCGTATCCGTGATTGCCTTTGTAGCATCGGCAACAGGACTAGACTGAATGATGTACCACTTGTTACCCTTGTCGACTCGCTCCTTCGCCTCGAAGGTAAACCAGCGCTCCCAGAGGAAGTTGGACTTCTTCATGACACCCATGAGCGCCTTACCGGCACCCTCGCTCGTCTTACTGAACTTGAGCTCGTAGATGGACGTCATGTCTTGGTCGAGGAGGTACACAGTTATTTCTCGCATGCACCCACCCTGCGCATACGGACGAAGGTTTGGGTGAAGCGGACAAGCGTCGCAGTTTCCGTATTTGCTCCCCATCCTACGGTCGACTGAAACGCAGATAGGTGCTTTACTCTCGTTGGAATCCTTGGTCTTCTCTGGCCATAGGATGTGTCCCTCATAGATTGCCAGAGGAACGGCGTTGAACTTCTCACCGATAACCCGAGAGTCCGCGGAGTAGAATTGACCTGGGAGCGTTTGTCGGGGTCTAATGGGGTCGTTACCGGTACCGTGGTAAACCTTCAACGCGGTTGGCTCGAAGCCGCTAGACGAGGTGTGCAACCCCTGCTTCTCTGGGTTAGTCTTGGCCACCAGAGTCATCATCGCTTCCTGGCTATTCTCAGGAAGGTTCATGACAATCTCCATGAGCTCATTCGGCGTAGGACGCTTCAACATCATGGCCCGAGGTCGAATGGCTTCGGGTAGTCGCATGGCCAAAGCTTTGCGCGCAGCGAACTCCGAAGACCCGCTTTCTTCAGTTTTGACGATAGCGGAAGTCGCGTTCGGCGGATTAACGATTACGGCCGGTTCCGCGGCGGGGGTCACGTCTTTGTTCTTAGCCATTGTTATGCTTTCTTGATTTGTGGATTAGTTGTTGGTTTCGTTGCGTTGATTGCTCGGGCACCTTACTCCCAGCTTCTGACTATTTCCAGCACTAAAACGAGGATCGTTTAAAAATGAACCCAATGGACAATGACCGTGTAGTCTCGGCTTATTTCGCTGATTTACGTGGTAATGAATTCATTCCTCAACGAGAGGAACGCGATCTAGTAAAGGCCTACCGCACTTGTTCTGCGTGCAGGTCTTCGTATAGCTTGGGATCTTCAGCTACCCGATGTCCTAGGTGTAATACTCCGCGAAACTTTAAAGCGCGTGATCGACTTATTTCGGGAGCCCTTCGCTTTGTTGTGAAAGTAGCGAAAGAATATGCTTATCGCACTAAGGGACCAAAGTTCGACAACGAACTATTGACGTCACTGATATCCGCCGGTAACGTAGGACTTCTAGTCGCGGCGGATCGTTTTGATACCTCACGCAATACTAAGTTTCTTACATACGCTGCGTGGTGGGTTCGCGAGAAAATACTAGAGGAGTTAGATAGTCAAGGAATTATTCGTGTCCCTGCCCATAAGCAGAAAGCGTTAAGAGCGCAACGTAAGAGTGGTGGCGGTGTTGATGTAGAGCAGCCGCACGTTACGTTGGATGCTGTTGGCGCTATTGACGTAGCTGGACACTGCGATGTGAGCTTAGAACGTGATTTAGTGAATACGTACGGCCTTACTATGTTACGTCGTGCGTTAGATAACTTATCTCTACGCGAACGAGATAAATATATTGTCCTGGCGTATTACGGCGCGAGAGAAGAGCCTAAAAATCTCCGGCAGATTTCCAGAAGAGTAGATTTATCTTCTGAACGTGTCCGGCAGATTAAGAAGGACACTCTCGCGCAAATCAAGACATACTTATTGGCAAATCAAGTAGAAACGTCTCAAGATGTTTTTCTTGAGTAGTGAATCTCTTCACTTAAGACGAAGATCCGCTGCTAACGTGATTCCCTTGAGAATCAGGCGATACTCTTCTCTCTTTTTCTCGCTCTCAGCGTTTACTTCTTTTCGCTTGTAGCTGACCATCAGTTCCCGAATGTCTTCTTTCTTGAGCGGATGGAAGTCCGCTTCGGCGTAATACTCGACTGCTTTATCGGGTACCACGGTCTTAGCTACTCTCTTCTTCTTCGGACGTCCGTCCGCATCCTCAGGGTTTACCTTATCATCTTCAGCATCGGCTTCAGCTTCAGCTTCAGCTTTCGATGCTTTGAGCGTCCCAAGGATATGCGCAACCTTTGTCTCCATCGCGGCAGCGGTAAGGTTGGAGGCTTCGAGTACTAGGGCGTCGATTTCTTTTATGTGCGGAAGTAGTCGGCAAAGAACTCGCGCTTGTGTGAATGAAAGCGTTTCATCTCGAAGCGCAGAGATAGCTGATTCCGGTAGCGCGAGGAGAGTCAAATATTGTGAGACGTATCCTGGGGCAACTCCGATAGCCTGAGCCACTTGCTGCTGCTCCAGCCCTGTATTTTTGATGAGCTTCGCGAACGCCTTCGCTTTATCCAACGGAGCCATGTCCTTTCGTTGGATGTTTTCGATGAGCGCTAGCTTGATGCGTCGATTGCTATCCGCATCTACTACCAACGCAGGGACAGATTCTTCGCCCAAGCTTCGAACGGCGGTCAGTCGGCGGTGCCCTGCAATCACCGAGTACTTTCCCGGCGTCTCTGCGGCAGTAACGATGATTGGTTCTAGCAATCCTTCGGCTTTGATACTCTTGGCAAGCTCTTCAATATCGGGAAGTTCTCCTGTTCGGATATTGTCTCCCGCTTTCGTGAGGATATCCTTGACCGCGAGTTCAATGAGCTTCGGAGGGTTCCTCGGTGTTGGTTCAATAGTCACGAGGTTCGGTTTGGTCCACGTAGGCAATACAGGTTTTTCGGCGGCAGCCATGTGGCTCCTCCATGTACGGTGTTTTAGCTGAATGGGAACGCTATCCGTCGTTAAATTCCCGTAGAAAGGCTGACTTGTTTATGTTGATCATAACAAGTTTTTCTACAGGGGTACCTTCCACTATCTCACCTACAAGAAAAAGAAACTCTCGTTCCATTTTCTCAATCGCCTGCGGCGTATTATGGGCTGTAACCCATAAAGCTCGTATGGCTTTGAGCTTGTAGATGAGATGCTGCTGCGCGGCTAGTTTTCGCTGAACTCTAGCCGAATTTTTAGCGAGACTTCGGAGTGCCATGGTCCGTAGCCTCAAAAGGTAAGGTACCACATTTCAAACACAAGAGGATCCCTGTGACGTCGCGCGGACGAAGTTTACTCCGGCATCGAGGACACGTATTTAGGTTTTCCTCCGCCAGCTTTTCCGCGTTTTCTACTTCTTCAACGCCATATTTTTCAGTATCCGGCACAGGGATCCTCTCTTTCATACGCTTACGCCGCTTGCGGAGTCTTTTCCTTTTCCTTTTCCTTTTCCTTTTCCTTCTTCGTTCTCGGCTTACGCTCGCCGAGTTCGTTCACACCCGCGAGCAAGTCACTTACGCGACTAGCGCAGGAGCGCTTTGAGTCATCCTGTGGGTCGCACAGGTAGTCGTGAATCAGAACCTTGTCCCCTAGGACCGCGAAGAAATCCGGGAGGTCTTCTGCGGGAAGACTTCCTACGAAGTCCTTGAGCTTCTTCAGCACAACCGCCTTACGCTTCTGGTGCTCCTCCAGAGCAGTGGCTTCCGCGAGCGTCTCCAGCTCGAGGATGTCTTCGCGGTGACAACGAGTACACTTCATGCTCATCTTGATGGCCATGTGTGTTCCCTGGTTCTTCTGCGTTTAACTACTCTTTTTACCGTGGGGTTGTGTGGGCACGATTCGTAGTGTCCTATCGCAAAGTTACAGTTCATGCACAGAATCTGGAACCCCGGTGGAAAATTATTTTTCTTTAGCCACCTGTACAACGCACTACCGCGTCCCCCACTGCCTACTTCCTTCCGGTGCTGCTTACCGTTTCCTTCTATGTGATCAATACTCAAGAATTCTTCGTGTTTTTCACCACAACAGGCGCAGCGATAACCGCCGTACGCGGCGTAAACTTCCCGTTTTAATGCGGCCAACCTGGTTCGTTGTTTCAGGTTCGCTTCCGCGTGCATTTCAGGTGTTTTCTCAAGATATCTTTTTTTCGCTATTGCTATGCAACGCCTACACCGTGTTTTATTTTTAAGAGGTTTTCGCTTACCGCATGAATAGCAGAAACCTTCTGCCGCTTTCTTTTTTCGCCAGTGTACGTTTTTCTTGGTTCCGCATTTTCGACAATAATATCGTTTTCCAGAGGCTGTTTCTGCTCTATCTCCGAACGCGGATTCTGGTAAGTCAGTATTACATGTAGCACAGTACATCTCTTATCTTTTTCCTCTACACAGATCCCAGAACGAACAATGCCCGGAGTCGCATGCCCAATTATCAATGTGTGTTTTTGGGAAGATTCCTTTTCTTACGAAGTCAGCTACTTCGTTGACGTGCTCTACCAAAATTTCAGCATCTCGGGGAGTTCTTGTGCTGTTAGCTTGAAGAAATGTCGGTGCCTTTTTGTGGTCGATGAGTTGGTCGACACGCACATAAGGTGTTCCGACTACGTATGAGTACAGAGTCAGCTGTGGGTCAAGTGCTACTTCCTTTTCGCTCCATTTCGCTTTTCCGGTTTTTAGGTCTGCGGTGATTAAGCGTGTTGGAGCTAGTGCGGCATCCTCTTCCGCCATGTTGGCGGTTACTACGGCGGGTTGTTCGTCGATTAAATCTACCCACCCAACCATCGGTACGTCACCTACTTTTTTCGCGAATCCTTCTTCGATCCCTATGGGATTGACCTTCGGTAATCCGTATGTTGCGTAGGTGTTAAATAGTCGTATGGCTACGTCTTTAATCTTACCGGGTTCTTCTTCGCCCCAATCAACAACGCCTTTTGCTTTTTCGTCGAATACCTTACTTACTACTTCTCTACCTTCCTCTACTGTCGTGTGCTTGCTAGCGAGCTTCGCTCGAAGCATGTGCTCTACGCCCGCGTGCACAGCGTTTCCACGGCTTGTTGAGGCGTACTCAGGCGTAGGAACTTGCTCTACGTACTTAAACTCGTATGCTCGACCGCAAATTAGCCAGCTGTTGTACTGCGAGTTTGAGAAAAAACCTTTGGGTAGCTTAAGGTCTAGAAAGTCTTCCTTAACGTTTAATTGATGTAACAGTTTTTGTGTACGTGAGGGTTTCGGGCCCGTCGCGTGAGGTTGTTCCAGAACGTTGCCTTTGGTCATCACGTAATCTCGTTTTCAAATCCTTCAGGTGCGCGAGAGGTTCCTCGTCCGGCTCGTCTCTTAAGGAGGGGATTCTCTTGTTCGAGTTGTCGCTCGAGAGCTTTTGATGCCGCAAGGACTGCTGCCGGGTGTAAGTCTTGTCCCGGACCGCCCAAGTCATCGTCTCCTGGTGTAGGCGGTTCCGTCGTAGCGTCGGGGTCATCTCGCTTTTTGACGATGTCCGTTGGATCCACCGCAGAGCTCTTCACCGCTGAATATGTTCCTGGTCCAGACCTTAGCGTTACAACATTCGTTTCTTCTCGTGGTTGTGCGTCGGTCATGGGAATTCCGCTTACTTCGATTTCTAGCGGGTCTGTTTTGATGATTACTTTTTCGGGGTCTAGTTCAACGTCGAAATGTTTTCCCAAGATGGCGACGATTTCGTTTTTTTCTAGGATTAATCTCATTCGAGTACCCTCGCCTTCGCTATAGTACGTTTGACGTTTCGTTGATATATGCAGCCAGGTTCAAATACCTCAATATTGTTTTGCAGGCATTTCTGCGCGTGAGTGCACGTAGCGCACGCGATCTTATTGGTCAACATAGCGCTCAAATCTTTTTTCTCAGAGAGCGCTAATGCTTTGAAGTAATCTACAGTATCTGCGGCGATCAACCTATATACGACGGTCTTCATCTTCTGTCCGGCTCTGAAGTTTCGGTCGATAGCTTGAAGATAATGTCCCAGTGACCAAGGGAGCGCATAAAAAATCATGTACGCGGCAGAGTTCAGAGTAATACCTACACCAGTTGCTACGTGACTGAGGTATACGCGACAGTCTGGGTCGAGGTTGAACGTATCTATTCTCTTCTGAATATTCCCTTCTCCACCACGCACCAGAGTAATTTTCTTCTTTTGTAATAGCTCCTCTATTGAATCGAGTTCGGCGTGATATTGGCCCCAAATAATTACTTTTGAGGTTTCATTCACTAAGATTTCATCCAGCAGTCCGTCGAGGATAGTTAGCTTTGGGTTTTCTTTAAGAAGATTCACACTTCCAGGCGGACTCTTTTGTACAACCTGGCAACGTTCTGTATATGGCTGGATGTTTGAATCGACGCACTTTACTAGGTGAATACAGGTGTCGCAGAGGTCAGTTTTACGCTGGCTGTCGATGATAAAACCCGACGTAACTTGTGCCAACTTGTTCAAGAGAACCGCAGCATTTTGTACAGCTAAAGTACTTTCTGAGTCGAAGAAATCCTGCAAATCAATCTGCATCTCTTCGACCATCTTGTTGTAAAGCTTTTTCTGCTCGTTCGACAAGTCCACCGGAACGTCGATGATTGTTCTCGGAGGAAGATCGAGACACTCCTCTTTTGTCTTACGAATTGCTACTCTGTTTACGCGCTCGTTCAGGATATTTATATTCTTGAACCCTGTTACGATTTTTTTGTTGTAGGTGCTTCGCACTAAGAACATATCTGAAAACTGTAACCAGTTTTCCGGAATGATGGCCGGCGAAAGAAACTTCATCTGCGCGTAGAGATGTCGCGGGTCTCCGAGAGTTGGAGTACCTGACATCAAATATCTTCGCGGCGCTTGCTTAGATAACGCTAGTGCGGCTTTTGTTTGGTCAGCTGACGTATTGTTAAGGTTTTGACTTTCGTCCGCTACTATTATTTTGAAGTCAATATCTTTCAACCACTGTGGTTCTTTTTTTGATTCTTCCTCAGCCCACGCACATACTCGTGCTATTGGAGCACCGAGTGCCCACGCCAAAGCTAAATCAAATTGTCTACCTGGATCCGAAATAAAACGAATCCCCCTTACCAACGTTGCAAGGCCGCTCTCTGTGAGAGGGGTTCCTGCTTCCGTAGCCGCCTTCAACGCTTTTAAGGTTTCAGGATACAGTCGGGGATATCCCAAGTTCCTTGCTGTTCCATAAGATGCTATGATTATATCGTACTCCTTATACCTTCGAATGATATCTCTTTTTTGTTCTGGAGTACCTTGAAGCGCTACGGCTTTAAGAGTATTTCCAGAATGTTGAGCTGCTTCTCTAACCCAATTGACTACAGTAACTTTGGGTGTGATGACCAACATACGCTCGTCCGGGAAGCAGCGTTTGAGGTCAACCATTATCTTGCTTTTACCGGTTCCCGGATCGAGATAGAGGGCGAAGCGCGGATAGTGAAGCGCGTGTGTGAGAACGTCAATCTGGTGCTCGAACGGCTGCGTGATAAATTGAAAGCCCTCTGGTAGGGTACGTTTTGTTAATCTCTCTGGGACGGATTCCAAGAAGTCAATTTGTTGTATCGCTTCTTTCGAGAACGAGACTCCTTTTATGATTTTTTTTAGGTCGTTAATTGCTAGAAGTCCGAACGGAGGATACGCTGGAAACCACCAGCGTTTTTTATCTACATCCAGCATTCCTGCGTGAACGCGTTCTAGACCCGGAAGCATACCCGCCGAAGTGAATACGGCGGTTCCGTTTATTTGTTCGAGGGAAATTTCCGGCATGCCTTCTCCAAAGGCTATACTGAGGATGCGTAAACAAGAACGACTGAGGGCCGCAAATGGCTGACCTTCCTAACACTGATACAATGTCCGTTTTTGACCGGGCGGCTTCACACCCAAACCCTGCACATGACTTCCTAACGGGTTTTGTACCAAGAAAGCTAAAAGATCTCTTTAAATGGTGCGAATATTTGATGTATAATAGTGCACATGTTTACGCGGCTCTGCGTAAATTTGGAGAGCTCGTCGTAACTGACCTCGAGTACGGAACATCGAATGAAGCACTCCGGCGCAACTATCGCCGTCTTTTTGAAAAAACTTTGAAGATTAAGAGTGCGCTTCTCATGGCGTCGCTCGATAAGCACATATATGGCAATCATTTTACATCAATTTATAAGCCGTTCGTTCGTAGTCTGAAGTGTCCTAGTTGTCAGCAACTCGTTGCTATTCAGCACACTGATTACAAGTTTGAGCTGAAATCGCTGGCTTTCACCTACCACTGCCTGCATTGCAAGCGAGATGTGCGTGGTACAGTCGTTGACCGTAAGATTCTAGCTGCTAGCCGGGTCCATATTATTCGGTGGGATCCCAAGCTAATGGATATAGATTACAATCCGATTACGGGACAATCTGTATACTACTATAACATCCCGCAGGACGTTAAGGACCAAGTTAAATCGGGGTCAAAGCATCTTATTAATTCGATGCCTATGGAGTTCTTGGAAAACATTCGAGACAACAAGACGTTTCGTTTTGAGAAGGACGCTCTTTTTCATATCAAGGTTCCAAGTCCTTCGGGTATTGACCAGCAGTGGGGATTTCCTCCGCTTGCGTCGACAATCAAGCTCTTCCTCTACACCATGACGCTAAGGAAGGCGAACGAGTGCGTCAGTCTCGATACACTCATTGAGACGTCTACCGGTCTCGTGCCCGCGGATGATGTACGTGTTGGCGACTTGGTGAGAACACACCTCGGGCGGTGGCGTCCAGTCGAGCAGAAGTGGTATCGGGATGCGAAGGATGATGAAATCGGATGCCGTATTACGCTTTCGGGGCTTCGGCATCTCAGCGGGGTATTTTCCCCGCACCATCCCATCCTTACCCTTCGACGGACAAGCGACGCACGTCGGTCGGATACGAAAGACAAGCAGACGTCGTCGGAGATTCTTCAGAATCCGCATTTGTACGAAGAGGTGATGTGTCCCGCGGAACAGTTCGAGAAGGGTGATTATATCCTCTACCCCCGGACAATTCCGTCGGAGCCGCAGCAGGTAGATGTTGCTAAGTACACCGGTTTCGCGAACACCGAGAATTACGTTTACAGCGCGATGTCATTACCCTCCGCGCAGGCGTTTGAGGCGGAGAGCGCCGGTGAGCATGTGAAGGGAGTCCCTGGGAAGATTGCGCGTAGGAAGCTGAAAGAAGGGTCCGTTCCAAAACGCCTCCCCGCGACGCGCCCGATGACAGAGGACTTCGCGTATATCCTCGGGCATTACGTTGGAAATGGTTCCTGTAACCAGCGTACCGTTATGATTGCGATGGGCAGTAAGACGGAAGAGCCCCTCCGGGAAGCAATTCGGCGAGAGTTTGGCTTGGAGTGCGGTGGATACAATCAGAGAGGTAACTGTAGCATGGTTACCTTGTGTGATGTGATTGTGAAGGCTCTCATCAAGGGCATGGTTCCGGGAACCGCGCGCGTTAAGCGCGTTCCTTCGGAAGTATTTCATGCGCCGGATTCTGTAAAGCTCGCATTCTTGAAAGGTCTCTGGGAGGCGGATGGTCACACGCGGGAAGGGCAAGATACTCTCGCCACCTCCAGTGCGGGCCTTGCGTATGATGTTTACCGTATGCTCCTTCACGTAGGATGTATTGCGACGATTCGTGAGCACATTACCCCGATTCACGCGCTTGCTGATGGGCGTGTTATTACCCCAAACGGACCGAGTTACCACGTACGGGTTAGCGGTGCGTCCCAAGAGCGGCTTTACGCGCTATGGAATTGGGAGGATGCGGAAGAGATTACCATCGGCAAGAGTGGCTTTTTCTGGAAAGATTATTTTGCGGCGAGAGTGAGCGTGGTAGAGGAGTCGGAAGAGGAACAATACATTGACTTCAAGATCGCGGAGGATTCCACGTTTTGTATCGCGGGTGGGGCTACTAAAAATTCGATCGCGCTGGAGCACGTCGTGCCAATGCGTATCTTGCATCCCGCACAAAACGGACAGCAAGATTTTACGCAAATGATTTCTCTTGCGCGTTGGCAAGATGAAATGAAACAAAATATTCGTCGCTGGCGACGTGACCCCTTACACATAATGATGGCACCAGTAGCTCTTGGTGTATCCAATCTTGGTGGCGATGGACGGGCGATGTTAACGCTCGGTGAGCTTCAAGAAGCTGAGAAGAGCATTATGGCTGCGTTAGGTATTCCGCAGGAGTTCCTCTACGGTGGACTAACTAAAGCAGGCATGGAGGCAACTCTCCGGCTCATTCAGAATCAAACGCAAGGGCACGCGGATGATATGAATGACCTACTACAGTGGTACAGCGACCAGATGTCCCGGTATCTTGGCTGGGAGAAGATAGAGGCGAAACTTACGCCTTTGAAGATGGTCGATGACACTGAGTCTAAACAATTACTGCTCAGCATGGCTACCGGGCAAGCGGGTCCCTCGTACGTCTCAATGACTACCATACTAGAGCGACTCGACATTGATTTGGACGCAGAACGAGAGAAGCGTCTACAAGAAACTCTTGATGAGGCGCGGCACAATCAGCGCGTCCAGAATGAGCTACGAAAACTACAGAATAACTTGTCCCAGCAGGTTCAGCTACAGGCTCAAGGTACTCCTGGGCTCAACTACGACCAGCAGGCGGTCATCGCGCAGGCTGACCAGATAGTGCAGCAGCTCATGGGGCTGGATGTTGGTTCTAGGCGTTCACAGTTGGATAGCTTAAGTAAGGAAGACGCTGTGATGCATGCGGTTGTCATTCAACGCCTGGAAGATCTTCAGAACCAACAAGGACAGCAGGCGAAGGCGCAAATGGCGCAACAAAATCAGCCTGTATAAATATCTTCGGGAGTGATTAATGCCGTTAAAAGCTGAAGTAGGTTCTGACTTCGCATCTGTACTCAGCGCCGCGATGCAGGGGCCATCTGAGCCTGATGAGCGTGGAAGAGACCTTCCAGATGGTTTTCCGTTACCATTTAACGACAAGCATCGCGTCATAGATACAGAGGCCGATGGTATAGCCGGAGTTACGGCGTATGACTTCAAGATTCATCGTAAAGTGTTTACTATTTTCCGCCCATGGGAATCGTGCTCCCGCTGCGGAAATGATTTCGCTTCTGGCGCAGCGAATTTACCGGACACAGGCGATTACGAGTGCCCGCACGTAACTCGTCCTGAGTACGAAGAGACAATCAATGCGATTCTGGCGGGTAAGATGCTCTTTGGTTCGGAGCAAGAGATTCCGCAGAAGGATGGTTCTGTAATTATCTCGTTACGCTGGTATGAGAAGATTCCGACGAAAAAAAAGAAGCCGGAACCTCGCGTAGACGGGACTGCGCCAGAGCCTGATATTTGAAACAAGACCAAGACTCTCTCGTGAGAGATACCTCCCACGAGAGAGCTGCCTTGGCCTTAAACCCCGAGCAGAATCAGGGCGACCAAAGCGACGTACTTGATGTTCAAGTACCGGTCCCTTCTAGCACTGAGGGATTACTACCCCCGGTGCATTTACAACTATGTTTGTGGTATCTACTGATGGTTTCAGTAGGGTGGGTGTTTTATTAATTTTAGCATGCGGACCTTGCTCCGCCCCATGCTTGGACCTCGCAGCCATAACCATAGCTGCGGCCAGCTTTCTACCCTGCTCTTTGTAGCACCTATCGCACAAGTTACGTCTCTTGTGCTTTTGATAGGTTCGCAACCCACTCGCGAGCGTTTTAGCGGTGACTACCGCCAACGTCCCGCACTTACAGATATACTGATAGACTTTTGTCTGCGGGTCCATCGTTCCCTTCTCCACTTGCGTGAGGATGGACTTCTTCCCTTCCTCACAATCCCATCCCTCGATGTAATCGAACGCCATACGCCTATACGGCGTAAGACATTCGCACAGCGGGGTGTTGGGATTGAACCGGTATACATCCTCGAGAGGAGTCTCCGGTTGCTGTCTCCCGCAGAAGAAACACCGCGTACCCCTGCAGAGGTCGGCGGCGATTTCTGCGAGAATGTTCATCTGCTTGGCTTCGGGCATTGTTTCACCCGGAGTTCCTGGCTGTCCCCATCTTCGAGGGTCATCCACGGCGCAGATGAGCGCTTCCCGTAGCAACGGGATTGGGGGGAGGGGGAGCTTTAGTTCCTGTCGGAACATCTCGCCCTCACTTCCTTTCTCGTTGTTACTTTTACTACACCCCTCTTCTGTACCCTTGCCACTTTCACTGTACTTCCCCTCTGGTGGTGGTGATGGTACTTCCCTCTATGAGCCACAGCATGTGACTCATATACTGATACCAAAATAAGGGTCTATACTTACGAACATGTCGCTCACTCCCGTGCTTACCGATGCCGAGTCCCGTCGAGTTCAAATTCGTGCAAAGGCGCTCGATGCGTTGCGAAACGCTTTTCCACTGACATTGCGGGATAAGAGTATTGAGGTCAGTGACCTGAAGGTCCATGAAAAGGACTTTGGCCCAAACGATCAAAAGCACGCGCTATTGAGCGGTGGTTCTCTTTCTGAGCCGATAAAAGGAACCGTCACACTACGTGATGCTTCCGGTAAAGAAGTTGAGAAAGTTAAGAACTTTACGTTATTGAGTCTTCCTTATTTCACAGGACGGCATACTTTTATTTTGGACGGTAACGAGTACAACGTATCAAATCAACTTCGGCTCAAGCCTGGCGTCTATACGCGGCGACGTGGAAATGAGGAACTAGAGGCCGCCTTTAACTTGTCGAAGGGAACCAATTTTCGACTTTCGTTAGACCCTGCCCAAGGACATCCATACATCGAGTATGGGACGACATCTATTCCGCTTTACCCCGTACTTCGAAAATTAGGCGTTCCGCACGCTGATATTTCTACTCATTGGGGCTCGGATGTCGCTCATCAAAATGAGGCGGCTTTCGAAGGTAAGCACGATAAGCATTTGAATAAGCTTTACGAGAAAGTAGTGCATCCGGCTAAACGTGCTGCGACTAATCCTGAGACACAGCTTGATGCTATTCGAGCAGCTTACGCTGTTACGTCTATGGATCCCGAGGTTAACCAACAAACCTTGGGGCACGCTTTTTCATCGGTTACGCCGCAGGCACTACTCGTTGCGTCGAAGCGGCTATTACAGGTGTACCGGGATAATGCGGATACTGATGATCGTGACGCTTTACGTTTCAAGACGTATCATTCGGTAGACGATTTTATCAAGGAACGTATAACGCTGGATGCACGTGCCCTGGCAAATAAGGTAAAGGGTCGCGCAACACATAAGACTGAACTCCGTGCGATTCTTCCTTCGTCGCCCTTTTCGCCCGGCATCCGAAGTTTTCTTACGGGTTCACAACTGAGCTCGATTCCCACGCACATCAACCCGATGGAGGCCATCGACCACGCTGTGCGTGTTACATCTCTCGGCGAAGGAGGTATTCCGAATGAGCGCGCGATTCCCGCTGAAGCGCGTACTATTCATTCGAGTCATCTAGGGATACTGGACCCCGTTCGTACGTCTGAGTCCTTCCGCGCTGGTATTGATATTCGCACGGCGATGATGGCGCACCGGGATGCTACGGGAAATCTCTACACCGCAGCTAAGAACATTAAGTCCGGTAAGTATGAGATGCTGTCTGCGGCTCAAATGTCCGAGGCGGTCGTGGCGTTCCCTAAGCAAAAGCTTACGGGAATGGTCACCGCAATGAACAAAGGGCAGTTGGAGCACGTACCAGCGGCAAAGGTGACTCACCAGTTGTACGACGTGGCTCAGTTGTATTCTCCGGCAACTAACCTTGTCCCGTTCCTTGAGTCGATGCAGGGGAACCGTGCCATCATGGGTGGTAAGGTTCAAACACAAGCCCTTCCTCTCGTTCATCGCGAAGCACCTCTTGTACAATCAGCCGCCAATAAGTTGACTGAGAAGGGTGTTGAGCATTCAAGCTGGGAGAAGGAGCTCGCGGGGCTGGTTCTTCCTACGGCACCTGTAGCGGGCAAAGTAGTGAAGGTTGATGGGCAATACATCTACATCGACCCTAGCGGAAAGAAGCACGCTGAAGATTTCTTAAGCGAGAAGAGCGCTTTCGAGAAACGAGGCGGGGCGGTCAAGCGTCAAAAGACTGTTCAAGGTGTGCTCGTTAAGATTGAGCTTGAACCGGGAGATATTCGTACCGGCACTAACGCCGAAGGAGAGAAGTGGGAAAAGAAGATGTCCGTGGCCTACGGACACATTCCTAAGACCGTCGGCGACGACGGTGAAACGGTCGACGTTTATCTGAAGGAAGATGGTTCTTTCGATAATGTTTACGTCGTACATCAGCGCAAGAAGGATGGGTCTCACGACGAAGACAAGTGCATGCTTGGCTTCGATTCCAAAGAGGCCGCTAAAAGCGCTTACGAGAAGCACGGTCCTCCTTGGGGCTACGGTTCCATGGATGAGTATACCTGGGATGAGTTTAAAGAGGACTACCTCTCCGAGCGTAATCGGGAAAAGGTAGCTGCTGAGAAAGATTTGATTCGGGTTCCATACGAGAATAATTTTCCGTTCGCATCTAAGACACACCTTCATCACGACATTCTGGTGAAGCCTGGTGATAAGGTAGAAGCGGATCAGCCGCTCGCGGAGTCTAATTTTACCCGCAACGGTTCCTTCGCTCTCGGTACGAATATGACGGTAGGGTACGTTCCGTATTACGGAATGAACTCCAACGATGCCGTCGTTATCTCCTCTGGCGCCGCCGAGAAGTTAACGTCAGAGCATATGTACAAGGAAGTTGTTGAAGTAGATCGCGACTCCAAGGTTGGCAGGGATATCCATCAGCAGTACTACGGGTCGAAGTATACCGCAGAGCAGTATCGTAAGCTTGACCCCAATGGTGTCGTGAAGAAGGGCATGAAGGTTATGCCTCACGACATACTCATCGCTGGAGTCACACGAGGTAAACTTTCGGCGTCTGATGCGCTTCTCGGTAACCTAAAGAAGACGTTAGTTACGCCGTATCGGGAACTTGTTCGTACGTGGGACCACGACTTCGAAGGTGAAGTCATGGATGTTTATGTGACGGACAAGCGTGTCGTTGTAACGGTTAAGACCCGTGAGCCGATGCGCGTCGGAGACAAGCTCTGTTATGATGCAGAGACTGAGGTTCTCACGTGGGAAGGGTGGAAACCGATAGCGGATGTACGTATTACGGATAAGATTTGTACGTTACAGAATGGCGAAAATATCGAGTACCTAGAGCCCGACGCAATTCATTCGTATCCAGAAGGCGGACGGATGTACCGCATCGAATCACAACAGGTAGATTTGTTTGTGACCGACGGACATCATATGTACGTTCAACCGCGCAACGAGAAATCTTTCCAACTTTTACCGGCGTATGAAATCGCAGGAAAAAGGGTCAGTTATAAGAAGGATGGGATTTGGGTGGGGCACTCTCCTGAGTCGTTTGTATTTGACTCGATAACTGTGCGCGCGGGACAAGGGGGCCGGGGTTTACGTGTTTTAGATGATAAAGCGCTTCCGACTAAAACCTTAGCCGCTCTTCTCGGTGCGTTTTTATCTGAAGGTAATCTCATTACGATTGAAGAATCCGGTACTTACGGCATAGAGATTACGCAAATTAATCAGCCAAATCGAAAACAGTTAGAAAAGTTTCTTCGTGAGGAAGGGATTTTATTCACGGACACAGGTGATAAGGTTCGTATTCATTCCAAGCAATATTGGCAGTACTTTAAACAGTTCGGTAAGTCTTACGAGAAATTTATCCCGCTTGAGGTGTTCGCTTGGTCTCGAGCGGATCAAGAGACGCTATTCAACTGGTTGATGTGGGGTGACGGTCATACTAAAAATGGCCAACCGATATGCTACAAAACAACATCCAAACGTTTGGCGGATGATGTTCAGCGTCTCGCACTACATATTGGTAAAGCTGCTAATGTGTCGTTAGCGAAAGCTGAAGGGTATCAAACAATCAAAGGTAAAGATTTTTGGTGTCGTGATTATTGGCAGGTACGAATTATTAATTCGAAATTAACACCTACTGTGAATCATGGACATATCAAACGACAGAAGGGTCAGGTGGAATGTTTTGTAGATTCGTACAAATCACCAGTTTACTGTGTAACTGTTCCTGGACATGTTTTGTATGTTCGCAGAAATGGTAAATCAGTATGGTGCGGAAACACAGGACGCCACGGAAACAAGGGCGTTGTTTCCCTTATTGTTCCCGATCACAAGATGCTTCAAGATGAGACGGGTAAGCCGATTGAGGTTTTGTATACCTCGGCTGGCGTAATTTCCCGAATCAATCCGTCGCAAATACTAGAGACGTGTGTCGCTAAGGTTGCCAAGAAAATCGGTAAACCTATTGTCGTTGAAAACTTTTCAGGGCGTGACAACGTACAGTGGGCAAAGGATTTACTGAAGGAGCACAAGGTCAAGGACAAGGAAACGCTGATAGACCCTGTGTCGGGTAAAAAGATTCCGGGAATCCTGGTTGGGCCGCAATACGTACTTCGCTTGTTTAAGACCACGGAGACCAACTACGCCGCGCGCGGTACGGGTGCGTACGACGTTAATCAGCAGCCAATTAAGGGCGGTGACGAAGGCGCGAAAGCCGTCGGTAAAATGGAGTTCAATGCCCTCGTTGCACATAATGCGCGGAACGTGCTTCGAGAGACGGCGGCTATTAAGAGCCAGAAGAACGATGAGTTCTGGCGGGCGATTCAGCTGGGACTGCCTCTCCCTCCACTCAAGTCGTCGTTCGTTTATGACAAGTTCATCGGTATGCTGCATGGCGCAGGGGTCAAAGTTGATTCGCGTGGAAGTATCAGCACGCTCTCTCCGCTTACCGATAAAGACATTCTACGGATGTCATCTGGCGAAGTACAAAATGAGAAGTTAGTACGCGCTAAAGATTTGGCCGCTGAACGTGGGGGATTGTTTGACCCCGCGGTTACTGGCGGTACCACTGGAACACGGTGGAGCCACATTGAGCTCGCCGAGCCCGTTGTAAATCCTGTATTCGCCGACCCTGCCCGTCGCTTGCTGGGGATGACCGCGAAAGATTTTGACCAGTATCACCATACGAATGGTGGCGCTGCGGTAAAGAAAAAGCTTAACGCTATCGACGTTAAGGCGCGTATCGCGGAGCTCCGTAACTCTATTAAGTCGCTCTCCGGTACGAAGCTAGATGACGCAGTAAAGCAGTTGAAGTTCCTTGAGGCGCTGAATCGGCAGGAGCTCAAGCCGGGAGATGCGTACGTCCTATCCAAGTTGCCTGTTCTTCCTCCAATAATGCGACCCATTCTTCCGGGGAAGAGTGGCTCTGAGCTCGTAGTAGGTGATTCGAACTACCTGTACCAAAGCGCTATCCTTCATAATCAGTCATTACGGAAGCAAATTGAATCTCCAATTCTTCCGCCGGATGAACAAGCGAAGCTTCGTCAGAACTTGTTTCACGCGGTAGGCGCCGTGATTGGTACGCACGAATCAGATAACCCCAAACTCCAAAAGAGAAACGTAAAGGGATTTCTCGAGCATATTACCGGGAAAACTACGCCAAAATGTTACGATGATCAAACAGATATTCTTACAGAAAAAGGGTGGGTTCGTTTTTCTAAGTACACCGGAAAAACTCGTGTCGCTACGGTTAACTTAGACACCCGGGAATTTGAATGGCAGAAGCCGACCGCGTTAGTATCCATGCCGTTCGACGGAGATCTGATACATACGCGCAGCCGTGAACTTGATTTATGTGTAACACCTAACCACGAACATGTAGTCTCGTATCGCCGTAAGCGCGTAAGTAACGGTAAGGCGCTCTATGTCTGGACTCCGTGGGAAAAGGTACGCGCGGATACTTTTATAGGCACGGACCGCCGGAGGGTAATGGTTAGCGCTGAGGAGTGGGAGGGTACTTTTCCGGAGTTGGTTTTCGCGGGAGATACGTGTGAAGTTTCTACGGATAACAAAAAACGGCGTACGGCTAATTTAGTAGGAACATTTACTCCAGATCCTTTGGCCTTTGCGGAGTTTGTAGGTTGGTGGATTGCGGAAGGTTGGATTTCCACAACAGGAACCCAGGTTTCTTTGTGTCAAGCCGCAACGTCTCCACACGTTCGCGCGGTGGATTTGTGCTTTAAAAAATTGGATATTCCCTTTGTACGCAAAACATATACGCGTAAAGATGGATACCAGGTAATCTGGTGGACTATTAGGTTACGCTCACTGGCGGATTGGTTAACGCATCATTGCGGGCGTGGGTGCGAGAGTAAACACTTATCTTCAGATATTTTAGCGTGGCCTTCTGCTATGTTAGAGGGATTATTGCGCGGATATCTGCGTGGAGATGGAACCCTTCACCCTTCGTTAGCGAAGAACGTGAAAAACCCGAAAACCCATTATCGGCGTAAACCGCTGAGTGCTCACGCCGGTACCGCTAGTTTACAATTAATTGATGACCTACAGCATCTCGCTGCAAAAATAGGTTACCAAGTTATTTTTAGAGGAATTTGTCCGCCAGTTAAGGATCACCATCTCCCGCATTATCTTTTTTCTGTGCGGGGGTTTTCTGATGTCACCATTGAGTCGGGCTCTTTTACCGAGGCGTACCCGTACAAAGGAACCGTGTATTGTGTGACAGTCCCTAATGGTACTGTAGTTGTTCGCCGTAACGGTAAACCTTCCGTATCGGGGAACAGTTCCTTTTTCCAAAAACGAATAATGAAGCGGCAGCAAGATATCTCCGGCCGCGGAACCATAGCTCCAGACGGCTCTCTGAGCATGGATGAGATAGGTATTCCGATAGACATGCTTTGGGGCATGTACGGGAAGTTTATTATCTCACGCCTTATCCGTCGCGGCTTCGGAGCCATTCAAGCGAAAGAGATGTTGGAAAAGAAACATCCGGCAGCGCACGACGCGTTGATGGCGGAGATTAAGGAGCGTCCGGTGATGGTGAATCGCGCTCCGACTCTCCACCGGTACGGGTTTATTGGCGCTCACGCCGTCCCTGTTGCGGGGAAGACGATTCGCGTAAATCCGTTCGCAGAGCTTGGCTTCAATGCGGATTACGATGGAAACTGTTTCTTGGGTTCGACGAAAGTTGTGTTGACAGCAGAAGGTGCGGCTTGTAAAGCGCTCCTTGGCGATGAAGCCAAGGAGACAGCCATGAAATTCGCGGCAGAGACTCGTGTTTGTTGGACCTCAGCGGTACAGGCGCTGGTGGAAGCGGAGCTTCAAGAGATTCCACACGCTGAGGAGCCCTATAGTATCGACAAGAATGGTGCTCGCAGTTACGCCGTTCCGGAGGGTTTTCGCGTTCTTTCTTACGACCACTCCGCAAGTAAATCAGTAATGTCCCCGGTGACAGGACTTACGATTGAAGACGGATGCGAAGTGGCGAAAGTAGAAATGCGTCGTGGTTTAAGCGTTACGGCGTCGACGAATGAGTCGTTGTGTATTTATAACCATGAAACAGGTCAGATCGAAGCAACAGCGCCCTCGGATTCCGTTGGAAAGTTAGCTCCGGTTGTGCGGCATTTACCGTTAACGGGGTCACAGGGGGATTTTGAGTTTGGATGGATGGTCGGCGCATTCTTGTCCGACGGTTTCTTACTGGGTGAAACCGATCATTATTTCGGGTACACGAAAGTTAGTGACGTGCACCGTGAACGCTTTGCTGCCGCGGTGAATGCGTTTGAGGGTAAGCTCATTAAGCGAAATACGTATCGTGAGGTACACGACGCATCTAACGGAATAACAGGACAAAGTATCAAAGACCACTTTAGTGGTGCGCAGAAGTGCGTTGAGCTGTTCAAGACTTGTTACTTAGATGAGAGGGTACCCGGACGCTCTTGTCTCTCGAAACGCGTGCCAGCGTTTGGGGACTGGTCTGAGGAGGCTCGGTGGGGTGTGCTCATCGGAATGTTGAACGGTGACGGTACACTCACTGTCAGCGCCGGTAAGGCAAAACTTCAAGTGATGGCCGCCCTTCACACGTCGTCTGCTGCGTTAGCAGCTTCATTACGTTTTTTGTTACAAACTATCGGCGTCCGGTGTTCTGTGAGCGAAGCATATCCGAAGGAGGGACGTCTCCAAAAAGCTGTAGCTTATACGATACCTATTAGTACCGTAGACCTCCAGCGTAACGTGTCCTGGCTTCGTAGAGGAATTTGGAACAACTCTAAATCTTTGGAGGCTTTGAACCTCCTAGAAGCTGATGAACTTGTGGATCAGGTGGATATTGTTCCTGTTCCTAAAAATCTAATGACCCTCGCCTCCAGCCGTACTGGTCCGTGCGCGGAAGATAGTTCGTTCTGCGCATCATTGGCTACGCTACGATCTAAACGAAAAGAGGCTCCATACGTTACGAGGCAAAACGCTCGGCGTATGTTGCATTTTTTCCGGACGGCCAAAACACCAGATGTCGATGCTTGGGCAAGGATCGTTGAGAACGTTGGAATTACCTGGGATCTAGTAGAGTCGGTCGAGGTATTAAGAAAAGAAACCGTCTATGACCTTATTGTTCCTGACACACAAATTTTCGCGGTCAACGACGGCCTCGTAGTTTGGGACACATTCCAAATCCACGTTCCCGTACTGAAGCCCGCGATAGATGAAGTGAAGGGGATGACTCTCTCAAACCTTCTATTCTCGGACCGTGAAAAAGATAGCTTGATGGTAGCGCCACGAATGGAAGCTATGCTTGGGGTACATTTGGCGTCCAAAGCCGAGAGTTCCGCGAACGATAAAGTACGCCATTTCAAAAATAGAGAAGAAGCTCTCGCCGCCTATAAGCGCGGGGAGATTACGCTCAATACTCGAGTTGAGGTGGGTACATGACGCAGCGCTACAAAGTGGGTACTTCCATGGCTGAGAGTGGCTCGAGTCTTCCAGTTCCTAGCAGTCCAATGGCGGACACAATGGAGTCATCCCCGCACACGGAGGAGATGTTCGCCATGCCTCCGCTTGCCACAGCATCTGCTGGTGCTCATCCTCTTGCTGTATCGGCCGAGGAAGGATTCTTCGCGGTTGCCCAGGATAAGGTAGTGGCTCAGTGTAATAAGTTGCTGCGCTACAAATATACCATCATCTTCATGTATATGAATTATGGCGATCGTATTCGTGCGCACTTTAGAGATGTTATCTACGACCACTTTAAAGAGCACATCAAAGAAGAGCGGATGGACGCCTACCATCTCGCAATGAAGATTACGGCGTTAGGCGGAGAACCTATTCCTAAGGTAGGTGTCATCCCGAACATGAGTGACCTCCACCAGATTTTCATGACTCTTCTACAAACTGAGAAGCAATTGATTGAAGAGTTACGACATCTGTCAGACATGGCCGGAGATAATTTGTCGCTTAAGGTCATGCTGGAGCAAATGGTCCTTACTGACCAGCAGCATGCTGATGACCTACGGCGAATGATGTTCTGTGAAGGAGGTTCCCGTGGAGCCGGTACTTAAGTACGCTTACGAGGAAGGACAGCGCATCGCCGCTGAAGAATTAGCGCAGAAACTAAAGGATGCCGTTAAAAAGCGCGAAGCTTTAGTTGGTTGGAAAGAGAACGCTGTTACACCTAATCGATTGCGTAGTGGGCGAGAGTAGCCTAGGTTTTCGTATGACGAATTTAGCTTACGCTGAAGGTAGAATTCGCGCAGAAGAAGATTTCGGCGTGAGAACCGCCGCTCATGCCATGCAGCATGCTATTCCGCACGGGGATATGAACGTAGCCGCGGAGCGGTTAGCTAAGCATCTTACGGACATGGACCCGGGGATTTCCCCTGAGCGTGATAAACGTCGCGAGCGTTTTGGGAACCCCGTACGATGGGGCGGAGTATCAAGTCCTTGGAGCGGCGGCTCGCCTACGTATGATTACTCCGGCATTGGTCGGGACGGAGCTGCGATATGATTGCCGATATCTTTTATTCTGTGGGAACTACTGATGCGTGGATGACGTTTACGAAAACGGCTGCGCCTGCGCCCGTTCAGATGCTGCGCTTCGCGAAGGGTCAGAAGGGCAAACCTGTTACGCCGAAGACATCGCCAGCAGCGCCGGTACAGCAGCCAGCAGGCAAGCCGCCTATTTTTGGTGGTACCGCCAATCCGGCAGTGACGTCTGCGGACACTGTACCAAAGACACCTGAGGTCCCCGCAACGCCAGCCCAAGAGCCAGGTGGTTGGAAATCAGGTTTAAAAAGTTTTGGGCGGGATATGGCGATTCAAGCGTCTATTCCCCTAGCTATGATGGGCATACAGCAGGCCATGACACCGTCTCAACCTCAACAACCTCCGCCTCCTAATGACCCATACGGGGCGAGATAGATTCCCATGGCTCAGCCGTTAGGTAGGTTTCTGGTCAATAGCCTGCTGCCCGGGAAGCATCACATTACGGGCACACTAAATAAAAAAGAGTTCCAACAGAAAATGTTGGACTTGGCCAAGGAAGATCCTGCCGAATACGTAGAAATTGTCTCTAAGCTAAAAACCTTAGGGGACGACATCTCTACGCTTGAAGGTGTCTCTGTAGGGTTGGATGACATTACGCCGGAGTACAAAGAACGCGACAGCATCATGCAGCCCGCTGTCGCCGCAATTAAAAACGCGGACAATAGAGACGCCAAAGAGAAGATTATTTTAGATGTACAAAAGAAGATGCTTGAGCACACCAAAAAGCATCCAGGTTCTATGACCTCGATGGCATTGTCGGGTGCGCGCGGCAATATTCCGCAGCTGATGAAAACCATTGCGTCCCCGGTTGCGACTACGACAAGCAAAGGGGAGATAAATCCCTGGCTAATCAGTAAGTCCTACGCCGAAGGGTTGTCCGCTGCTGACCATTGGGCCGCAGGAAACGAAGCGCGACATAACATCGTACAAACCTATACGGCCATCGCAGAGCCTGGCGATATGTCTAAGGTGATGACCAACAATATGTATCCGCTGGTTATTACCCAGGACGATTGCGGAACTGATAACGGTCTCGCAATGAATAGTTCCGATGGAAATATTGTTGACCGCTATTTATCTCGAGACCAGGCTGGATTTCATCGGAATGATTTAGTTACAAAAGAAGTGGCGTCTAAGCTTCAGGCAAAGGTCAGTACAGTGTACGTGCGTTCACCAATGACCTGCGTCACCAAGGATGGCGTCTGTCGTAAGTGCCAGGGTCTAGATGAGCGAGGACGTCCGCACGCTATCGGTGTTAACGTCGGAGTCCGTGCCGCCCAGTCTATCTCCGAACCGTTGACTCAAATGGCGCTCGGCGCTAAGCACGGTATGCGGTTACTCAAAGGTACATCCCCCAAGTTAGAGGGGATGTCTGGTATCCGTCAGCTTTTGGAAATCCCCCAGACCTTCATTAATAAAGCACCGCTAGCAGAGCACGCAGGTACTATTACAAAAATAATCCCAGCTCCGCACGGTGGAACATACGTGCATGTTGATGCTTTACAACATTACGCCGGACCAAACTTAAAAATCTTAGTTCATGTGGGACAGAAAGTAGAGGCGGGGGATGTCTTATCAGAAGGAATTCCGAAACCAGACGAGCTCATTCATCACAAGGGCTTTGGTGTCGGACGACAGTACCTCGTGGACACATTGCACGACATCTATCATGGACAAGGACTCAATGTCGACAAGCGGCACCTTGAGTTGGTTGCCCGCGCGGACCTCAACCACGTCAAAGTTCTCGAGCATACTGATGAGCATCCTACGTTGGTAAAGGGCGAGGTTATTCCTTACTCAACGTATAGAGATGCCGCAGCACGGCACAGTAAATCTGTTCCGTTGAAGCAGGCGGAGGGTGGTGTACTCGGTAAAGAAGTTCTTCACTTCACCGCCGGAACTCCGTTAACACCATCAGTTATACAGAAATTGAATGAGCATAAAATTTCGGAAGTATCTGTCGCCACTACATTACCTCGGGTAGAATTTTTGATGCGTCCGATGGCACGTAATCCACTGCTACATCCTGACTGGATGGCGCGCTTGGCTCACCGATATCTAAAGGATTCCCTTCTGCAGGGGGCACGAACCGGCGCTGCGTCTGATTTACACAGTACGCATCCGGTACCCGCCTATGCTTATGGGGCTGAATTTGGGATGGGTCCGGAAGGGCGTTACTAATTATGCGTGACTGGGCGTATATAGCAGGCGCGTCAAACGCACTACGAGATTTCGAGGCTACTAAGTGCGCGGGAGCGTTTCGTGATTTTCTTACGGCGGCACGCATTTCAGCGATTGGAAGACCGATAGAGGCCGCAAAGCAAATATACCACGGCACACTTTTTCACCCAGAGACAGGATTATACACGCAAGGTTTACCGCGTACAGGCGGAGATCTTTCGCGAACTCTTACGCTTCCTTTGGTGTTTACAGCACTACAAACTAAGGCGACACCGTCTGAATATCGCGGAGAAGTAGTAGGACAAGCTATTGGAAATTTAACAGGGTCTCTGTTAGGGGCTCCTTTGGGCGGATTTGCGGGACAGCTTGGCGGTGGTATGTTGTTAGGAACTCTTGGGCGCGAACTGGGGCGCAAGTTCGATACAAAGCCTGAAGTTGTTTCAGGCGGGTGATTCTCCTAAGTTGTACGTAGCGGCGCCGACCGACTACATTGATTGTTAAATCTCAACCATTGGCCTACACTCCGGCCAAAGTAAAAGTAAAAGGAGCAAACTTTCATGGGACTCTTTAAGCGCGCCGCAGCACGGGGAGTTGCACACGAACTGGTTCGCCAGGGGATCATCGCGTTTCCGTCAAAGGAAGCCATGGATGAGGCGGCGGATGCTGTCGCCGATTCTCCGGTAGCCGCGCCAATGCCGGAAGTTTCTCCTGAGGGCGGTCATTCGCCGGAAGAGCTTGCCGCTGTGGCGAATAAGCTCATGGAAATTGCTCACGCGCTCATGGAGCAGGCCGGCGCTGCCGGTGGTCCTCCGGGTGAGGGCGGTATGCCGCTTCCTCCTCCCAGCCCCGAGGTAGCAAAAGCTGCTGCTGAAGTTACGAAGACCGCTGCTCAAGCGGACTACGAGTCTCTTGCGGGCGAAGAGGCTGTTGCCTGTATGACCAAGGCTGCGGAAGAGGTTAAGCAAGCATCCGGCGGCGCTCTCATGCACGGTGGCGACAAGGGTAATGACCCCGCGCAAGCTGCACATAATGGGGAGGTTGCTGCGTTAGACCAAAAGCAACGACCCGAGGGAATGTATCACCACGGCATGGGCAAGACTGAGCTCGAGTCTATGCAGGGTCACGTTGGTGACTTGAGCAAGAATCCCAAGGGTCCAGCGAATACGCCTGCTGGTACGAATTCGGTAGCGAAGGACGCCGGTTCGGCGAAGGCGGCGGGGCTTGATGCCGAGCTTAAGAAGATTGCGAATAAGCTCGTTGGACTACATGACGGTAAGGACAAGAACAAGCTTACCGACTCGGTAGATTCAGTGGCGAAGCTTGACGCAAAGAATCGTCCTCAGGGGGCGTACCTAGTTGGAATGGGTAACGCCAACATCTCGGAGCCTCAGACGCACCATGTCGGCACTGAGATGCCGCACCCTAAGGCGCCTAAGAACAGCCCCGCTGGGACGAACTCGGTCATTGAAGCTTCCAAGACTTCAGAGGAAGATGCTTTCCTGGTCCTCTTTAAGAAGACCGCGGAAGACGTGGGTCCGTACCTTCCGGAGATGAGCGATGACGAGAAGGTTGCGGCTATCAGCCGGATGATTGGGTACGACCACACCGCGAGGCAGGAGTACTTAAACCATCTGCATGCGGAGAAGAAGGCAGCAGAGGCGGCTTGCGCGGAAGGTATGAAGGGCGACGAGTCGAAGTCTGAGAAGGGCAAGAAGATGAAGAAGGAAGTTGAGCACGAGGACGAATCGGGTAAGGCTCAGAAGAAGGAGAGCGCTCTTCTGGGTCGCATTCGAGAAATCGCGGCTTCGGCGAGCTAAGTTCCTTCGCTCCCAGTTAGTGGGCCCACGACGGCCGCTGGGTCCTAATGGACCGGCGGCCGTTTCGCTTTACGTAGTACAATGATTTTTGTCGGGAGATGACATGCCAGCGATTTCGCCTAGGACGCAAGCGATGGGACAGCTGGGAGGAACCGGCGATCAAGCGAAAGCTTTGTTCGACCAAGGTCTTTCCCAAATGGCGTACAACGTCCTCCTCTCGAAATTACCCAATATTGCTCCGGACGTTGTTACATTCAAAGTCCTGGAAACTTCACCCGATGACGGCTCGGGTGTCGGCGCGTTTGTTATCCTTAGGCGAGGGCAGACGCTCTACGTTCCTGTTGTGATGGCGGATAATCAGATTAAGCCGCTGGACATTTTGTACTACAAGAATCTGAATGTCTTCGTCCCACTATCCAAAGACTGGTTGGAGGAGTTGGACAAGCAATCTCTGGGTGAAATGGGCAAGGGTGTAACTCCGCCCACAACGATGCCGACGGACGTCGACATTCGTAATACGGTCGTTCCTCCGACGACTGGACGTTACAGCTATGCCTCGGACGTCTCTGGTGCGGTTAAGCAGGCGAGTCGTGTCTTTGATGAAGCACGAAATCAGACTGAGCCTGAGCTTTCATTTTTAACTTTCCTCAGCAATGCGCCCTCTCGCGTCAAGAAGGCTGCGGCCAAGATGCTTGAGACGCGGCCCCGATTGCTCAAGCAAGCGGTGTGGTTCTATGGTGAAAAGCCGCTTGTCGATGCGCTGAAAACGGCTGACTACGGCGGTGGAATCAAGAATCATGGTGGCGCGTTGTATGTCGCGGACGACAAGACTACGTCCGCTGAATTCAAAGACATCTTTGGGCCTAAGTCACCCGCCGCTTTTCAAGGCGTGAAGGTAAAGGGCTATTACGCCAAGGATGACCGTAAGCGTGTTAATCGCGCGGTAGCGATTCAACCGTATCTTGATTTACATGAGCCTAAGGATGCCGGTGCTTACAAGTTATGGAAGCGCGACGGTAAGCCTGTTGTTGCTTTAGTTATCGCGAACCCCATCAACCTATTCGGCGATGCTGAAGGTAAGCGAATTCCTTCGCGTAACATTCGTTTCCGTCCCTCAAACGCAGCACCTGCGAATGAGATGCAGGGCCACAATGAGCGGTACCGTGTCCCTGGCAAGGACGGCTATCGGGATGAGTTTCATATTGACCGTTACGTCGGTATTACCGAAGACGGCGACCTCATAGATTCTACGGACCTTCTCGGTACGCAAGTAGCGATGAGTCAGCTTGAAGGCTCTGAGGTCTTCAAGAAGGCTGTTGGTGAAGCGTCTGCCGCAGGTCCTCGCAAGGGTCAGAAGGGTATCTTTGTTCAGCGTCGCGGTGCATCGTTTGTTGCCACGGCTCCGGTTACTATTGATTCAGTTACCTCTGATTTTGAGGGTAGTCGACGGATCGATGTGATTGGTTCTTGGGGCAAGAAGACGCTGGTTACTGACGATAAATATCCTGGCAGTAAGCTAATGATTCCTACGCACGGGGACATTGTCTATTTGCCGAGCAACTTCGTTTGGTTTCCAACCAAGAATGAGCTCACGCAGCGCGATTTCCTCACCACGCCGAAGAGCATCTTCTGCTGGACGACCGACGCTATGTTGGCTGAAGGCGCGGAGAAGGTGAAGGTGTCGAAGTACACCGGAGAGAATGGTTTCAATATCTCTGGTGAGTACGCGCCAAACTTCGTTTCAGCGTTGCGTAAGCTGGCAACGGACGCGGTCATCTCTGTTGATGACGCTGAGTTTGCCCTGAAGCAAGCGGCGGAGAAGGGGAACTATTCTTTCTGGATTATTGAGCCGGAGAAGTTGGAGAAGGTGGCGGCTCGGCTGAGCGTTGCTGAGAACCGTACGTCAATTAGGGATCCCCGAGTAATCGCTGAAAAAGTACGCAGCGCTGATTCAGCGGTTCTTCGCAAGATGCAAGAGCCCTCGGCCCGCCTCTCCAAGCCCGGCGCTAGCGAGACATCACGTCAGGCAGGGGAGCGGTTCAACAGCATGGCTAAGATGGAATCCGGATTCCGGAGCCGCGCTAAGAGCGCCGCCGAGAAGCAGCCTGAGCAAGCCGATCCCGCTGAGGCCGCGATGCAGCAGATGCAGATGGCGCAGATGCAGCCTCCGCAAGGTCCGTCGCCCGTTGATATGGCGGTCGCTGAACAGATGCAGAACATTCAAAGCCAGATGCAGGCTTTGACGCAAATGCAGCAGATGGTTCAAGCCATCCAGCAGCGGGCGAGTATGATTGCTAGTGGCGGGGGAGCCGGAGCTGCTCCCGCCGCAGCGGCAGCTGCGATGGGTGGTCCAATGGACCCGTCGATGATGGGCGCAGGCGCGCCGGTTCAAGGAATGGCTGCACCGCAGCAGCAGATGGGTGCGGACCCTAATGCTCAAATGGCCGCTGACCCTAATGCTCAGGCGCAGCAGCAGCCTCCGCAAGCTATGATGGCAGCGGATGACGGTTCGGTGGATACCGTCCAGTCTCAGGTGAATCCGCAATTCATTGAGCAAGCGGGGCAGCTTAACGACGCGGGCACGTTTGACGCTGCAGCGCTGGCATCAATGGCCCAAGCTCCGGCGATTAAGGAAATGGTTGCCGGCTATCTCCCTAATCTTGAGAAATCTCTGGATAACTTAGGGCGGGTTTTACTCACTCTTTGGATGGATGAGACTCGAATTAAGGGTGATGTCGGAGACATTGCTTACGTTTCCCTGGAAGATAATCTGCGCTCGACATTCCGCGGAATGGGTGATTTAATTTTGAAGATTAACCAGAATACTCTGGTTCTTCGAAATCAAAACGACCCTAGCGTATATCGGGGGTAATTATGCGACAGATATCTCCCCGCCATCGGTTTGAGGCGGTGTTGGAAATGGTAAAGACTTCTGCGCCTGCGCCTGAAGGCGAGTTAGAGAAGTCATTGTACGCGTACATAGTTGACCGAGGAGAAGTGAGCCCGACGGTAGAGTACGCGTACGACTTGTACTTAGACAGCAATCACCGTGCAGTCATGGATGCGTTTATTTTGTCTGACGCAGACCCGACTACGGTTTCGCGTGTACTTAGTATTCCCGTATCGGTTTTACTAACTTACACGTACCTCTTTTTCGATGTTACGGTTTTCAGAAACCGGTTGGAAAGAATTAGCTATGCTTCCATGTATGACGGAGACCCTTACGCAGTAGAGCTGTTGAAGACGGGCGTAATGGTCGGCTCAGATTATCTGGTTTGGATGTATGGCGGACGCGACGCCGTGGATACTCGTACCATTGTTCGACATACGATGATCGATTCTTTTTATCGAGGAATGTCGCACAAGGGGAATAGCCTTACAAGTCGCGTAGCCAAGGAGGCTCAGAAGTGGTGGACCACGGCTATCAAGAACGCAGAGATTCTTGAGAAGATGGAGCCTCAAGAAGCGAAACAAGCTTACGAAGAGCTACGGATTGCCTTGGAAGGTAAGGACGAAACAATCCCAGTTGAAAAAGCTCCCGTTCCGCTCGATGATATTCTGCACTAACGCCATGGCCGACTTCTTCTACTCAGCGTGGCGCTGGACACAACTTCGCAAGGAGCTTTCCAATGCCACGCTGGTCTGAGAATGAGTTTATTAAGAATGCGCAGGGAATCGCAGAGCAGCATCTCGTATCGAAAAAGAGTCTTAACGAACTCTGCGAAAAGTTTGCTTCAGAGCACAAGCTAAATCCGGACGAGATTCGAACGCTTGTTCGCCTGGCCAATGTTTATGTTTTTCAAAACATGTTCAAGGCGAAAGAAGGAGCCCCTGACCGTATGATTGAATTCGATACAGGGGATCCTGAGACCGTAATTCGAAATCTACTAAATACGGCTAATGAGCCTCCTCGTCCGGCCAGCGTTCATAACGATAAGCTAGCTAACGAAGTTCCCGACATGATGCGGGAAAAGCGTTTGGGTCGGAAGTTCGATGGACCTCTAGAAGAGAAGACTGCCGAGTATACTGAAAAACCTGCCCGCGAAGATATTGTTGTAATGAATCTTCGAAAGTTGGCTACAGAGTTTAAGCTTGAAAAGATTTCCGCCGGAGCAAAGTGGGAGGAGAAATTGGCTTCCCTGGCTCGCACATTCAAGAAAGCACCGGGATACGGACCCAAGTTCAGCGAATTTGAAAAGAACGCATGGGCAGAATTAGGCGCAGATGCTTCCGCGGAAATGGCTTTCTTGTATGAGGAGTTACGCGTCAAGCACACGCCGCCCGATTTTGAAAAGGTAGCTTTTTTACAAGAGCGCGTGGTGACCGATGAAACACCGGAACTGAAGCTCTTGAAGGAAGCGTGCGCCGAGCGGCAGACCTACGAGAAAATGACGAAGGCGTTAGCTTGGGTCGATAAAAACATGCCTGCTCTAGGGCGCTGACGTGAATAACGCACTCTTTAAAGAATACGTGGATGCTTTGTTCGAGAAGACGGCTCTCGGAAGAGATCCGCGCGAGGTTCTCACCGAGCTTCCCGAAGGTCAACGAGGACACCTACGTCGTGGCCTTGCGCTTATTGAAAGCGCTAAGGGAACCGCGGAAGGTGTTAAGAATTTAGCGGGTACCGTTGGTCGAGGTATTGATAAATTTTTATCCCCTGCGTCAAACGAGTCAGGTGTTTTAGCGCGAGGTTTACAGGGCGCACACGGTTTTCTTTCCAAGCGTCCTAGATTGGCTGGAGCCGCCATAGGTACTGCGTTTTTAGCGCCTATACTTGGTAAAGCCTTTGACGCTTCCCAGAGACAAAATGAGGAAGAACTCATGAACGCTTACGCGGATCCAACGAGAGTTATTACCGCCAGTCTGGATAAGTTTTTGGAGAAAAAAGCTGAGCTCCATTCGATGACCAAGGAAGCAGCTACACCATCTTTCCAGATTCCTCCGGCAGTAAGGGCACAACGTAGAAAAGATTTAGCGGCTGTCGCAAGAGCTGCGTCCCGTGCTGTAAAACGTTCGTTACCGCCGGAACCCACGTTCTGGGAATCTTCGCAAAAGAATGTAGTTGAAGGGTTAGGTAAAGGCTTAGGGCAGTCAGCGGGTGGAGCACTGGTTAGCTTAATGGCGCACGGAATCGGTACGAGTTTCGATGCGCTTAGAGACCATTTTATGGTCGAACCTCGTCGTAAAGCGCTATTCGAGACTTTACTCAAATCCGACCCAGTTCTAAGCGACGCGATTTCGCGTAATCCCGAGGCGAAGTCGATGCTTAAAGAGTCTTACGGTACAATGGTAAGATTCGCGCCTACTCTTTCTTTAGATGTTAATGCTGTTAGGTCTTTTCTTAGAGAAGCCGTACTTGGCGGCTCGGGCGTAAATTATGCCACTATCAAGAATTTAGTGGATACTGAGCGATCTATCGCGGATGCTCGGCCCACGTACGGAGGGCACTAACATGCAAGACTTAACTGAGTTTATCGCGCCTGAATTCCACGAGGCGGTACGTCGTTTCGGCTTTAACAAGATAGCGGCTAAAATGTATGGCGTGGAAGAGATAGACGCAAAGACGGCGTCTGAGATTATTGGTGCGAAGATGATGACGCGTTTGGCGGAGTGGCGTCAGATTCAGAAGGGTCTGAGCGCGCTTACTTCTCTGACCGAAACGGACAAGGAGTAGCTATGCACTACCCCACGTTCTGGAAGACGCTACAGACCGTGGCCGGGCTTGAGAAGCTGGCTGCGAGTGACGACCCTTCAGTGTCAGCGGAAGCGCAGCAGCTATTGGCGTCAACGTGCGATAATCTGTTCGGGACAGTGAAGAGCGCGTCATCGGATACTGTTACGGCGTTCTTGGAACTTTGGAACACCGCCCAAGGAATTGGTGAAAAGGTAGCTTCGGATACTACTGTCGTTAACGAGCTCATGCACAAGCTGGCAGCCGCGTCTCTCGTTGATGATGTGCTATCTGCGCAGCTTGAGAAATTGTCTGGGGCCGATTACGACGCAACCCGTTCTGTTCAGCTACTAGGGCGGGAGTACGCGGTAAAGTTGTTACGAGGATTATTCGCGTGAAGAAAATCTATGAACTAGACACGCACTTCGCTACAGGCGAAGCAACGGTTCAACCGGTACTTCTATGGGGTGCCAACGGTAGACCTTTGCGTGAAAAGTTCACTAAGACGGCTAGCGAGGCGTCTGAGTACATCAAAGCGGTGGAGCCGAAACCTGGAACAAGCATTGTTCTTGTTATCGCGCTAGGAGCGTACGAAACCTACGATTTAAACCGTAATGGCGACGGCTTCAACGAGTTCCCCTACAAGACCGGTTTCAAACCTACTTGCGGTTGTTGTCAGGCGGATGGCGCGTGGGTCACGCAAGAAGAAGTTCTACCGAATCATTACAAGCGTTTTGAGACGCACGGGAAGATCTATAGGCACCATCTTAATAAAGATCCGCTGAAATCTTGCGGCGACATTCTCAAAGCATTTTGGAACTCCCAAATGCATCGAGTTGAGCTGCTCCTAGGACTTAGGAATGAGCTCGCGCCGGATTTGGCGGAACGGATCGCGGATGGAGAATATCCGGCTGTAAGCATGGGAACCCGTATAGCCTACGATGTTTGCACAGTTTGTGGTCACAAAGCTCCGACACGTAAACAGTATTGTGATCACCTAAAGTTTGGAATGCGACAAGTAACCGCTAGCGGCTTGCGCGCTGGAGCTCTCAATCCATCTCCAAAGTTCTTCGATTTGAGTTTTGTAACCAAGCCAGCTGATCTCACGGGCTATATGATCAAAAAAGTAGCCGAAGAGAATGCGTATAACATACGCACCTCCGCTGAACTCGGTGAGTACCTAGACGCGATGGACGAGAAGCGCGCTGCTATTCGTAAAATCGCGGACATTGATAAAATTGTGCGAGGCGTAGCAGTTGACCACAAAACGTCGCCCTTGTCTGAACAGGAAGCCGTCGGTATTCAGCGTTACCGCGATATGATTCTTCCCGCGGTTCAGCGAATGCCGTCGTTCGACGACGATACGCTAAAGTCTTTATCTAAGTATCCCGTCGCGCAGGTGCTTTCTACGCTGTCCGCTGCTGGCGTTATTCTCACTACGCCTGAATTTGTTAAGATGATTGTGGAGCGGTTAGCGCCCGGAACCCAGATTCCAGACCACGTGCTGGACGGTATTATAGCTATGCAAGGTCATATTTTTGACCTATTCGCACAGCACCCACAGCTTCTTGAGCAACTCGGGTCTACGGGAATGTTTGACCGAACTCCCGAAAACGTAAACCCTGAGATTGGTGTGGTGGCTGAAAAATATTTAGAAAAACGCTCAACAATTACGGATTATCTTTCTAGGCAGTTGTTACCACCGCAGCTACGTGCTGACGAACCTCAATGGACGGAGTCCTTACACGTTAGCGACCCAGCTACCGGTGAAAAGTACATTACAACACGCGGCGCGGCGCGACAGGCGCACGACGAGATAGCTAAGAAGCAGTTAGCTAAGTTGGTAGGTACTGGTGCTTTATTGGCAGCAGGTGGACGCACCGCTGCGGGCTTAGTATCGAAGGCATTTCGCCCATTGACATGGGCAACAACTGGGCTCATCGGAGCCAAGACACTTAAGCCGGATTACGGTCCACAGTATTTAACGGATGAAGGAATTCCGATTCCTACGTTGACTGAGTTACGTAAAGAGTCCAGCACAGCTGAGGTTATGCTCCCAATTCTCGGGTCCGCTGGATTGGTTACCGCGTTAGGACATGATTATGTATCTCGCTTACAGAGCGGACAGCCGGTAGATGACCCGCAAGCGCCGCTGGGTAGGCGTATCTTGGATAGACTTGGATCCTTCTACGCTGACAATCCTGCGTTAGGTGTACTTGGAACACTTGGAGCATATGGCGGAGTTCGACACGCTTTGAGCAAGTTTTCCGAGTACACAGAAACATTGATGGCGGCGACTCCGGTAGACAGTGTTATTGCCCCAGAAATCGACATCGATACGGTCGTAGAGAAAATTGGTCAAATGCTTGTGTAATTGGGTAGTTTGTGTTTCTACACGGGGTCTCCTAGACTTCTTGCAACTGAGGGCTCAAACATGAAGATCGACAGAATTCTGGCGGGTATCCGGGAGGCGCAGGCCGCTGAAAAGCAGGCGAGCGAGGCTCCCGCTGTTTCCGAGACGGCGAAGACCGCGTCTGCGCCTGACGCTCTAGTTAGCGCGATGAAGGAGGCTCTTGCTTCTTCGGAGAAGGTTGCCTCCGATAAGTCGGCTTCTATTTCGGCTTCCCCCGTTGCAGACGTGATGAAGGTCGCCGAAGAGCTCGCCTCCGCGGAAAAGGAAGCCGCGGAAAAGGAGGCTCGTCTCCTCGGTGCCGCCTTTGCCGATGCTGCAGTTGCTCGGCTCGGGGAGTGGAACAAGGTCGCTGCGCAGATGGTTGCGAATATTCCCGCTGTCGCGGATACCTCAGACTTCGGTAAGTTCGCGCAGCAGAATCCTGAGCTCGTGAAGCAGGCGGCTCAAATCGGCTACGATGCGGCTAAGGCCGATCTTGAAAAGCAGGCCGAAGCTTCCTACGTTCAGGGATACAACGACACGGTTGAGGCTATCCACAAGACGGCATCGCTTGAGTTTCTCAAGGCTGCGGCCGTTACGGCGCAGATTGTTCAAGCGTCTGTTAATGGGTAATTATTATGTATGATGCGGTTACCCGTGAAACCTACGCACAGTTGTTTAAGTTGGCGGAAGCCAATTTACCTTCTTCTGTGCGTGAGGTTCTAGCTAAAGCCGCTAACGTTGAGCCGGCGATTCGTGAGCGTAAACCATGAGAGATCTCAGCCAGCTTACAGCATTCGTAATGGAAGAGGTCGAGAAGGGTCAGTTGTCAAAACAGGCAGAAGTGGCCTATACCAAAGAGACCCTAAAGACTGATACCGGAAGAATGTTACGAAAGGTAGCCGAGCAACTCAGGATCGCAGGTTCGTCGCCGATTACCTACACTGATTTAGCGCGCTTTCGGAAAGCCTATGACGTCTGAGAATCTACAGAAATTGGCCGCACTTCTTCGTGAAAAGGCTGCTTCGATTGAGGCAGACAATCAGATTAAGTGCGGGCAGGTTCTTCAAGCGGCGATGGCTTTGAACATCCTTCGCGCAAAGGTGTCACATGTCCGCTGATTCGAACTTCCTGTTAAAAGTGGCTGACGTTTTAGATGAGGCTGCAAAAGTCATCGATAGCCACGAAGCTGAAAAGACCGCCGCCGTAAAGATGGCTCGAGACGTCGCCCTGAAGAGCGTTGCCGATAAGTATACGGAAGCGACCGGGGAAGAGATTCCGCGAGAAGTCTTCGACAAGCTTTCCTCCTCGGGGGAAGATGTGCTCTCCACCGTAAAGCAGTTGTTGGATAAAACGGCGGGAAGTACCGGCGTAGAAAGCCTCGGCCGGTCAAGCGAGAAGTCGGCGCAAAGTAAACCGGAGAACAAGAAAGAGGCAGCCGCCGCTGCCTGGGATCGTTTCGGCAACTTCATCAACTCTTAACGCCACCAGGCGGATAGAAAGTAGGGAGATATACAATGAGTATGCTCAGCTCGAAGTTTGACATTGTTTCCGTTGATAACCCGGTTGCGCTGGCTGCTCTGGCGCAGGTTCTCACGGTTCCTGGCGGCATGACCCTGAATTCTGAGGGTACTCCCGTCGCGGGCGTTATTCCTCCTGGTGCGATTGTGTCGATGAACGTCACCACGGGGGAGGCGGAGCTCGCCACCACGGGAGATGTGGTCGCCAATCGTCTGAACGCGAAGATGGCGTTTGTTACCATCGACGGTAACAAGGACTTCTCGGGTTCGTTCGTGCAGAAGCTCACCGTTCTTCACGGTGGTTTTACGATGCTAACGGACCAGTACGACACGGGGTCATATACGCCCGGCAAGCTCGTATCATTCAACGCGGGCAAGGTTAAGCTCGCTGGGGCGACGGACCAGATTATCGGCGTGGTTGGTCCTGCTGGCCTTGACTCAGTTAACGGCGTTCTCCAGGTAATCGTGCCGCAGGGCGGCGGCCTCTAAATACCTGGCGCTTTTGAAGCACAGAATGGTCAGTGCGTAACTTTAAAACTTGGTGTTGCGCATAACCACGCGACCAACAAAGTTCGCGGCCTGCTGTGCAACGAGTGCAATTTGTTATTGGCCCGTGCGGAAGATAGTACGGGCCGTCTCGAGGTCGCGAAGCAGTATCTGTGCAAATCAAAAGTTGTCCCTATAACCCAAAGTGCCTAGATTAACTTAACGCTCAGACTCTGGGCAGATTTAACGGAGGCTTTTCAACCATGGCTTATAAGACTGAAACCCAGCAAGTCTCAGCGCAGTTCGTCAATTCGAACTTCGTAAAGAAGATCGAGGACGGGCGCATCAAGGAAGCTGCGGCTGAGGGTAGTGCGTTTATCCGCGAGTTTGTCCGTCAGGAGTCGTACGCTCGAGAAATCATCACGCCGGTCCTGTTACAGGACGACGAGATTGACCGCGACGAGAACACGGATGAGCCGAAGAAGATTGTGGAGAAGGAGCCGAAGTCGGTGGCTACCTTCGTCCAGTTCCAGGGCGCCGGTCCGCGTACCTGGTTCAAGGGTCCACGCTACTCAATCTTCTTCGGAAAGACGGAGAGCCAGCACTTTACTAAGTCAAAATTCCAGTTGATGACTTACCAAAATGACATTAGGAAAATGTTGAGCGACAACTCGGTCAAGGACATGGCCGACCAGGAAGACAAGAAGTGGCAGGAGACGGTCGATGCGCTTATCGCCCTGAACCTGGCTGAGCAGAACATCGGCGCGACGGGCTTTAACTCCACGGCGTTTAAGGCGGGCTTCCAGAAGATGGTGAATCGTCGTCGTCCCATCGGGAAGATGACGATGACCAAGAGCCTGTACTACGAGGCTCTGGACCTGGTGGCTACCAGCGTCGGTAATGATGTCGCGTCACGGCACTACGACGAAGGTGTTGAGAACGAGGAGAAGCTGTGGGGCTTCCCGGTTATCACCACCATCAAGTCCCACGTGCACGACCCGAAGAAGGCGTACATCTACGCGCCGGAGAACTATCTGGGTAACTTCTTCCTCCTGCAGGATGCGACGCTGTACATCAAGCAGGAAGCGGACACTATCACCTTCTGGACGTACGCGGCCCCGGGTATCGGTATCGGTAACCGCCTGTCGGTTCAGTCGATTACGTTCCCGTAAGCGACCATAGATAGAGATCAAATTAGGCACCCTCCGGGGTGCCTTTTTTGTGTCCAATCCTTTTGATCTGGCGTATAGGGCCGCAATGCCCGTCCTTGAGGAAGAGACCTACGCTCGATTTGGGTACCGCCCACAAGAGCTGAACCCCAAATCAGCGAAGCACGTTGTGTACGCGTGCAACAATTGTAAGGCTGTCCTCACGCGACAGCGCCGTCGCGTTGATGACAAGCTCCTCTGTCACTCCTGCGTAATCCATCTGAAGCGCCCAGCGGCAGCTGTTGAAAAGCAGCGGATCACTATGTTGGAGCGCTATGGGGTAGATTCTCCGTTCAAGAGCAAAGAGATACGGCAAAAGATAAAAGATACCATGCTCGAACGTCACGGTGTTGAGAATATCTCATCTTCACCGGAACTTAAGGCGCAACGGCGAGAATGGTGGGCCGATAAGCTAGGAAAGCCGCCTCCTCTACCCGCGTGTGTTTTACGTGAGGAAACTTTTCGTAAGTACGGATATTATCCGGAAGACCTCACGCGAGGCGTTTCTAAGCCAATTTTACTTCAGTGCCCTGAGTGTTTGAAAATATTTCATCGCGGGATTCGTTTCGTTTTTAAGAGAGTTCTCTGCCAGGGCTGTATCAAGCGATCCTTCTCTAAAGAACACTGGGATGCTTTGGTTGAAAAGCGTACTTCGACCATTCTTGAACGTTACGGTGAAAGTGGAGTTCCGACGAAGACACATATTTACGGAGCCGCCCAAAATACGTTAGCTGAGCTCATTTCATCGTGGCTCGGAACTCCGGTCCGACAAGAAGTACCGATTGGACGAAAGTCCCTCGATATCGTAGTCGACTCTCACAAGCTCGCCATTGAATACTGCGGATTATACTGGCACTCGGAACGTGTAGATTCGGATGGTATATTGCGGTATGGAAAAGATGGTCATTACAACAAACTCAAGCTCGCTCAAAAACAAGGTTTCCGCCTCATAACCCTCTTCGAGAACGAATGGCGTGAAAGACGCCCACAGGTCGAAAGCGTACTACGCTCGATACTGCATCTCTCATCTCGCCGTTTCCAAGCTCGTCAGTGTACTGTTACGCCGATTCCAGTGGAGCAGGCTCGGCTTTTTATCGGAGCACACCACTTACAGCCACAGGCCCGTGAAATTGGGTACGCTCTGGGATTGTTCACAGACACAGAGCTCATCGGTGTGATTACTGCTGGAACACACCATCGCCAAGGCCACGACAAAGTGTTGGTTCTTCAGCGCCTTTGTTTTAAGTCGGATGTTTACGTGATGGGTGGCGCTGAGCGACTATTCAAGCTTCTAGTAGAGTACGCCCGAAATAAGGGTTTCACGAGTATCCGTACTTGGTCCGATAATCGTTGGTTCGTTGGGGATGTTTACCAAAAGCTTGGGTTTACACTTACCGACGAAATACCCCCAGACTACTCATATGTAGTTCCTCCGGCTAAACTAGTGTCGAAACAATCACAAGCTAAGAAGCGCTCAGGTTGTCCGCCACACTTGACCGAATGGGCGTGGGCTCAACAGCGTGGCCTACTAAGGATTTGGGACTGCGGTAAAAAACGTTGGGATTATCAACTCTAAGCGTGGCTGAAATGCCTACACTAAGGGGCGCCTAGGTAACTGGGCGTCCTTTTTTATGACTATGCCCGGTCCTGACACAAAGACGTTCGTAACCGACAACATCGGTCTGGCCTGCTTCCTCATGATGCAGGGAACGAGCTTGCTGTCCGTGTCAACCAAAAGTAAGAGTCGTGCGTATTTTGAATTCGGTATTTCTCCGCAGGAAGGAACAACACAAGAAGTCGCATATACGATGTCAAACTATTCTCGGTTTTTCGAAGCGTTCAAGTATCTCCGAAGTAGGGCCATTCGTGGGGAGTGAGAGCTCTCGATGATTGTCACGGGACCTTCTCGAAGTAGTGCTTCATTTAGTCACGCGATCTGCCAACCTTCAGACGCGGTGGGAGATTTTGTACGTATAAGTGGTTCGGTCGTAGGGCAAAGTTACGTAGTAACTAAAGCAGACCCGTCGAATCACTTGATGATGCCCGCCGTAGGTACCGTCATACAAAAAATAACCAGTACGTCGTGCTTAATTCAAAAGCAGGGGCTGTGTGGGTTTACAGGGCTTCCAGCGCTAGATGTAGGGCGTTTGGTTTTTGTAGGTCTAGACGGAAAACCGACGACAACCCCACCAGCTGCGGTAGACTCCATCTCTGGAACCGCGGTCGTACAAGCTGTAGGCGTAGCCGCAGCAGCAGATAAAGTAGACCTAAGCATTCGTCCAATGTTCACCAAGGTAAGGCTCTAAAATGGCACGTCCAAGAAAGCTTAAGCGTATTCATGAAGTATCCGAAGTTGAAATCGAGACTGCCCCTGTTGCGGAGGTTCCACCGGCGCCCAGCTTACCGAGTAAAGAGGAGCCGTCTATCGTCGATCAAGTTATTAAGCTTGATGACATGACGCGCATGAATCTTTGCCGGCTGGATGCGGAAGTTCGTGCTGCTCGAAATCAATTTATGCTTCAGCAGATGCAGTTAGCTGAGCACATTCGAAGTATCGACAAGGACGGAAAACTTGCAGGAATGCAGGCAGGTCTACATGCTACAGCGATGCACATGCAGGAAATGGAAGCCCGCTATAATGGTGTACGGCAGGAAGTAGAGCAGAAGATGGGTATACTTTTGCGCGAGTATAGTTTCGACGACGAAACCGGAATTTTGCACAAGATTCAGCCTACAGCGCCGAAGTCGGAGGTTTCTTCTACGACTCCGGCCGCCTAGATTTGCAGGTAAGCGGTTGAAAGTGGCGTCGGTAATTTACGACTTTTTGGGGGATAAAAGTTATGGCTCTACGTAAATTCCTATTTCAATCGACTGAAGGGTACTTCGAGGAGCAGCAGCCGGCGGATGCCCTCGACTTAGGTGGTCTTACCATGAGCGGCAACATCGCCATGGGGACCAACAAGATTACTGGTCTCGGGGCGGCGACGGCAGCCAACGACGGGTTGGCTTACGGGCAATCTGGTGCTTCTCTCGCAGGTCTCGCTTTAACTGCGAACCTTGATTTGGGTGGGGTTGCTAAAGTAACGGGGAGCACTGCTCCTACTCTAGCCAGTGACCTGACGAACAAGGCGTATGTTGATACGCTCGTCGTAACTGGCGGGCAAATCAAAGAAGCGCTTGTGTCCGACGGTCAGTTGTCGGACGTTCAAGGTATCAATGCAGCCGAGGTACTGTTCTTCGCCAATCAGCCGGTAGTTGGAGATACGGTTGTTTTGACGAACGGGACACTAACCCGGACGTATACCTTCGTAGCGAATATCGCTGGCGAGTCTGCGGCTACTGACGTCTCGATTGAAACGAGCGCTCTGACGGCGATGGAGCGTTTCGTTACTCGGGTGATGGCGGACGGCGGTAATACAGTATGGGACGCTCACGTCGACTACGCGAGTGACCGCCTCAATCCCGCTGGCGGGAATATCATTGTTGTTCACGAGAAGGCTACTGCCGCAGGTAATTCTACGAGCCGTATCTACGGTACGTGGACGACGGCGAACGACGCCAAAGTCGTCGAGTACGCGTCTGGGTCGCCCGGTGTTCCGTACACGGACTACACCAGCACGACCGTCATCACGATGCCGTCGGTGGACCCCGCTGCGGGCCGCTTCGGTTTCCGCCGGCAAACCTCGGCTCTTATCGATGGCGAGATGCACTTCTGCCTCGATGAGAACTCCATCGAAGCTTGGGATGACGACGCTAATACGTGGAACGTGTTCTCTGGTTCAGGCGCTGTTCCTGACGCAACGTCAGGAGCTGGTGGCGGAACCAAGGGCAAGCTGACGGTAGACGAAGATTACGCTCTCTACCTCACGACCGGCATTCTGCGGATGGCGCTGACTACGACTGGTGGTCTCCAGTTTAACGCCGGTACGCCGAAGACCCTTGGCGTTAAGCTCGATACCAACCCTGGCTTGTCGCTTAGCGGCACTGGCTTGAAGGGTATCGTCAGCGCGAGTAAGGGCCTTACCATTACCGCGACGGGCTTTGAGGTTGTTGCGGACAATACCCGCGCTATCGCGACCGACGCTAACGGCGTTTACTTGATGCTGGCGGCTAACCCCGGCCTCGAGTTCAACGGCTCTACGGGCGTACAGGCCAAGATTTTCTCCACTGGCGGTCTGCAGCGAGATGCTAACGGCCTAAGCGTTAAGCTCCCGGCGGTATCTGGTCTCCTTACGGATGCTACGGGTCTCTACGTAGATATCGAGGACACCAACCCGACGCTGAAGTTTACGGTTAACGAGCTCGGAGTTAAGTACGATACCGCGGCGGGTCTACAAACCAGCGCCAACGGTATGCAGGTGAAGGTTGATGGAACGACCATCAGCTTCACGGGTGGCGGCGCTCTCCAGGCCAATAATGTTGGTGAAGCTCAACGGATTGAGAACACCATCAACGTCGATGCTGCCGTAGCCGTTGGCGATCCGCTCTACATCACCGGTACGGGAGATAGAGTCGCTAAGGCGGATACGGATACCGACCCGAAGTCTCGTGTTATCGGTATCGCCCGTACGGCGCAAGCTACCGTTGGTAGCCCAACTGAGGTTGTGGAGACGGGCTTGGCGGTTGGCGTACTTACTGGCGCTACCGCCGGTACGCCGTACTACCTGGCGACGGGCGGCGGTCTATCGACCGCAGCTCCCTCGGGTAGCGGTAAGCGCGTCATTCAAGTCGGTGTAGCTCTCAATGCTACGGACTTGATGGTACGCATCGTCGACTACGGCAAGAAGGCTTGAAGCACTGGCGGCCCGGAGTACTCTCCTCTCTCCCCGTTTAGTCTGTTACCCCCTCCTATAACCGGGGGGTAACAGAGGGGTAACGGCGGGGCTTTGGACCGCGGGCGCTGTGGTTTGCCGTAGAGGGCCCCCATATCAGTCGTCTTTGACGATGTTTGATGGGGGGAATTAATTTCTGCGGAGGAAGCAGCGCTATTCGTAGGACGTCGTGTATTCGATCGCTACGAGTACAATCGCCGAGCTCAAGACTCCCGCCGAAGCTATTCTTCCTGATGTAATACGCATAATTGTACGCTTCTCAGAGGGATAGGGGCAGGTACCGTGATCTTTAACTGGCAAGCAACGACCGCATATCCCCTAGCGGCAATGCGGGTCGGAGTTGCTGCAACCTCTACGCATATTTATGGCGTAGGTGGAATGAACACAAATTATCCAAACGGAAGTTCTCTGGTATACTATGCCCCAATTTTAAGTAACGGTAATATTGGAAGCTGGACAATGACTTCCAATTTACCGGTAGGCGGGGCCGGGATGCAGGTTATCGCAGCCAAAGGATACCTTTGGACGTTTGGAGGTATCGCAGATGCGTACTCAACCGCAGCAATATATAGCGCCCCTATTAACGCCAATGGAACGCTCGGATCCTGGTCACTTTCTCCGAATGGGCTATGGGGCGGTCAAGCAACCTTTAATTGCGGGGTCGCCTACTATAATGATTATTACTACAAAGTAGGGGGTTCAAGCGCTACCGTTATAACGTCGTACGGTCTCCTTAATTCTAACGGAACCGCCTCAGCCGCGACTCGAGGTCCAGACCTTCCTTTTTCGGCCAGATCCTCTATTAACTCTCTCGTAGCCGATAACGGCTACCTGTATCTTCTTAATTCTTACAACACTACTTCTGGTCCACGATACGCTCCTATTAACGGAGATCATACCATTGGAACGTGGACGTCCGCCGGAACAAATGGAAGCTGGGGGACAAGAGAGGCATCATTTGGTTTTATAAGTAATGGCGAAGCATACAGTTTGGGGAATACTCTTTCTGATTACAAAAAAATAGCGGTATTCCCGATGAGCGATCCGACTACGTTCGGAATACCAAGTTTTACCGCGGACATGCCTTACGCGAGTTCCGGTTACATGCAAACTTTTGGATCCTGCTTCGCTAATGGGCGCGCTTATATCGTCGCAGGAGAAACGTTAACCCCCGTAGTCGCCGCATACACATCAAACGTGTGGGTTTCTTCGGTTTCAAGCGGCGCTTCTTTTTTCGCAAAACTAGCCTGCGGCTTTAATTCAGGAGTAAATTTCTAATGTTTACTCACTATAAAACAAACGATAACATACAGGTTGCCGTAAGGCTCTTTGATACCGCTTTTGCTCCGGTAGCAGGGGTAGCTCAAGCATCTACTACTGTCACGCTGGCCAAGACTCCGGCGATGACCCCTACGACGTTAACGGCCGGGACACAGTATACCTGGACTGAATTGACTACCGGCGCGTTCGCTACTCAGGGGGTGTATAAGTTATTAATCGTTTCTTCTCAGATTTCCACTCCGGGAGAGTACACGATAGCTATCACCGGAGGAACAGGAAAGGCTGTTACCCAATTTTCTGTCCACGATAACTACGTCTCAGATGTTCAAACCCGACTTGGGACGCCCAATTATACTAGTATCGTCGGAGACATCGCCAACGTTAAGACTGTCTTAGGTACGCCGTCAGGATCTTCGGTTTCGGCTGATATCGGAACCGTTAACACCAAGCTAGGCACGCCCGTATCATCCGTATCCACCGATATCGCTGCCGTACAGACCAAGTTAGGTAGCCCGCAATTGGGCAACGTATCTTTGGATATAGCCAAAACAATTACAGAGTCTACTCTGGCCCGCAAGATGCTCGCGAATAAGGCGACTCAGGGTGGTAATCAGTTTAAGGTCTACGATGACGACGGAGTTACCGTTATCAAAACCTACACAACAAAAGACAATTCAGGCAATCCTACCAACAGTTCGATTTATCAAAGGATTCCGGAATAAGTGTAATTCAGGAGGACAACCATGGCTTGGAACGGTAAAGACCTAGAAGTCATTCAGGCTGCCAGAACTAACAACTGCGTATTTTCAAAGAGAAGGAAGACGTACGTCTTCGCAGCGTTCTCCTCCACAGGGAACAGAGAATCGTTTAAGACGGCGTTGAGTCAGCTCGCCGGTATACAGTACGAAGACTGGGAGCTTGATAGTGATAGCTTGTACGTGGTTCGCGTAACACCTACCTAACCTGAAAGACGGTAATGGCTGCCACGGTTTTAGTTATCCCGCAGAAGGACACCGCTGAGGGATACGAATCAGAGATTCAGCTTGCAACCGACGGCCTTGCCGCTGCAGGATTCTATCCGCAATTCGCTGCAACGAACGACTTACTTGTCGGGCTCGAGCGAGATGTCTCCGGTAATCTTGTCCTCAAGGATACGATTACCGGAGCAAAGACTCTCGCCGAGCTTTTAGGCGGTTCAGGCGTTTCGACGTACGATTTCCTGTTAGAGACGGACCCCAATTACACAGGATTTACGTACGTAGTTACATACTCCGGTGTTCTGGTTTCAAAGGAGACCTGGACCGTTACTGCTACATCTAAAATTCGAAAGACCTCGGATTATACTTACGTGTCTGGGCGAGTGGTAACGCAAATAGACCGAATCTATGATACTGACGGTACGACCATTGTCGCCCAGACCACGACAAACATCTCTTACTCCGGCGGTAAAGTAACCGGCTACGTGCGGACCAGGGACATCTAAATGGGTATCGTTCAAGTCATCATTGACGACACCGCGTCCAAAATCGTTACCGGTACGTACGAATTTAACCGCGATGGTGGTGGTGCATTAGTCATCCCCTCCGGTCCGAGCTTTCCAGCTTCACCTGAAGCAAAAGAGCTATTTTGGCGAACAGACCTAAGTAAGTTGTATCGCCGTAACGACGCTAACAGCGTATGGGAAGAGGCGTCGAGCTCTGGGGGCCTAAGTCCCAGCGGACATACTACCATTAGGCAACTCATCCACCTTGCCGATGGTGGTGGACCTTTTGAAGGATTTGCTTCTGGGGCTTACAAAGAGACCACTGGAACAATTTTTCCAACGGCTATTGTCTGGTATGACCAAGCCGGTGTAGGTAAGAAGAAGATTGTGGAGAAACTCATCCATTGGACCGGCGCATTTCCGGATTCAATTACTTGGAAAGTTTACGACGAATCGGAGACCTTGTTGGCGACGGTCGTCGATACGGTTTCATATTCTGGAGCCTTTGAGACAAGTCGCACTAGGAGCGTGACATGAGCGTAGATTCCCCTGTGGCAGTTATCGTAGCAACAGACGGTACGCCACTTGGCGTATCTGGAGCTCCGCTCCGTACTGACCCGACGGGTTCAACGACCCAGCCGATTTCGGCTACAGCTTTACCGCTGCCGTCAGGCGCATCAACTGAGACTACTTTATCTGCGATTAACACAAAGATTCCAGCATCTCCGGCGCAAGATAGAACCGTAGCTGCGAGTCCGAGCGCTGTCCGGTTAACCGACGGAACGGCTTTCTACAAGCCCACGACGCCGACAGATACGCAACCAATCTCTGCCGCATCGCTCCCTCTTCCATCGGGAGCTGCTACGGAGACGACGTTATCCGGGATATCGGGGAAGCTACCGGCAACTCTCGGTCAGAAAGCGATGTCGGCATCTCTCGCGGTAGTTTTAGCGAGCGATCAAACCGCGGTCTCTACTACAGGCGCTAAAGCGGCAACGGCAACACTTACCAACGTCGCTGCGTCGGCTTCTTCTACGACGTTACTCGCATCCAACGCTAACAGACTCGGCGCGGTAATCGTCAACGACAGTACATCGGTACTGTACGTCAAGTACGGCGCTACAGCATCATCGACGAGCTACACGTACCGTCTGGGGATTAACGCGACTCTTACATTGGACGGCGCCCTGTTGTACACGGGCCTCATTTCCGGTATCTGGGTTTCCGCGACCGGAGCAGCCAGAATCACTGAGCTGACGGCGTAAGTGAGTCAACACCCTAATGCCTCAAATTTCGCAACCGTCCAATTACGCTGACCCGTCACAAGTCTCGTTCATCGATGACTTTGTACAGGCGGCGTACAATAATCGTATTTGGGCGGTTACGGGCAACGGTAGTGTTACTCAATTGAACTCGGCCGGCGGCCGTATTCTAATCAGCGCGAACAATAACAACAGTTACCGATTTAATCACGGTAACTTTGGCGCTTTTTCCGCCGCCCAGTTTGCTCAGATTATCTGGCGGGGAACGCTTGTTTCACCCGCGACGGGCACGGGCGGACTCTCTGAGTGCGGATTTCAGAGTGCCACCGCGCCTACCGTACAATCAATGCGCTGGCGTAGTGCTCGAGGAACCACAAACTTCCAGTGCCAATGTTCCGATGGAGCAGGAACGACAACCGTAGATAGCGGAGTTATCGCAAATACAGCTACGCACACGTTCCAAATCCTGTGCTCTTCGACAGGTGTTAATTTTTTCTTGGATGGGATACTTCGCGCATCTATTTTGACGAACATTTCTACGCAGCAGTTACAGCCCTTTGTTAATTGTACCTCCAGTAACAATGCTGCTGCTACCTCTGACATGGATTACGTAGATGCTCGGGGAGTTAGGTGATGCTTGACCTAGCGGACATCGCGCGGGACCCCGCCGAGCGCTTATCTTTTTTCGACGATTTCATTGGTGCATCTTACGATAATCAAGCGTGGAGCAACACTGGTGCTACGGTAACGAGCCAAAATTCTTTGGGCGGAAGTATCCTTGTAAGCGGCGCAGGTGGGTACATTACGCACGCTGGTTTTGGCGCGTTCTCCGCCGCCCAGAATGTCCGGTGCCTTTGGCGCGCGATATTAACACCGGGGACCGGAACAGCCGAAGTTGGCTTGATGAACGGAGCTGGCGCTGAATGGATTGCTTGGATTACGAACGCGGGCGTTTACCGCTGCCAGTGCGGTACGCCTGGAGGAACGACGAATTTCAATAGCGCTGTCCCTGTGGACAGTAACAATCACTTCTTTGAAATTCTTGTGTCTCCGAACCTGGCTCAATTCTTTTTGGATAACGCGCTGATTACCGCTATTACGACGAACGTATCCGCGCTAAGTCTCCAACCGTACACATGGTTAACCGGTACAGGTACTAGCAACGCTGACTTTGTCCTTGTTGAGGGAGATCGCTGATGGCTCGCATCTTCAAGAATAAAACCTCTGAGGATGTCGAGGTTAAATATAACACTATCGCGCAGGTCATCCCGGCCAATTCTCAAGCCGACCTAGAAGACATGTTCGAGCACTGGCAGCTTGCTGCAAGTTCTTCTCTCATCGAATTGCTCGGCCAAGGAACGGACAAATATCAATTGAATGACGGTAGCGCGGACTTGTCCGTAACTAAAGCTATCGATTTGCTTCACGACCACCATCCAACTACCGTAGCAATTACTACGGCACAGACCGCCTCAGATGGCTCACCATTTGTTACGCCGTGTATTTTCCCAGCGGGCGTCTATCTCTATTTCACGTCCGCCGGTGATGGTACTCAACGTGGTAATGGTCAGGCTTTTTTAGCTTCGAGTGATACCGCGGGGGATACTGTTGTTGAGTGGTCTTTCTGTGACGTTGTTTTATTGGCGGGTGCGAGCGCAAATTTCGCCGGAGCAGAGCACGGCGATTACGCTACGTTAGAGGTGTTTGCGCCTGCGACATCGGTGGTAGCAAACGGTACGAATACTGGTAACTGTAACGTTGTAAGTGGTGTGATTGTTCCCGCAGCCAATGACGGTGCTTACGATGTTGATTTGAGCGCCGCTGTTCCCGTTCCAGCGCAAACAAGCCCTACCACGTACAACGGGTATTGGGACATGAGCGCGCCGTTAATCGGTAGACCGGTTGTTACTCCGAGCGCTACTCCAGGTAGTGCTCGTTGGCATTTGCTAACCGTTGAACAGGTCCTCGTACGTTACGCCAATCGTCTACAGATACTCGGCAGCCACTACGTTAATTTTTCGATTCCCGCTATTGAGCCGAAATCGAAGATACCGCAATGGAAGGGTCGGCTGACGATGCATAACTCTGGACACACCGGCCTAAAGCTATCGTGGACAGTCATCTTGGGTCGTGCTCTAACCGTGGGAGCCGTTCCGTAATCACCCAGGAGACTACATGCGCGGGGATGACGTCGGAGAGTGGCATAAAGTCGATTGTGAGACGTGTGGCTACGATTTCACCTCACACGGAAAACCGAACATCTGCGAAGTGTGCGCAGAGGTTCGGGAAAATTTCCCTGAAATATTCACCTGGCTGAACGCTATCTACAAATATCAGCGGGCGGTCATGGAAAAATTCGAAACAGAGCTTAACGGTAAATTCGACGCAATAAACTTTAGACTCGACATCCTCGACGAGAAAATCTCAAGGCTGCTGACAATAAACTCTCCAAAAGAGAAAAGGTAATCTGTGGACTGGTTATTTCCTATCCGTACCGGTGTTACGTTCTTTGATTATTGGGCTATCGCGCACATAGCCTTCTGGTTTTTCATTGGTAGCTCGGTAGCGGTATCGAAGTCTCGTAGACCGAAACTACTGGTTACGTGCTTATCCATCGCTTTCCTTTGGGAAATATTTGAAAAGTTCGCAGAGAAGAAGTGGCCAACCGTTTGGCTCTCACCGGAGAGCTGGCTTAATTCGTGGGTCAGTGACCCGGTGATGTGCCTTGTTGGCGTGCTGATATCTTGGTATGGCTACGATAAGTGGCGGAAGTAAGAATACCTTTGTTCGCGTCGGATTTTCGACGCCAAAGATGTTTAATCCCGTCTCGTGGGTCGTACGAAAAATAACAGGGTCTAAAGCCAGTCACGCTTGGTTCTTGTATTACGACGAAGATTGGGAACTGAGTATCGTGATGGAAGCGCACGAGTTTGGTTTTAGGCTTATTCCCTACTCACGTTTCCGTAATGATAATCATGTCGTGGGATTGTTTTTACCTAAGGTGCCTATAGACGTAGGTTTAAAATACGTCGCGCATCGATACCTGGGTTCCACGTACGACTACCTGGGTTTAATGGGGCAGATTGTCGTTCAGCTAGGACGGAGACTTAAGCGCCGATGGAAAAATCCGTTTCGCGGAAGTAAAAACGTTTTCTGCTCAGAAGCGGTCTGCATTGCTATGCAGAAATCTCCAGGGTATGAAAAGTTTGAGGAAGACCCGGATTCCGTTGACCCCCAAAAACTCCTACAATATTACCTTGGCGGGTTCGGAACGCCGTGTTCACTCGACAGCTAAACTTGGAGCACCATGCTCTTACGAGCAACGCTCAATGAACCCGTACCACTTCAAGCTCTTGCTAACGACGGCAAGACGGACCTCTTCGTTCGCGTAACGATTCTAGGTCCGACGTTAACTACCGTCGCTACCCTATACCCCCTGCACATCACCAAGGGATTGTACTCGGTAAATTGGACGCCTACGTCCGAGGGCTATTATTCCGCGATATACGAATTTTTCTTAGATGCGGGATACAGCACGGTAGCCCAAGATTATCCTCAGCAGGGTGAGACGATCGACGTTAGTTCCGAGAAGACGAATATCCTTCGGTTACTTGCCTTGGAGCACGAGAACACTGTTCTCGATATGCAAGTGTACGACGGCGCGAAGCGACTTCTGTCATCTCGCCTACGTGGTTACAACTCTGCGGCGAACGCCGTATTGGCCGGAGTCACGGGTCTCTTGTTTGAGTGGAACATTCTAGCGACTTACGACAGTCAGGGTAGAAATACCCTATTTAGAATTGATCGAGTTCTATGACGCTCCAACTAGCTACACAAGGATACTTACGGGATGATTGCCCTAATGACTTAGTTCCGCCCTACGGTACGGGAAATTTTGATCCACCTCCAAAGGCTCCAAGTGGGCGCGCTACGTTATCTAACCCTATACCGCTTCCTCCAGTAGGTTCAGCTGTCGCTTCTCCGTTGAATCCAATCCCCCGCCCACCGACAGGAACGGCTACACTAGAGAATCCCGCACCTATCGCACCGCGGGGTACGGCAGTGGATGAGACACCAAATCCTCCTCCGAAAGCGCCTGGCGGTGGAAAGGCTGAGGACGTGTAATGGGAATTCGAGTCAATTGGGCGGCGAGCACAGAGCTTGATATCGCCTCGTACAATCTTGAGCGCGCGGACAACCTAACCGGTGCGACGTGGGCGGTGTTGGTAAACGTCCCGCACGTAATTCCAGGTCCTGCGTGGGATGCGCTAACGTCTACTTTTTTCTACCTCGATTCTACGGGAGACACGTCTAAGTATTACCGTCTCACCGCAATCGACACGGTAGGGCAGTACAGCGTTCCTTCGACGCCTTTTCAGGCTGTTAGTACCGCCCCATCTTTTCCGAACGTAGTTAAGGTCGACCACAACTACGGCTCTTCCGGTGCACTTCGATATCAGACTGCTGGAGGAATTCCCGTCGAAGCGGCGGTTATTCGTGTCTGGAAAAAGTCTGACTTTGACGCTGGAAACACTGATGCGCCGTTGGCGATTACAATGACCAACGCCGAAGGTAATTGGGTAAATCCGCTCAGCCTAACCACGGGATTTACGTACACCGTACAATTTTTCAAAGAAGGATTGTACGGACCAGATAAAACGGAAATCGTCGTCTAAGGAGCTTTCATGTCTCTTCTCTATCTCGTCGGAACGTCGCCCGCCGGTATCCAGCAGCTCATTACGGCGGGGTCCCAGTTCAACGGAGCTCGCTCAACGTCTACGTTGTCTACCGGAAACGGGATGAACAAGTACGCCACCGATACCAAGGGCGGCTTGTTCGACTTTGAACAGACGGAACCTATCGTCGTTCACAACGTAATGGCGGATTTCGGGGGGTCGGTAACGTACAGCGTTTACATTGTAAACCTGGACGCTGGGGGAGCGGTAATCTCCGGGGAGTCGCTGCTCTTGACCACGGGCACCGCTGCAACGCTCTCGTATGTGTCACGGTTGACCTTGGGTGTCAAGCAGGCTGTTCAACTCGTCACCAGTGGAGCCTCAGCGGCCATGTTAGCCCGTGCGTGGGCTACCACCTGCCGTGGGTTCCAGGGGTAATGCGCCATGCCCGTAACCGCGACGCCGACTACTACCCTAGTCATAACGCAAGATGACATTCGCGGATTTATCCGTGACATCGCGGGACAGATTCCGAACACGGGGTCGTACAATATTCTTTTCGACCTACCGCAGTTCTCGGATGCAGAGCTTCAGCGGGCTATCAAGTTTACGGCTGCGCGATTCAACGTAATGACGCCAGTATCCAGCGACGCTGTTGATGGTATCAACTCCTGGCTAATGTTGATGGGTTGTGCTGAATTCCTGATGATGGCGGAAGCCTTCAGACAAATTCGGAATCAAGTCACGTACCAAGACGGAGATATACAGCCGATCGGCTTGGACGACAAACAGCAGCAGTACATGGCGCTGGCTCAGCTATGTAAAGCGGAGTTTGAAGAGAAAGCGAAAAACTACAAGATTTCCCGTAACATGGAGGCGTGTTACGGATCTCTCGGGTCGGGCTACAGATCAGTTAGCCGCTTCTTCCATGCATCCTAATTGATGCTGTGATGATACGCAAAAAATGTACTAAGTGTAAGCAGTATCGGGAACTAGACGAATTCTATAACAACAGCCAACAAAGTAGCGGGAAACACCCTTCGTGTAAAAAATGTGTAAGAGCGCAACTCGCATCTAAATACGCAAATGATTCCGACTATCGAGAGCGCGCTAAAAAGAGAGCTCGTCGCTGGAAACTCAAAAATCCTCTCCGTAAGAAGGAACGCGATAAAATTCTGTATTGGAAAGATCCTGATAAATACAGGGTAATGTCTAGAGAATGGTACAAAACGAACCGAGAACGGGCCGTTGCTTCACGAAAAAAATATTACAAGAAACACCGGAGACGTCTTTTAGCGTTAAACAAAGAATGGCGGGACGCTAATCCTGAACGAAAGAAAGCAGCTGACCGCGCATGGCTGAAAAAGAATATGGCGCGCGTTCTGGTGAAAGTCAAATCTTGGAAACAGGCGAATCCGCGGAAGGTAAAAGAATATGGCCGCCAGTATTGCCAGCGACACCCTGAAGCATTGAAAGCGGCTAAAGCTAATCGCCGTGCTAGGGAAGCGCGTATTGGAGGTACTCTATCCGCTGCCGACGTAAAGAAGATAATTCTTCTTTGGGGCGGACATTGTTGGATATGTGGACGTCCTTACGGCGCAATAGATCACGTAATACCGCTAGCCCGCGGAGGTTCGAACTGTCCTAGTAATCTTCGCCCCATATGTAAAAGCTGTAACTCTTCTAAAGGTGCGAAAATAGTAAATGAGAAATGGCTCGAAGCGAGAAGAACTAAACTAGGTGTAACGTGTATTCCTACCCGCATCGAGCCAGTCGAGGTACCGCTCTCCTTATGACACCAAAAAAAGAGAAGATTCAGGGCGGGCTTGCTTCCGGTAAGTCGGAGGAATCCTTTCCGCCGAAGAAGGTTCGCGCCGGAGCAAAGGTTGAGCGTGAGCACACCCCGGATACTCAAATCGCAAAAGAAATTGCGATGGACCATCTCACAGAAGACCCGCGGTACTACGATAAGCTAAAAAAAATTGAGAAGATGGCGTATTGGGCCGGGCGGGCTGATGCTTTTGCTAAGTTCAGCGCCGCATCATCCGCCGCTCCAGCGGACGCCTCATCTGTACGAGATTCAGGTTCGCCCGTAGCAACAACGCATCACCGAGATAGTGCACAGAACATCGCGCAGAATTTTAGGTACAACAGTACTGTGTTGACGGACCCCTCAAGCTTCACACAGCCGTCACGGGTCAACAACACGCTACAGGGCGGCCCTCCTACGAAGCCGTTCCAGTCCGATACTACAGGAGGGCTCCGTGACTCTTAACATGTTGGCGTATCAGTGCGGCTCTAATGACGCAGCATGTAAATTTGCTGCAACAGCGCTACATACGTCTGGAGCCGTTCCTGCGGCGGGAAGTCTTGGCGCCGTACCTTCGGTTGGTTCGACGGTTCCGGGAATGACTTCCGCATCAGCTAAGCCAGCCCCGCCTAATCAATCACTCCCGACGTCTCCGGTTTTAGGTACGGGAGTTCCTGCAACGCCTACCGTTGCCAGTATGGGCCAAACCCAAGCGCAAGGTTCTGTAATATCCTCGCCCCCTCCAGCAGCGCCCGCTATCCCCTCGACGTCTAAAGCGGCCAGTGTATACGCTCCCGCTCCTCCTCCGAGGGCGGCGAAAATTCCTCGAGCACGGTCAACTATCGGGTCTAACAATACGACCGAGACAGCGAAGTCCGTTACTCCGTCTCAAAGCGCATCGACAACAGAATCTTCTACTACCACAGCTCCAGGTAGCTCTTCTCCAAGTTCGTCCGAGCAACAGATGGGCGGAATTGTTTCTTCGACTGGAATATCTCCAGCGGCTACTCTCGCCAATGAAACGGCGTCGAACACACGCAACCAAGTTGTCAGTGTCTCTGGAGGCGGCAAATGAATCTGTACGCGTATCAAGGCGGTCGTGCTGATGCGCTTGCTGCGTTCAAGGTAGCCGAGTGGAATTGGAAAATGACCGGCGGACAACGAAAGAAGGACGCCATCTCCGCGGACAATGGGCGGCGTGCGTACGGCACTCAGTTTAATGAGCCTGGACGGCAGAACAGGTCCGTCGGACAGGCGTTTGATTCTCTCAGCGCTACCAAGCCGAGCGATTTCATCAACGCAGGAAACGAAGCAATGATTGGGGCAACGGCGTAATGGCGCTGTCGATTGAAATCACACGGCTTCTGCCGTTATTCCCACGGGGAGTATTTCTCCAGTGGGATTTGATTAACCCGACAGAGGTGGGGTCCTATAGTTTTAACGTCTATAGGTCAGGCTCTCCGGAAGGTCCTTGGGAATCTTTATCCCTCGGTGGAATCGATATCTACAATTACAGTGACGTATTGCCCTCTACATCAACGCAGGCTACGGCAGATGTGAATCAGCTTTCCCTAGTACGTGGAATTTTTTATCGTGTAGTAGCAGTTCCACCTTCGGGAACAGATAATCAAGTAGAAGTAGTCTCTGCGGTTGAGCCTCGCTTAGATGGCCCCCAACGCCTTTTGAAGAAAAAGATTCTTCGAGATGAGAGCTTAACCTTTAAAAAGTTGAACGGCGTTGAAATCGCGGTCGTCAAGAGAATGCACTGGGGTCCGCGTTGCGCTAAATGCTGGGATAAGACTACGAAGACTGTAACGCGCGGTAATTGCACAGCCTGTTACGGAACCGGTTTTTCCCCTGGGTATTTTACTCCGGTGTTAACTCTCGGCCGTCGGGGGACTTTACCAACGGCGAAGCAGATATCTCCGCAGGGGATTTCAGATTATCGACCCACGCAAGTAACTATCCTAGATGCGCCGAAAGTTGAGCCGGATGATTTACTGGTATTCCTCAAAGATAACCGACGATTCATCGTAAAGTCGGCAATTCAAACAGAGCTAAAAACGGTAGGAGTCCATCAAAAATTTGAAGTAAGCGAGCTCGCGCGAAGTTGCATCGAGTATCGCCTCGTAGTTGACCCGACACGAATTCCGCCATTGTTCTAAGGTAAACCGCCATGGGGACTCTCGACAATCAAAACCAGCGAGTTCCCCGGATACCCGGACAGCACGCGGATATCGCCGTAGGTTCTCCGCTAGCCATCGTAGCGCTATTCACGGAAATTGTACGCGAACGATTTCGCGTAGGCAATGATTTAGCCTGGGCGTGGAGCGAGAATTCTACTCCGCAGGTATCGGAAGAGAATACCGAAGACCAACCTCGGCGTATCGTCATTGAACCAGCGTTCAACGAGAACACGGAAGTTCGTAACTTTCGCCCAGCCATCTACGTCGATAAAGGTGAGACAGCTGCAGGTAAAGTCGCCCTAGGTAATTTTGTAGGGCAACACCTACCAAGCGGTTTTCGCGCTTTCTACGCGCTTGGAACTATTCCCATCGACATTGAGGTTGTATCGGATGCTAAAGGCGAAAGCGCTATCCTAGCGGATATAACGTGGTTCTATATCCTAGCTGGACGCGACTTGATTAGATCTAGCTTCGGACTACACGAGCTAACTCCGCCTATACTAGGTAGAACCGTTCCTTTTGATGGGGACAAGGGGCAATGGTCTACGCACATTACGTTTGAAATTCAATTTGACTTACGCTGGACTACCTTACCCATTAGTCCTCTTCTCGAGGATATTGTTATTCGCTTCAGAGACTCAAATGAGCCGAACCCGGACACGTTCCTGCTTAAGCAGTACATTAAATGAGGGCAAGCGTTGATCCCTTGCCTCGCACCCATCGGCTTTAGGGTACCTACTCACACGACCTATACTCGCCCTAGCCTCGGCGTACCTTAAGACGTTTGAACCTTCGTGATTTTTAACCTAGCGTTACCTATACTCTGTGTAACGCAGGAACAGGAGTGATAGCCCATGGCAGCTCAAAGACCCGTCACGCTTGTCTTCCAGGAATTCGCGACCCTGAGCAGCAGCCCGGCTACTCCGGAATTAAACTGCCTCATCGCGGGCCCCGCGTACTGGATTCAAGATTTTCCTGAGGATCGCGACGATATTCAAATCGCCGATTACGGTATTGTTCCAGGCTCCGCCGCTACCGGCGTTAGCGTCGTTACGAGCGCCGTTGTAGTTTCCGATGCTCCGAATAATAAGGTCGGGGCAGTTCTGGATTCAGCCAGCGTGCGTGTGTTCACCAGCGCGACGCAGGTCGAGCTAGTGTACGGCCTCGACATGACCACGACGGTGGCATCAACTTCCGTCGGTTCCGTTGCTACGGATTTCGTAGCTGCCGGAGTTCAGCCTCTTGATACAATTGTAATGACGGACACCGCGGGACCTACGACGGTTACCCGTACCGTTATTACTGTCGACGCTCACACGCTTACGTTGAATAGCGAAACCCCTACCGGTTTCAGCGCCACTGGCGTTAAGTTCCGGATTGAACGTGCGCTCCCCGAGTCGGAGATTGATGCTAGCTTCTACACGTTTGTTCCTGGAACGAACAGCATCCAAGTAAATGCGCTAGCTACTCTTCCCGTTGGCGCTTCGCAGAAGCCTATCGTCTCCTGTGAACTGTACGTCGCGTATCGTTCTCTACGGTTAGATCTACAGGACGTAAAGACGCTCGGTTCGGTAAACGAGATAACGGGACAGCTTGGCCGAATTGATTCCCGCAATCCACTCGCGGCTGGCGTATTTGTCGCTCTACAGAATACGAACACCAGCATACAGTATTTCGGCATCGCTACGGACGACCTCGCCGGGTATACCTCGATGAAGAACAGCATCGGGACCCGGAAAGACATTTACGCGGTAGTTCCGCTGACGCAGGACCCGTTAGTCCTCGCGATGCTAAAGGCCGAGTTCGTAGCTCTGGCCGACCCAGACTACGCGCTTACGAACGGTATTCCGCAGAAGTTCCGAGTTGCAATCGGCCAGGCTGGAACTTTACCGACGACCAAGATTGTCATAGACAAGAATACTGACGGTAAGACGGAAGTAAACTCGTCACTCGCCGTACCGACGACTACCCATACGCTTACGATTCCAGGTGTAGACCTCGTAGCTGCGAATGTGCAGCCGGGAGATACTTTCCGGATTCTGTCTACTACCACCACTCCCGCCGCTGGCGCGAATGACACCGCCGCGACGCCGCGTACCGGTGATTACATTGTGGCGCAGGTTCTTAGCGCTACGTCACTGGAGCTGGATACAGAATTACCTGGTGGCGTACAATCCGGTGACGCAACCATACGCATCATGGAGGGAACGTCCTCTGTTGCGGTTCGTTTAGCTACCACGGCAATTACTGGTCTAGCGACTACCGCGGACGCAAAGCTGTTCCTCGATTTGTACGACGCCAACGGTACGTTCGTGGACGCTGGGATTATCCCCACCGACCTGGTGGAAATGCCACAGAATCCCGGACAGGAAAGCTTTACGGAAAAGCACACGTTCCAAGTTGCGTCGGTTATCTCCAATCAACGGCTGCGTATCGTCAACAATGGGCGCAACACGTCGCTCGCCGTCAATGAGTTACCGCACGGTGTTTCGCGGAATAGTCCTGCGACGGTTATTCCGACGACCGGAACGCTCACTTATCGCATCACTCGTACGCTCGATAAGACGGGCCAGGTTACTGAGCTCATCGCGATCACGCAGAGCCTCGCGAGTCGTCGAGTCGTCAATGTGTGGCCGGACCTTTGCGATGTTGGTGGTTTGGTTGACGGCTCTCTCCCGAGGGACCCCGATGCTCCGACTACTGCGCAGCCCGCCGCTTCTCAGCCGGGATACTACATTGCGTGTGCTGTTGGCGGTATGACGGCGGGGTTACCCTCTCATCAGGGTTTCACCAACCTTGGTATCGCGGGTATCTCGAAAATCTACAACGCGAATACCTACTTCAACGACAAGCAAATCACCGATATCAGTAACGGTGGTTGGTTTGTGCTCCAGCAAGATACGCCGCAAGCGCTACCGTACGTCGTTCACCAGCTGACGACGGATACGGCAACGCTCCAGTCCGGTGAGTTTTCGATGGTGAAGAACTTCGACTTCGTGTCGTTGTTCTTTGCAGATATCGTCGACGATTATATCGGCATCTGGAACGTAAACAACGAGACGCTTAGTTTCATGTCCGCGTCTGTAATCGCGGGTATCGATAACCTCAAGCTCCGCCGTCGTCCACGAATCGGCGCACCCATCATCGACGGGTCGATTACCTCTATCAGCGTTTCGACGTCTTCAGCGGACCGTGTAGAAATATACGTCGAGATTCAATTCCCTGCGCCTCTCAACATTGTCGCCCTCCACCTGGTGAGCGCTTAAGCCATGGACAAGACCGCAAAAGAGTTGATTGAGAAGCTGGCAATGGGGAAAAAGTCCCCATTGCTGGCCGCTGACGTCGCCAAGTTGAAGACGATGCGTCAGAACGTGAGTGCATCCGCTCAAAAAGCAAAGGCGGGATACGCCGCAAGAAAAGCAGAAGACGACGCGGCGCTCGCAAAGATGAGGGGTCTTGTGAAAGATACCGAAAAGAAGTCCTCGATGAAGAACATCATCGACGACATCATCAAGGGGGCCGAGCAGAACACGTTCGGCCGGCCGGTGAATGTTCAGGTAAGTTCTGAGTTCACGCCGCTCGACGTTGCTAAGTTCGCCGGTGCGCTACAGTATTTGGCGGAGCAGGACTACTCCGTAAAGCAGGCCGCTGAGTATCTAGGCTTGACTGATGCGCAGGTTTTAGCCATCGTTGACACAGTGAGGTAGTATGTTTCGTAGGATGTATGCGCGAGGCTCGACGGATGCGCTTAACAAGTACGCCGGAATCGGCGGCGATGCTTTTCGCGCACTACTTGCCTCGCCTAATCTTAAACGAAACCTCAACGTAGCTGGACTCGGACTGATTGCGGCGCCTACAATACACAGCTTGTTGAGCAAAGAAGAAGATTCGCCTACTACTAAAACCACCAAACATCTCTCAGATTTGGCCGGTCTTGGTTTGCTGATCGGTACCGAGTATTTGCCGCACTAGGAGACATCGATGGCTAACGGGATCGGGATTAATAAGGGCGTAGAGAACTGGCAATTTCAGAGTAGCTACGTCGAACGCGAGATGGATAATGCTGCGTACTCCGCAGCGCATCCAGACGATACCATCGTATTAGCTGGTCCCCCTCGGAAGGGGTCCATTCTAGATAGCGGCGGGAAAGCTACCAAGTCGCCAGGCTCGTTGCTTGCCATCGGGATGCTTCAGAGTATTCAATTCACGCAAACCAAGCCTACCCAACCGATGATGTCTATCGGTTCCGGGCGCTCATTCTTTGTTTCGGGCAAGGCGCAAACTCAGTGGACTATCGCGAGATTGTTCGTCAATGGTCGTAATCTACTGCGTGTGCTCTACCATAACGCAGTAAATGGTTCATCAGGTTTAGACGTCTCGCAATTCGACGACCCTGCTGCGAAGACCGCTAACAGTAATTTCTTCATCAACCTGGACTCTGAGCTTTATTACGTTCCGTTCGGACTAGCGTGCTTCTTCCGCAATAAGACCCGCGACCTAGTTGGGTCATTCTACGCCGAATTGGCGATGATTAACTCGTACGCGGTGCAAGCGAACGCCGGTCAAAATATGATTCTCGAAAACGTATCCGGTCTGGCTGACCGCTTACTACCGCTCGAGATGGTCGAAATCGCCGGAGCGCCAACTTCAACAAGCGTGCCTCGAGCGACCGTCGATGCGCTCCTAGACTTTACCGGAACAAGCGAAGCCCTTACGCCAGATGCGCCTCAGGTGATAATGGACGACATACTTCCGTAATAAATTATGGCCAGTATCTAAGCGCTTCAGCATTTTGCTGGAGCGCTTATTTTTTTGGTATAATACCCGCCCATGGCAAACCCCGGACTCCCTAGAAGCAAGACGCATGGTAATGCCGGAGCTAATCAACACGGACGAGTTCTCGATAAAGCGGTCCCGCGCAGGCAGTGGGAAGTGTGCTCAGTCTGGGATTACTCGCCCCAGGCACAGACATATACAGTGGTCGGAGGTAGCGCGGGACCGATGCCTGACGTCCGGCGTCTCGTTGAAGACCCCGGAGTAGTCGGCATTCTACCGCGTGGAACAGAAGTCGTAGTTCATTTTGAGCTCGGTTTCCCTGTCATCGCTGCAGTATTGAAAAGCGCTGCGACGGGCGCGGTCGAAGTCAATCCTGCGCAAATCAGTGAGGTCCGGGGTATCGGCGGGGAAGATGGTGTCTATGACCAAAAGAATCCCTACAGTAGCGTGCGCGCACCCAACGACCCTGTCGACATTCTCGCGGATGACTGGGTTCGAAAAAGCCGTCACAACAATTTCCTAGGTGTACTTGCGGGTGGATCGAACATCCTCTCGTCAGGTCCGATGGCGCAAATTCGTACGCACGGCATAAATGACATGGTGGAAGTCTTCGCCAATGTTTACCGGCACATTTCGGCGCTAGGAAATCTTGAGATTACAAACAACGGCGGTAAGACATCATTAACCTGGCGCGCCGGAGCAGACCAGCTAACTGAGAACGGCGCGAACGTCGAGAATTGGACCATTCGATTAGATGCGGGCGCTGAGGGTGATTTATTTAGACTGAGCGTAACAACGCCCAATGACAATACCCTCTGTGAATTGCACATGAGCGCGGATGGCCGTCTTTCCCTGACTGGCGTTGCAGGCGTGGACATCTCATCAGGAACGCGCGGAACTGCGCGCGAAGATGTCGCGGAAAACAAAGAAGTCTCGGTCGTGGGCGCTATGTCTACGACGGTAGGCGGAGAAGTTACAGAGACTCTGAACGCCGGCAAAGAAACGTTAGTCGCTAACAACTACACAGTGTCGGCCGGCAATGATTTGAAGGAAGTCGTTGGGCATGACAGAATGACGCACATCAGTAACGTCCAAGTAACGACTGTAGAGGGTGGTGGAAAATCACCTCCTCCGAGTACCGGAAGCGTTGCGATTCTCTGGGACGCTGTAAATGGGGGAATCGAATCTGTTACAGGTAATCCCAAGAGCGGCGCAACCTCCGCGCCCAAGCAGGCGCAGAGCTTTGTGAATTACGCAGGAGATTTCAACTTCGCCACACCTTCGGGGGCAAAGTTTAATCTAATCTCGAAGGACCCCGACTCTGTTCTTCTCGCGGCGGACGGCGCCGCAACGCCAGGACCTAATGGACACTCCTGGTCAGTAAGCACTCCGACGCATCACGTTTGTATGTGGGAAGAGTTTGAGAAGGTAATCAATGCCATCATGGAGTGGGCTGATACACATACGCACTTATCCGCGATGGGTCCAACCAGTCCTGCCGCCGCGTCAGCTACAGGGCCGATGACCGCAAAGGTCAAGGCTACCGTACCGCCGGTAAAGAGTACTCGCGTACTTGTCGGAGGCTAAAAAACAGCGCCCCCATAGAGGCGCTGTTCACAGCGTACAGCGTATCGCTAAATCGACATCTGCGAGACACCACCTACGCGAATACCTTCGCTATAAATGGCTACCGCAGATGCCTTTTCAGGAAACACCCGAAATTCCGGTTCGGGTAGTTTCTTGTTTACCAATTCAAACAAGCTTGGATAAATGAGGGCAGTTGCAGAGTCTGCGATGAGCTTAATCAATACCACGGCATCGTCAGGATTGGTCCAACGAATACCTTGCGCGTACTCCCCATCACTAGCTGGCAGAGCATCGCGCCAATTACGCGCTACTTCATTTACTTCCTTCTTCCATTGAATGGTTTCAATCTCTACATTTTCCGCCTTAAGTTCTAGCGCGAACCAGGTAGAGTAGATTAAAACCAAGCTATCGTTCAACTTAACAGCGTATGGCTTTCGCTTAGTTAATCCCTGGAGGTTTTCGATTTCGCGTACTGTGATAGGCATACAAGTTCAATACCTTACCTAAGTTATGTTGTTCACAGTTTTCAATAGTACACGGTTCACCACGGATACTTACCGCGTAGTGGTGATAGTCCAGAGCTGTTTTATGCGCCATACGCTGGATTCGCGATTTTTGTTTCGAGGTAATAAGGTACAACTTGTCGAGGTTTAATCCTGTAACGTTCGAAGGAATAAGTACGTTAAGGGCATCCGCCAAAAGAGTATATCCCCCAGCCGGAAGCTGTTTTTCATTAACCCCGAGAAGCAGTAACAACCATTTCTGGTCCATCGGTACTCCGGTAAGAGAGGGAGCCCATGATGGTGGTGGTGGTATAATGCTACTGGGCTATGTTTAACAGTGGAAATGTACCGCGTGCATCGGTAGTTGCGTTATGTTTTCCTCCGGTGATTAATGCAATACATTTGGTCATCTCATGTAAATCCACCTCCCCAAGTTTCAAACCATTTCTCTGATGCGAAAGTTTCTCGGTTACATACCCTACGGTTATAAATCCTCCCGGGTGAAAGACGTAAGAAGTTCCTAGGGAAGGAAAAGAAATCAGCCACATATCTCCGTAATCGGGAACCGCCGTAGGTAGCTTGACACCTATCACTTCATAGCGCGTAGCATTTCCCGGCTGATGCACGATATACGTAACTGTTCCGAATTTCTGTATCTCTGTGCTCATGCTGTTCCTTATTTAAAGTCGTTAAACATAAAGCTTATACCAAATATTGGCGCATGATACCGTACGACATGACTTGGCACGCGGGTGTTCCGTTACTAGACTTGGCACAACGGCTGATTGATGTTCGTTTAAGGGTAGAACGCATTCGTCTTGCGCGCCGAATACAATCTCTCGAATCACGAGTTTCGTCTCACGGAATCAATCCAAAGGAATTGCGCGAAGTAAGAAAATCATTACAGCAGCGAACCTACCTAGCGCCGGACAGGATTGATCGAGAACTAGTTTTACCGCGTAAACCTGCGGGTATTATCCGGCGTAGGTATCTTACGGTTAAGTCTAAACCTGGGAGTGTTTTCTAATGGCGTGGAAAACGTTTGAGCTCCCAAAGATTCCCGTTGAGATTACTACCGCTGTAGACGGATTAAAAACTTTAACGTCTACAACGTCTACCGGGTTAACTGCCATAAAGGGGCTAGTAGAAGCGCTCAGCGTAACCGCGACAACCAGTCTTAGTGCGACGCAAGAAGCGATTAAGACTGCAGCGGCAGCCATCGACACCGCTGTCGCATCTTTAACGAAGGACACGGGTATTTATGTCCTCCTTGTTCCGCCGAGTCGAAAAGTCATTATCCCTGAAATCGTGAAGATTGCTTTGAACGATACGGCGGACGTCTCCCCGACGCCTGAGAGATTGAACGTTCAAACGATGTTTGCGGACAAGACCACTACAAACGAAGAACAGGCGATTCTCCGAAACATATTCACAGCAACAGGGGGAAACGCTGGATTCGTGCGTACGGTCTTAGAATCTCTCGAAGATGCGGGAGATGCGAGTAGGCCGCAGTTAGCCGATACTGACGCAATAGCCGGGATGTACATCGTATCGGGCGCAGCTAGTTTTGCGGAAATCATTCCTTTTACAAATGGTATGTCCGCAATCATATCTCCGGGACAGCCTACCTCGTTAGATGTTCCAGAGATTCCAGCACCACAAAATTTAAAAACCAAGGTAATCGCTGGCAACGCGATTCACCTACAGTGGGCGTATCAATCAACACTTATAGAACTTCCTACCTTCAATACTTTCGCCAAAGTTACCGAAGTCGCAATAATTCGGTCAACCGCTGTACAGCTGCTATCTGCAACTACGCCTAAAGAAATCTTCGGAAAAAATACACTTACCAAAGGAATGAAATCCGGAGATGGGCTAACGGAAGTTATCGCCGTTACTCCGGTAGAAAACACAAGTCTAACGGAAACTACGTACCTGGATACCGCCGAACACACCGCGGGGACAAGCTATTACTACTGCGCAAGTTTTCACGTTAAGTTAGGTACCTCAAAAGAGCTTGAGGACGGTGGAGGTACTGACCTTTATTTCCCCCGTCTTTCTAACGTATCCAAGGTCTATTTTCCGCAACCTACGCAGGGGACGCCCCGGAGTATTACCGGCGTACCTCCTGATTGGTTCCGTACGCCACGAACAATAGACCTATTCCCTGCCGTCGGCTCTCTGTTGAATCAGGTCGCCACGTTCGCACTTCAATTGAGTGAGACGACTACCGGCTACGGAGACTTACTCAAAACAAACGTAAAAGCGCTCGAACAGCAGATCAAAGGATATACGGCGTTAACCGCTAAGTTGAGTGCTGCGGCGTCATCTCTTTCCGCGTACTCTTCCATAAATCTTGGGGCAGTGAGCGCACGTACGTTTTCCGGAACTGGCGGGTTATCCTTTTTAAAGGAAGACCTGGTCAAAGCCTTCGGAGATACTTCCGACCCTAACCGCCCGCCGTTTGATGGTGAAGAATTCGTCTCTGGTGTTGTACTGCTGGCCACCACACCCGACGCCATGGCTTTACTCAATAAAGTGCTGGAGAGCGTTAGCTCCGGAGCCAGCGCCATCGCCGATGCTTTGGCGAAGATTGATGTAGAGCTAGCTACCATCGAACCGGCGGTGTTCAACGACAATATGTCGGTGCGCTCTCCAACCACTACAACGACCACAGCGACCATCGCGGGTGCAACTACGGCGACGGCAGCGGACGCTACCGCCGCAGCGATAACCTCTCTCACTACTTTAGTTGGCGAAGATTCAACGTACTGCTATCAGTCGTATCAGCCTAGCGTAGAATTCGATGACAGCATGAACCCCATCTAAGAGGAAGCGATGCTCAAGGTGTTCGATTATCTGTGTGAAGCTTGTGGCCATCAATTCGAAGCTCTTCGACAAGATGGCGACGCTGTTGAGTGTCCGAGCTGCGGCGAAAGTCCTGCTACTAAACGTCTCTCCGGTGGACACTTATTTACCGTCATCAAGGCTACTACGCTGACGTCTAAAAAGTATAAAGCAGGATACCAGCACAGCCACAACTCAAACCGGCCCAAAGAGAAAATCTCCACGCAAGTTCCTGCGGGGCCTGAATAGGTACACAGTTCACATGCCTACCCTTCAGATAGTATCTGACCTCCATCTCGAGCTTCATGCTGACGGCGGTACCGAGTTCATCGGAAAGATGGACCCCTCCGACGTGGATATCCTTGTACTCGCTGGAGACATACTATCCTTACGGTTCAGTGCGCAGGTACGCAAACTACTCCTCGCACTTGCGGCGAAGTACCCAAAGGTTATTTACGTACCCGGTAATCATGAATTTTGGAGGCTCCGTCCAGCAGAAGGATTTAGCGTACTCAGTACGGCGTGCGCGGGTATCTCGAACCTCTCCGTACTGAACAATCAAGTACTCAGTATCAACGGCCGCCGTTTTCTTGGCGGTACGATGTGGTTTCCGCAGTGGAAGCCGTATTACGATTACGCCGCCACGGAGATGAACGATTTCACTGAGATCGTTGACTTTCATCCTTGGGTTGTGCGAGAGAACGCTAAGTTTGAGCGCTTTTTAGACAAAAACCTCAAACAAGGTGACGTAGTCATCACGCACTACCTACCGTCGATGAAGAGTGTAGCGGCTAGATACCGAGGATCCGCCACTAATCCTTTTTTTGTATCGCAGATGGACCGATTTATTGTAGAGCGTAAGCCTGTACTCTGGATACACGGCCATACGCACGATTTCTTTAGTTATCAACTAGGGGATACCCGAATCGTCTGCAATCCCTTCGGATACCCCTTTGAGTTAAATCCGGAATACAGAGAAAAGCTGTTGATACATATCGATTGATGCGTTAATAGCGGTTTGAAACTCGAAATCTCACTCAAGGAGTCAAAGATGGATGCCCCGACGCTTACAGTTCCCGTAGCCGCAACGGTTGCTGCGCCTACGAATCATGTTCCTGCTGTTGCACCCGTTCCCCTCACCGCCGTGCCCGCTGCGGCTGCTCCGGCTCAGAGGGTTAAGCGGAAGTATACGCGCCGAGCTCTTACGGCCGCCGCTCCCCGGCGAGGTCGTCCTCCGAAGGTTCCGGGACGTGTTGGCCGTCCTCCGAAGATGGCGGGACGCGTCGGACGTCCTCCGAAGGTTCCTGGGCGCGTCGGTCGTCCTCCGAAGTCTGTAAGCGCACAGGTTCCCAAGGTGGAGAAGAGGGCTCGGCGTGGCGCGGGAATGAAGGCTCAGGGGCAGGTGCCGAAGACCGTCATGCAGTTCCTGAAGGCCGCTGCATCGGAGGCGGATACGTCAGTGGGCTCTCTCGTTGGAGAGATTCTTACCGCGTACGCAACTCGCCGAGGCGTTGTAGTTGATTCCTAACGTATCCATAACGCAACACCCGGAAGACCCGCTACAGCAGGTGGTGACGTTCTCACCACCTGTTGTTTCGTGGGCGTTCCATCAAGGGCATACACTTGAAGAGCTCTGGAAAGAACTCATTCAAGGTTCCAGCGCCCTTGCGATGGACCATTTAGAAGATGCCTTTGACGAAGCAATGCAGCAAAAGATGAGAGTACGCATTACCTCTATCTTGCTTTACTGGCGGAGTCAGGGCTGGCTAACCTTTGACTCGAGTACTTCCGCTGAGACATCGACGGGATTGTGACGTTCTTCGTTCCCGTTGAATGTTTTTCCTTTAGCCACTGCTGTACCCAGGTCGGTGGAGGAATCGGCGTACCGTGTGAGAGTCCGAAGGCATCTAATGCCGCGGACTCTCCCGCCGATTTAGCCCGCTGAAACCTCATGACTCTTCATGCCCCCCAGAAACTACCAACGGAGTAGATTCGTTTGCCGAGGGATGCGCTATCTGCCGTACTGGAAAACGCTCACGTTCGTACTGCGCACCGCGTAATGCTTCTATCCCTTCAGCTATACGGCGGTCTCGTGTAAGCCTGTTATAACTGGCACCTAACCCGGCGCCAGTAAGTCCTGCTAAAAGCGGCCCAACTATTCCGCTTTTGGGTATGAATTTTAACGCTCCGACGGTCCCCAATGCGGCACCCACGGCAGGATCTAGTAATGTTCCTTTTTCCGCCTCAAGCGCCGTAATTGTTTCAGGATCCACCCCTTGGTCAACATATTGGAAACCCCGTTCTAACGTAGAGCGGGGAACCCAGTAGCCCATTCCCGGTAACCGTTCCCGCTGGTCTTTAAGTCCGATGCTTACCGGTGTTCCCGGGATACCCATGCCCATTGAGATATCAGCAGACAACTTAAATTGCGCCAAGCTCGCTTGCTTCGGAGCATTCATCATCGCCGTTACCAACGCGGGGTCAGTACCTAAGCGTTTGGATTCTGCGATAGTCTGTGGTGAAATCGTCGGAGCAGGTTTAGCGGGATTAAGGCGAGAGAGTTCAGCATTATTCTGCGCGGTTTCTCGCTTAAGCATATCTTGCGTACGATCGAACATCCGCTCCTGTCTGTTCCAGTGAGTCAAATCCGCTAGATGCTCAGGAAGATTCGCCGTTTGCGCCATTTGTTTTCCGCCAGGCGTCGGAGCGTGTGGATTTGGCTTAGGGGTAAGAAATGTCTTAGCGCGAGAACCGAGATTCACAAGTTTCCGTGCCCCTGCACCAACGGCGGCTTGAGTACCAAGAGCTCCAAGTCCTCCCAGCACGGCGCCTTGCGCTCTTTCACCCTCAGGCGCTAACATGGCGCCTGTCGCTGCCCCCAATGCGGGTAAAACAGCTTTAGCCCACGCCTCCTTGGTGATTCCCAATTCCAAGGCTGCGTCGAGAGTACCCAGCTTGTACGCTTCGGATTCCATGCTCTAGTTTAGGTCGTACTGGGGTCTTTGAACACCGCGAGATAATCCGTAAGGTCTTTACGTTTACCGCTCCAGATAATCCAGTTCTTTCCGAAACCTAGCTGATACTGGCGAACCATATACGCAGCTTCTTCGGCGGATTCCGCCACATCGATTTTCTCAGGTACTCGATTCAGGTACTTACCCCAAATATTGATTGACATAGGTCACATTCTCACTGAGTTGGATTTTATATACCTGGTTTGTTCGGGTTGGGGGTAGGACGCGTCTTTTTGCGGACTGCCCCCAACCCGCGCAAACGGACAAAACCATCACCACTACGGTGACATTCCGTCAGACAGAATCTGAGAACGATTAGCGCCTATACCCGTGCAGATTTCGCACTTTTCTTAATTGTGCGCTTTCTTTCTTTACTCGGGTAAGGCAGCCTAGGATTTCTTTGTGCAGCTTACGTAGATACGCCGAATCGTCGATTAGACCTGTATCAAACGTCGCTAAATCAGTGTGAAAGCATTCAGCGCTCTGCTCTAAGTATGCGCTCCATTTTACTAGGTCATCTAGGAGCCGGTGAAATTTCCAGGTACGCTTTAAACCGGCAGAGGACATATTACACTTTCGTGGTTCTACTAAATATTACTTCGCCGTCAACCCATACACGAAGTATCAGCGATTTGTTAAACCCATTTTCGCTAATAACATTTCCACTAATAACCAAATCCTTCTCATAAATTTCTCCGTCTGCTCGCTGTAAAATCTTGCAAGCAAAACCGCCGGATTTACTTTTTGGACCGGCTTTTATTCTGTGTTTTCGCCCGTCCACTTCCAGATCTATCCAGAAATTCCTAACTGTTCGGGGCATCGGATCCATTTTCATCTGAGGTTAGATAAGCCTCTCCGAAAGTCCGGATATGTCCCTTCACATTGTGGGGGCGAACATCTACTGCGCGGCGGGATACGCCCTGCGTTAAGGAGAAGTTTCCGGCGCGTAAGGTAATGCTACCACCCTCCTCACCCAGTAACTCAAAGAACTTCAACAGGTCGTGTGTTGAATAAAACGTCGGCTCAAAAAGGCACTTACCTTCCGCGTGTACACGCTGTACCTGTCCGCAGTGTCTGCACGAGAAAATGTCCGGAGGAGAAAACTTATAATCAAACTCCGCGGAAAACTTGTAACCCTTTAATTTCATCCCCACGGGCCTTATATTCGAGGTATTGTCGTACGCAACTCTCCGACTTCTATAGTGTCTCTAAGGTGGACCTCCTCTTTTTCATCTAACGTGTCCGCTTTTTGCTTAATTAATTTCTCTAGGTTGTCGTTAAGGCGTGTTAGCTGACGTACAAGCATCGGGATATTACGATCAAAAAAATCCCGACCCATTGCCGTATGATGAAAAGGAATGTTGTGCATGGGTATAGGTCTCCATATTACGTGGATACTTTGATTACGGTTAACTGCAGTTCCAGCTCGGCTCCGCGGTGACGGTCCCTTGTACTGGCACCGGCCAGCGTACTTCCGGCCTTTACTACAAAGGCTTCGCTTAGTCTGCGAGACTATTCACGCAATATGGATGTTACTGAAGTTGTATCCAGCGAGATACGCCTCGCGGATAAACAAAAGATACACGCTTCGGGATACCGGTTCTACGTTCGGTAAATTGAGCACAGTAGCCAGTTCCGCCGGCGTTGCTTGTGCTTGCCGGGCTAGCCAATGCGCACGACCCAATCGAACAGCTTTACCGAGTATTCTAGCAAAGCTGTCGAAATCAAACACCTTCACCTTCTTTACCTTGGGCTTAGGCATAGACGTAATATACGCGTCGATGCAAAAAAAAGCGTGACGTACTTCCACGCTCTTTTATCTCCTTGACCTCAGAATATCGAGGCCAAGGAGACTAGGAGCCTTACGCTGCCCGCCGCTTAAGCGGAGCAGACGGATCCCTTCTCGCCTTCGACTTCGACTTCGACTTCGACTTCGACTTCGACTCCGACGTCTTGTTGTACCCCCCGACCCACTTCTTACCGGCCTGGATGGCCTCGGCGGCCCCTACCACTCCCAGGAACGTAGCCGCACCTGCCGCGGCCATCCTCAGCGTGTTAACCCCAAGTGTTGCCCACATGTGGTTTTCTCCTTTCTGAGATCCGAATCTCAGATGCCCGTTTCACGCACCGTCAACTATGACCGGCTCAGGCCCTGGACAAAGGCTTGCGTGTTTTCCCATTATTCCTTATACCCATAAATGATCTATTTTTTGAAAGCCGACATAGCCTTCAAAAGGACCTTTAAATTTATGG